TCGCACCGGTTGGTCCAGTGACTGTGCTTGCCGCACCCGTCGCACCAGTCGCGCCAGTCGCGCCAGTCGCGCCAGTCGCACCAGTCTCACCTTGCGCACCCGTTGCACCAGTCGCACCGGTTGCACCGGTTGCACCGTTCGCACCAGTCGCGCCAGTCTCACCGTTCGCACCAGTCGCGCCCGTTGCACCTTGCGCACCAGTCGCGCCAGTTGCGCCTGTAGCGCCAGTCTCACCTTGAGCACCGGTTGCACCGGTTGCGCCAGTTACACCTTGAATTCCTTGAATACCTTGAATTCCTTGAATTCCCTGCGAACCAGTCGCACCTTGCGGACCAGTCTCACCTTGCGCACCCGTCGCACCGGTTGCACCCACAGCACCGGTTGGTCCAGTTACACCTTGAGCACCAGTCGCACCAGTTGCACCCACAGCACCGGTTGGTCCAGTTGCGCCCTGCGCGCCAGTTGGTCCAGTGACTGTGCTTGCCGCACCGGTTGCACCGGTTGCACCAGTTGCGCCTGTATCACCTTGCGCACCTGTTGGGCCAGTGACTGTGCTTGCAGCGCCCGTTGCACCTGTAGCACCAGTTGCGCCAGCAGCACCTGTGGCACCAGTCGCGCCCGCTGCACCAGTTGGTCCAGTAACAGTTGATGCTGCGCCAGTCGCGCCTGTTGGGCCAGTTGCACCGGTTGCACCTTGAGCACCAGTTGGTCCAGTGTCACCTGTCGCGCCAGTTGCACCTGTTGGTCCTTGCGCGCCGACATCGCCTGTGCGTGCAAATGTAATAACAACGTCTGCGCTATTTGCAAACGTCGGTGATCCAGTGACGTTTGCGCATGTGACTGTGAAGTATCCAGCATTCTCTACAAGTGCGCTAATCGTAAAGATCGCAAATGTTGACGAGTCACTCTTTGCATAGATCTTAAAATGGCCTTTGACTGTGCTTGTGCTGTCGTCAATTGTCCGTAAGAACGATTGAATGTCAATCACACCGTCAGCTTCGTCATCAATGTACAGCTCTGTTGCTGTTGATAGTGACGCGCTATTAAACTTTAGTTTTCCTGCTGTTGGATCCGTTGCTGTTGTGTCTGTGCTAAATGTGTAATCAAAGCTTGCGCCACCAAATCCACCTTGAGCACCAGTAGCACCTGTAGCGCCCGTTGGTCCAGTAACAGTTGATGCTGCGCCAGTCGCGCCAGTCGCACCAGTTGCACCGGTTGCACCTTGAGCGCCAGTTGGTCCAGTAACAGTTGATGCTGCGCCAGTCGCGCCAGTCGCACCAGTTGCACCGGTTGCACCTGTAGCGCCCGTTGGTCCAGTAACAGTTGATGCTGCGCCAGTCGCGCCAGTCGCACCAGTTGCGCCGGTTGCACCGGCTGCGCCAGCAGCACCTGTTGCACCGGCTGCGCCAGCAGCACCTGTTGCACCAGTTGCACCAGTTGCACCAGTTGCACCAGTACTTGATGCCGATCCTGCGGCACCAGTCGCGCCTGTTGGGCCAGTTGCACCAGTTGCACCAGTACTTGATGCCGATCCTGCGGCACCAGTCGCGCCAGTCGCGCCAGTCGGACCTGTTGGACCTACTGGGCCAATTGGTCCACGAGCTGCAGACGCTGTCGTTGCGTACGCGTTTGTCCCAAGTAGCGTCGCGACTTCTGAAAAAATGTCAACTTCACTTCCGTCACCTTCAAGTAAGAACGTACGAAATGTTGTTGGTTTTACGCCGTTAATGTTGATGCTGACGGTATACGCCCAGCCGGACGGGCTAAGAAGAGCGTTATCAGTACATGGAAGTTCGACTGAAAAAGAGCCTTCTCCATCAAGAGTTTCTACAATTGGGTCTGGAATGATTACGGCGTCGTCATCATCAATAACCGTAACAGTAGGCGTAAACGTGACAGTGCCTACACCTGCGATTCCACGCGCGTTAGTGTATGTACCAGTAACTACTCGTGTTACTATGTCAGCAGACCAACTCACTCATACTCCATTCAAGGCGCGAAATGAAAAGTATTGTGCTGTTGCGCAGCACAAAACTAATTGACATAGTATCATCTCATTTTGTAGCTGTTTTTTATCTATCGCTTAAAAACTGTTAGATTTTTTTCGTTATTTGGTTCAAAAGATGGCCTAAAGCCAATTATAGGCTCAATTGTTCTTTTCTCACTTTTGCCTTCAATTTCCAGCTTTTCTTCTTGTTTTTCAGGTTCAGCCTTGCTACCCATTACCGCAAACGCCGCTGCCCTAGCCCAATGGTTTTCAGACTCAACTAAAGCAGTTGCAAGAACTAAATCGTACGAACTTAGTAATGCAGAAACTGTTGAAGCAGAAATTGGTTTGTCGATGCCTAAAATTCCAGCCCAAACTACGCCTACTCTTTGCAGATCTGACTCTATTTCACTTTCAACAAATTGCTCAAAAAATGCTTTGGTAAGCTCAAGGTGACTATGCTCTTCTGGCTTATCTTTTCTTGACTTTGCCATTTGTTACCTTCACTTTCAGCCGTGCCGATGTGAAGATACTATCTTGGCCTATTCTCCGCTAATCTAACCAAACTGTGTACTCAGCAGTCACTCTACCTTTGACTGGATCTATAAAATGCAGCCGCTGAGATGGTCGGCCAATCGCGCCGACTACTTCTCTTGCGTACTCGTTGTGAGACTCTGGCGAGCCAGAAATAAATACTCTTCCACCATTTGACATAGTGAGTGTTGTTGGAGTGTGCCAATGACCCATGTATACGTCTTTGAACTCTTCAATTACACCAGTCGCCCAAGCATTTGCTTTTCTCATGATACTGCCAAATGATTTTGTCTCGTCACCATGAACTAGCAACGCTCTGTACGCACCTATTTGTACTATTTGATACCAGTCAGGAGACATTTGCCATGTGACGTTTTTTAGATCTTTTGTTCTGTCCATAGCTATTCTGTAAGAGATCGCGTCGATGTTGTCGTTGCCAGGCATTTCACCTTTGCGGCCGAGGCGGCCGTGGTTGCCGTACTCGCAGACTACGTTTACTTTTTCAAAGAAGTCTGCAAACGTTCTGACCATTGTTTCTTCGATCTTGACTGTCTCAAATAGTTGCTCAAATAGATGAGCTTCAACTTCCCACGCTTGACCTGGAAATATCGTGATGCCTTCAACCATGTCTCCGCCAAACATAAGAGTACACTCACGCACTGGATGATGAGTGCGTTGAAGCGTAGTGAGCTCGAGAACTTTTTGAGTGAATTGCTCCATACGAGCACTGCACGTCTTAAGGCCGTAAGTAACCGTTTTCTTACCATTTTGCCAATCAGTGGCATGCACTAACGCAACTTCTGGCTTTATTTTTCTTGGATCTTTTGGCGGTACAGAGTGCGGCACTTTCTTGCCATTGCCGACGGCGAGTGCGGCATCTTTAGCTGCAACTAAGACTGCTTCTACTAAGTCATCTGCTTTTCGCTTTGCCTTGTACTCGGCTTGCTGCGCGCGCTTTAGCGCGGCTCTCAGCTCGGTGACTTCGTCTTCTTTGCGAATATCGTCAGCGAGACTCATCGACCTTGGTCACCAATTCTCCGCGACGGTAGCGGCTAATCACGTTTATTGCAAGTTTGTGCCCTCGCTTGGACATCGCTCGTGAAATGTTTGACGCTGGTATTGAGTGATCGTCTAGCGCCGCTAGTAGATCTTTTTGTTCTTCTTTTGACAGTGTACTTAGAATCACGGCTATGCGCGACTTTTTTCCTTGCCCGACTGCGCTGTTCTTTATTTCATTAAATAAATCGCCCACTGGAGTCTCCAATCGTCTTAGGAGTATATACTTATATGTGTACTATATCACACTGGTGTAATCCTTATCACGATTCTAAACTGTTATTCAAAGAATTTTTAAGTTTTATTTAATAGTGTCACTTGCGATGACTTTTATGTAGTATAGTGGCAATACTAACTTTTGTAAACATCTCTCTCAAAGGTAATTAATGACGGCATGGGAATCTGCAACCGATAGACTTGGACCAGCTGCGTCTTGGTACGCAAACATGGGCTGGCGTATTTTACCGTGCTATGGCATTGTAAACGGTAAGTGCACGTGCGGAAGCGTTCACGCAGAACCCAAGGACGTAGGTAAGCACCCTAGTGTAACTGAATGGAACGTTCAAGCAACTAGTGATCTAGCAGTAGTTACTCGCTGGTGGGAACAAACACCTGAAACTAACGTCAGCGTATACTGTCGACCTAGCGGCTTTTTTGTAATAGATATCGACCCAAGAGCGGGCGGCCCAGACTCGTTTGAAAAATTTGAAGCGCTGGTTGAAGGAGCGCTTCCGCCAACTGTTGAAGCGATCACCGGCGAATACACGTACAATGGTCGTGTGTCTAGAGGACGCCATTTATTCTACAAGTGCGACGAGTCTGAGTCACTGGTCGGAAACTTAAAGAAATCTGGTCTTGACGGAATAGACATTAAGCACAATGGATATGTGCTAATAGCGCCGTCACGTCACTTCTCAGGAGTGTGCTATGAGTGGGTAAAAGGCAAGGCGCCGTGGGAAATTGAAATTGCAACCGCGCCCGAAGAGCTGCTGTCTGCGCTGCGTAAACGAGGGCGTAAGTCTGCAACAAACGTTGGAGAAGGCGATTGGTCATTTCTAGGAGAGCTTGACTTTGCAGGCGAAAGAATTGATATTGACAAGTTTTTGCGCGATGGTATTGATGAAGGATCAAGAGCAGTCGATATATACGCAATGACATGTGCATTGGCAAATAAGTTTCCTGTAAATACAGAAGCAGGAAAACTTGCTGTTGAGACGATGATGATTCGCTTTAACGCAGAAAAAGTTCGACCGCCTCTAGAGCTTGAAGGTCCAGGCGGACTGTTAATGCACGTGCGTCGTGCAATTCAATTTGTTCTTGACAACCCAAGAACTGAAAAAATATGGCCAGGACTAAATGAGTGGGCCGTGAAATCACAAGAAGAGTCGCGCGCAGCATTGAAACGATCACCGCAAGAAACCGCGACACAAGCTGCGTTTGAAGCTGAGTCAAAGCAAGCGTACGCTGCTTACTCGCAGCAAAGTAATCTGCCCGGCACTATTGGCGGAACTGTAATGTCATCAGTTGAAGATGGCGATTCACTTGCTGATGCAAGCAGACTGTCTAATATTGACGTTCCAAAAGACCCAGACGCGCTTGGTGAAGACGAAGGTGGTGAACCGGGTAAACGAACATTGACAGACACTGGAAACGGTAGAAGACTTATTGATTCTTTTGGCGCAGCAGTTCGGTACACTCCAGGGCTTGGTTGGTTTCATTGGGACGGCGGATATTGGAAGCCAGATGTTGAAAATTTGGAAATGCGCGAACTTGCTAAAAAAGTCGCGCCCATTATTGCCAGCGAAGTAGTTCACTACCTTGACGATGCAGATAAGCAGTCAGAGGTGATTAAGTGGGCGCAGCAGGCAAAATCAAACGCACGGCTTACCGGGTCAATTGAAAACGCGACGTCCGATCCGAGAATTTTGGTAGGTGTAGAAAACTGGGACTCCGATGAGCACTTGCTTGGAGTTTTGAATGGAGTAGTTGATTTACGCACCGGTGAACTATTGAAAGGTCGGCCTGACCTTTACATAACTCGTCGTGCGCCTGTGTCGTACAATCCAGGTATTCGCAACGTACGCTGGGAGCAATTCATCGAGTTCGCTACCAACGGAGACAAAGAATATCAAGAGTGGATTCAACGCGCAGCTGGTTACTCGCTGACTGGTCTTCGAACTCATGATGTTATGTTTTTAGTTTACGGGCCTTCAGGGTCTGGAAAAAACACGCTAGTAGAAGCGCTTGTCAAGGCTATGGGCACTCAACAGTACGCTTGGCCGTTAGACTCTAGTATTCTTGCTCAAGGAGACGGTCACGCCAGCGGAGCAGATTTGTATCACTGGGCTGAGCTTAGAGGTCGTCGTCTTGTGTGGGTTGACGAACTTCCAGACAACGAGCGCATGAAAGAAAACTCAGTTAAAAAGCTGACTGGTTCATCTGAGATCTCAGCGCGTTCGCCTGGTGAAAAACCATTTACGTTTCAGTCACGCGCTAAATTGTGGGTAACAACTAATCACCGGCCAATTATTAGTGATGATGCGATGTGGCGACGTATTCGGCCAATTCCAATGCTCAACGTTCCTGAAAACCCTGATCCTGGCCTTAAGCACTATATTTTTGATCCTGAAGGCGCGCTGCCTGCTGTTCTGTCGTGGGCAGTTGAAGGCGCGATTAAGGTACTTAATTCTTCATCTCGTGACTCGCTTGGCTGGTGTAATGTTGTAAGCGCCGCAGCAGAAGTCTATAGAAAAAATGAAGACCGTATCGGCTTTTTCTTGACTGAAGAAACTAAAGAGTCTGAAGGAACAGCAACCCCTGTTAAGTCACTGTACTCTGTGTACCGTCTGTGGAGTGACGAGCGAGGTGAAAAGCCAATGACACAAATTGCGTTTCAACGCAAGCTTAGCGAGCGTGGTATTGAAATTAACGGCGTAGGATCACGAGCGCAGATCATGCATCGCCAACTTGTACCTCGTGTAGTTCAAACTGGCGAAGTTGATTGGAGCGTTGCAGCACGGTTTGCTAGATAACAGATTTGGCGCTTTGGGAGAGAGCGGCGCCAATAAGAACCGGGTTGGCGGCCTGAGAGAGACTGCCAGCCCGGTTCTATTTACAAATTTAATCTCAAACTTTCAAAGTTATCTAAGTCATATGGAAAGTCAAAGTCAGTTGTTTCGTCGTCAATAACCGTGTGAATTTTATTGTCGTGATAGTTAGGTCTAACCATGCTTCTGTAAGTTCTCCACGCTCCTGGCGGAGGAACATTTCCTTTAATAAGAGCGTCGAGGTGACTATCGATCAGCGCGTGCGCTGAGTCATCAAACGCAAGTGTAAAAATCTCTGGTCGTCCGCCAGTAATAGTTGAATGATTATGACGAAGAAACCACATTATTTTTCCAGAAGTTGTCATAATTGTTTCTACTGCGCTGTCTGAGTAGTAGACATCTCCAAATGCAAGAGTTGTCCTGCCAGAGGACCATAGTTCTCTTGATGATCGATACTTTGCAAAATCTCCCCAGCTGGGGTCGTGAGGTGGAATATACAACTTTGTTCCATGATAAAAGTACTCTTCAGACTTTCCAACTACGTACACGTCCGAAGTATACTTAAGAAATTGCTTGCACGTTTTGTGCAAAAGTTTTTCACCGTCAACGCTGACAAAGTGCTTTGCTGTGCCTTTGTAGTTTCCCCAGCGAGAACCGTCGCCAGCAGCAAGTATCAACACTCTGTTGTTAGTTGTCATTTTTCCTCTGCAGGCATTGGCCTAAGTTGTCTTAAAAGTTACTGACGATTAAGGGACAATACTTGTAATTACTCCATTTGTAACTGTGACTGTTTTCCCATTTGAAGATGTAAATGTCCCTGACGCACCAGTCACAGAAGGACCAGTAGGACCAGTAGGACCGGTAGGACCTTGAATGCCTTGTGGTCCTTGAAGGTTAGAAACAACTACTTCAGTAGTAGAAGTAGTCGTCTCGACAACTACAGTTGTTTCTTCAACTGTAACTGTAGTGTTACTTTTATCAACGTAAACAACACTTGACATTAGTATGTCACTTCTGCCGCAACAGTAACTGTTCCTTTGACAAGTCGTGTAACGACGCCACCTGACGAAACTAATTCAAGATCGTAAGTATATTTTGCTGGCACCAATGAAGCAGTTGAAGCAGCGCTAATCGCTATGTCAATTGTGCCAGCAGATCCGCCAAGAGTGATGCCGCCTCCCGCTGAGCTGGTAAGTGAAATTAGAGGCTCTCTGTCGCGACGATTGACGGCTCTAACTTTCATTCGTGCTGTGTATCCAGTGAGGTTGACTGCATTAGAGTCAATTTTCCACGTTAGCCGCTGCGAGTACGTAGTTCCTTGTTCAATAGTTAAATTAAGAATCCCTGCAGTCATTATAAATTCCTTTACGCGAAGGTACTAAGGTACTTTACCATTAAACTTAAGTATTGTTTTTTGCTTAAAGCTTTGTATAATATGGCTAAATGAAAGAAGAACGCCCTTGGGGACACTACGAAGTTTTAAGTGAAACTTACGGAATAAAGGTTAAAAAACTTTGGATAGCCAAAGATCACCGCATAAGCCTGCAGTCTCATCAACGCAGGACTGAGTACTGGACTGTTGCTGAAGGACTAGGAAAACTTGAACTAGATGATGCAGTCTTCGCGATGTACCCAGGCGCTATGTTCGCGATAGCACCTGAAACTAGACATAGAGCGAAAGCTACAAGCGACAGTGGAATGACTATTGTCGAAGTGCAACTAGGAAAGTATCTTGAAGAAGACGACATCGTTCGCTACGAAGACGACTATAAGCGTACTTGAGAAGCACTATCTAAACCTTTAGTCCATATTTTTAGGGCTGTAAAATTCGCGCGTACTATGTAAGGTAAATAGGCGATAAAATATAACTACAGCCCGTACTAGAGGCACATACCCTAGGAGACTGACAACATGAAAACAATTGGTGCTATTTTGTTATTTCTTAGCGGAATACTTGGACCAACAACTGCGCAGAATCTAGAAAAAGCTGACGATCACCGCGTTGAAAAAGCCTTTGAAACCAATAGAAAAACGGGCAAATTCAGTGAAGAATGGGTAAGTCATGAGAGGCTTGACGCGCCTAAACAAATAAAATTTGCTCATGGCAATGTGTCCTGGCTACCGTCACTTGCCAAGCAGGCAGGTTGGCCTGATCACACCATCGACAAATTAACCCAAATCGTGTTGCGTGAATCTGGCGGTTGCCCGAACAGACGCGGTGGAGACATGGTGGATAAGAACTGCAACATCACAGGCGTCTCCGAATGGAATCATCGCTCCGACACAGGACTACTACAGATCAACGGCGTCAACTATGACCTGTCAAGAAACAAGTGGGCTGCGGTCTGCCGACAGATGAACATCTGCACCCAAGAACCATTGCTTGACCCGTTGACGAACTTGAAGGCTGGCCTAGTTCTTTATAATCTTTCAGGCTTTGAGCCGTGGAACCCTTGCAATTGGCGGGTTTGCAAAGCGTCAACAACTACAACAGCGCCGTAATAAAAAATAAAAAGAGGTGGCCTACCGTCACCTCCGAGCGGTAGGCCGACCCCCTTTATTATTGTCCTAAGGTAGCTGTCACTTAGGTCTGTATGAGGCGCTTGCATGTTGTGCCGCTGCTGCTATCTCCTTCTGTAATTACCAAAGATTGTTAACTTCAGAAAGTCATATGTCACTTAGACGTAGATTGTTTTCTTTCGTTCTTATTGAAGTGAAGATCATGAGTACGAAGAGGATGACCAAACGAAAGTCGAGTACGACGTTTTCCAGCTTTTGTCCCAGACACAGTTTCTGTTTCTCCAGTAAGCGGATTAACTCTTACTCGACCAGACCCACGGTCTTTTGACATTTTCTTTTTCTTTCCCATCGCCTTATTACCTACTTCTTTAACTTGCCGGTTGCGTGATCGTTGATGTGTTGATCAAGTTTTTCTTCTGTTCGCACGCCTGTCGCCTCTACGCGATCAATTGATCTGCCAAGCGATTTTCCAAGATTTTCAATCTTGTCAACAACAAAGTTGTGATCTTCTTTGTTTTCACTCCAGTGCTTTTTACTGTCGCGTCGATCTTTTTCTATCAACGCTACCGCAATTGCTCCAAACACACCGACCACAGCTACAACGATTTCCATGGCCTTAAATACCTAGCAACTTAAAGACTTTGCCACCAGCTTTTCCGTCGGCGGCAAGTTTATTTGCAACTTTAAACTTCTTAACAGCTGCTGCAAGCAATGGCCCATACTCTCCGTCAACTGGACCTTGGTAGATGCTTTTTGCTTTAAGCGCTTGTTGAAGTTGACGAACTTTTGGTCCACGAGAACCAATGTCTAACGAGTCCGCATCGTCATTTGCTGGTGCAGGCTTAGAAGCAGAAACTGCAACAGGTGCTGGAGTTTCTTCTTTTGCAGCGGCAGCGGCAGGCGCTGGCACAGTTGAAACTTCTTCTCCAGTGAACGCTGCAACCGCAGCTGGTACATCGTCACCGGCGACGTAGCGCAGGTGCCACGGCTCTTCCGGTACGACTTCCCACGAGAAACCAAAGTCTTTTACGTTATCAATCAACCACTCAAGACGAGCACCGCTTGCAGTGTGAACGTCTACAGCGATACCTAAGTTATGCTGCGACGTGCCAGGAGCTGCAAGACTCGCGAGTTTCTCGTTCTTCTTGTACCACTTAACGCCTTCAAACGTGCGAGTACTGTTACCGTTTGCTTCTTTAGTATAGCGCTCGAGGAACACCTTGAGCTGAGCATCGTACGAGCGATACGTATCTCCAGATGAGACTGGCTTAAGCTCGACACCGTCTGCTTTAGCTTTTGCGACCATAGCCGCCCAGGCGTCGGCTGCAAGATGATGAAGTTTGCCACCACCAACTGCTGTTTTGAGCAGAGCGTCTGGAAGTTTTCCAGGTTTTACTCCTTTAAGATCCGCAGGTAGCTTGACAGGCACTACGTAGTCCCATGCAACTTTCTTCGCCATTATGTGCTCCTAATTAGAGATGAGTTTTGGAGGTTGTTCTTCATACATATTACTCATGGTATGGAGTGGGTGATTTTTGACAAAACACCTTTTCAACCGCAAGTATTGTAGAATATTGCAATGAAGACAAACCCTTATTCATCGGTAAATACCGACGTCGTTTCTGCCTACGCACGTGTAGTGACGGTGCCGACTACGTCATAAGTTTTGGAAAAAATGATGCCTCTTCTCATCTAGCAACTATTTCAATCTGGAGAGCAATGAAAATGCTGAAAAAGATTTAGTAAAAGGTATAATTAAAAGATGCCAGAAGGACACTCAATAAGACACCTAGCGAACTTAAGTGATGCTGCCTTTAAAGGTAAAAAAATAACTGCAACAAGTCCACAAGGAAGATTCGCTGCTGACGCCGCAGTTATTGATCAAAAACAAATGACAGGCGCTGGCGCTCATGGTAAACACTTGTTTCTTAAATTTGATGACGAACACGCGGTTCATATTCATTTAGGTTTGTACGGTTGGCTGCACTTTAACAACGGAACTAAGGCAAAACCAAAAGACAGTGTTCGTCTTCGTCTTGAGGTTGATGACTTTTACGCTGATTTGATAGCGCCAACGGCCTGCGCCTTACTAACCCCTAGTGAAGTAGAAAAGATACTTGATCGTCTTGGACCAGATCCGATACATCCACAAGCAAATCCAGAACATGCTTGGAACAAGATTAAGAAAAGTTCTAAATCTATTGCTGCTCTTTTAATGGACCAATCAGTGATTGCTGGTATTGGAAATGTGTACCGTGCTGAACTATTGTTCAGATCAAATACTTCTCCGTTTATTCATGGCTCACAGATATCCAAAGAAAAATTTGAAAGTATCTGGAAAGATTCAGTTGAATTGTTAAAGCTTGGTTCTATTGATGGTAAGATACGTACTGTAAAACCCGAACATATAAGTGAAGAAGAGATTAAAGTACATGGTTGCTCGCAAAATAGTTATGTCTATAAACAAACAGGCGGACTTTGTCGAATTTGTAGCGACACTGTGAGGCAGGAAACTCACGCTGGAAGAGAATTATATTGGTGTCCAACGTGTCAGAACTAGCGCAAGAAACACTTTCAACTTATGTTGACGGTGACCACGACCTTTTCGCACATTACGTAGACAAGGTTAAAGCGACAGAGGCGGCAATATTTGGAACCCCAGTTGTCGCTTTATGTGGTAAAGTTTGGATTCCATCTCGTGATCCAGACAAATTTCCAGTATGCCAAGAATGCAAAAGCATATACGAAAAAATGTTCAATAACGAGAACAATAAGTAAGCAATTTTCAACTTTTATATAGAAACGGCGGTATGTTGTGAGTATCTTTTCTTTTCGCATTAGTGATGAGTTTGTCGCTAGTTACAAAGAGAAAAAACCGCCGTTTGGATATCAAGATGCCGCGGGCAACTCTGTAGGTGAAATTACTTTTCTTCGGACGTATTCACGACTAAAAGATGACGGCACAAAGGAAACGTGGCCTGAAGTATGCGAAAGAGTCATTAACGGAATGTACTCGCTTCAAAAAGATCACTGCAAATCAAACAGACTTCCATGGAATGATACAAAAGCTCAAGCGAGTGCTAAAGAAGCTTTTGACCGTATGTACAACCTTAAGTGGACACCGCCAGGGCGCGGTCTGTGGGTCATGGGCACGCCGCTTGTCAATGTTCAGCGAAACTCTGCCGCGCTGCAGAACTGCGCTTTTGTTTCAACTATTGAAATGAGTAAAAACAATCCAGCCAAACCATTTGCATTCCTTATGGAAGCATCAATGCTTGGTGTTGGCGTTGGATTTGATGACAAGGGTGCCGACAAAGACTTTACTATCTACGAGCCTGGCGCGACTGAAACTCCAGTAGTAATTGAAATACCAGATACTCGTGAAGGCTGGGTTACGTCGGTGGCAACATTGTTGAACACTTATCTAAAATCTGATCAAAATGAAGCTGTATTTGACTATAAGCTTGTTCGCCCAGCCGGCGCGCCAATTAAAACATTTGGTGGAACTGCGGCTGGCCATGAGCCATTGTTGAAACTACACTCTCATATTCGTCGTCTTTTCAACAATCGAGCTGGTGAAAAGCTTACAAGAAAAGATATTGCTGACATCGGCAACCTCATCGGTGTATGCGTAGTTTCTGGTAACGTTCGTCGTTCTGCTGAATTGTTGATTGGTCGCATTGATGACCAAGACTTCTTGAACTTAAAGAATGCTGAAGTATTTCCAGAGCGCAACTCGTATAACGCTGACTCACCGGGCTGGGGCTGGATGTCGAATAACTCAGTTGAAACAGCAGTTGGAACAGATCTGTCACCTATTGTTGAAGGTATCGCAAGGAACGGTGAGCCTGGCGTTATTTGGATGGACGTTTCTCGTAAGTACGGGCGTCTTGCAGACCCAGTAAATAATAAAGATCATCGCGTTGCCGGGTACAATCCTTGCGCCGAGCAAAGTCTAGAGTCATACGAGTGTTGCACGCTTGTTGAGACATATCTAAACCGTCATGAGTCTTTAGAAGACTACAAGCGCACTCTTAAGTTTGCGTACCTTTACGCAAAAACAGTGACGTTACTACCAACTCACTGGGAAGAAACAAATGCGATTATGCAACGGAACCGTCGCATTGGAACGTCAATGTCGGGTGTTGCAAACTTTGCAGATATTCATGGCTTGCCAGTTCTTCGTGACTGGATGGACGCAGGATATGCGACGATTAAAGACTATGACAATACGTATTCTGAGTGGTTAGGAATTCGCGAGTCAATTAAAATGACCACTGTCAAGCCGTCAGGTACAGTTTCAATTCTTGCTGGAGAGTCTCCAGGCGTTCACTGGACGCCAGGAGGTAAGTACTTTAACCGTGCAATTCGTTTTTCAAACGACGATCCAATGTTGCCATTGTTCAAAATGGCTAACTATCGTGTTGAACCAGCAAGCGAGTCTCCAATGACTACTTCTGTTGTGTTCTTTCCAATTAAGTCTGAGGCTGAACGCGCTGAGCGTGACGTAACAATCTTTGAAAAGATGTCGCTTGCCGCTACCGCGCAACGGCATTGGTCAGATAACTCAGTCTCTGTGACAATTTCTTTTGATCCAGACACTGAAGCACGGCACATTGGCACAGTTCTTCACATGTATGACGGTCAGATGAAGAGCGTTTCGTTCTTGCCAAGTGGAAACTCCACGTATCCGCAGATGCCGTATACTCAGATCAGTGAAGAAGAGTACAACTCGAGCATGGGAAGTCTTTTTCCAATTGATTTTTCAGGCGTCTATGGTGGTCTTGCCGCCGACGCTATTGGTGAAGCTTACTGCACGACGGACGCGTGTGAGATAAAGTTTATCAAAGACAATCAAAAATAAGTAATGTGACTATGTCTAGTTATGAACTAAAAAGAAAGCTAGGCACAAGACTACAGAACAATGTCAATTGTAATTGGGTCGAGCTCTATGACATTGCAAAATGACATGTTTGCAAAAGATTTTTTTAAGCAAAATGTCCGTCTTATAGAAATTGAGCTGTTTTCCTTTTGCAACAGAACATGCTGGTTTTGTCCAAATTCAGAAATTGATAGACTTTCGCACAATGTTGTTCTTGAAGAAAGCACGTACTTAGACATAATTTCGCAGTTGGCGAAAGTAAACTATGACGGTGAGATTACGTATAGCAGATACAATGAGCCTTTGTCTAACAAAGACATAATCTTGTCTCGAATAAAAGCTGCTCGAGACATGCTTCCTTTAGCTAAACTGCGCACAAATACAAACGGAGACTATCTAGATAGAGAGTATATTTTTCAGCTTCGCGACGCTGGACTAAACGAACTATTTGTGCAGCAGTACCTTAGTAATAATGAACTTTACGATCATAAAAAAATTTCGTCAAAATTGTTCAAAAAAGCTGTAGATCTTGGTTTTACGTACTCAATTGTTTCAGATATTCCTGGGCAAAGAATTGAGGTAAATCTCAATACAGTTGGAATAACTACGCACATACGCGCTAGAAATTTTAGCAAAGAAGGCTCGGGTAGAACTAAATTTCTTAGCTCTATTGTGTCTAGTTCATATGTTCGAACAAAGTCTTGCAGTCAGCCGTTCAACAATATGTACGTTGACTACAACGGAAATGTCATGGTTTGCTGTAACACCCGCTCAGATATCAACAGTCACGCTGGCGGAATCATGGGCAACGTGTCAAAAAATAAACTATGGGAAATATTTATTTCTGATGCGTATGCTCCTTGGAGAAACATGCTTGGTCAAGACGGAATAAAAACTGGAATATGCGCGACGTGCAAGATAGGTCTTTCTACTAATGAGTTCTGAAACTAAGTTTTCTGTAGACAGCATCACCGAACACCCAGTCGCTGGACGCATCTACACCGTCCAAGAACTCAATAATCTTACAATTACTAATAACGACTCAGAACCATTGATATTTCCTGGCGTCACATACTTAGCGCTATCTGTTCCTCAGTACGGTCATATGTTGCACGACATCTACGCGCAATGGCGTATGATTCAAAGCATGTACGACGCGCAAATTGTTCTCACAAATTTATCTAATAAGGGAATGTATTATGGCAACGGCTGGCTACACAAGGTTATTGATGACTTCTTTGATTTAACAGGCTACAATAAAGACCACGTCATTGATATCTCGCGCTACAACTACAAGTTCGAGCGTGTTGTTGCCATATTTGACATGTGTAACCTCACCCCGTATTTCCGCCACTACCTGCCGTTCTGTAGCTGCTACATGGGAACTGAGGCATGCGGGAGCAGTGAATGGTTCAAGTACAACCAGGATGCCGTGAAAATACTACGACAGGACCTTAGTCATTTGTTTCAACCGCCATCTAACAGTCGTATCTACATATCACGCAGCCGTTATAACGAAGAATATAAGCGACAGGCTGAGCGCGGTTTGAACTTAGAACGGGCACGACTTAGATACTTTGCTGACGAGCAAGCAGTCGAAGACCTCTTTGTAGCAAATGATTATAAAGTAGTGCATGCACAGGACTATGGTTTATACGAACAGGTCCGCGAGTTCAGCCAAGCAAGTCATGTTGCAAGCATCTCAGGAGCTGGTTTACTTAACTTAATGTGGTGCGATGCTCACACAACTGGTATAGAAATATGTGCGGTGCCAAGATACAAATGGCATTTTGACATTTTTGCACAGTACGCGAATGTCAGCAACTATAAAAAAGTAGACACTATTGGTTATGATATACAAATGACGCTAAAAACCATTAGCTCTGCGCTACAAGATATATAGCTAAGGCGCTACATAACCAAGGTTTCTTATAAAAATTAGCCTGTGCAGGCGCGGTGCGACTAGTTGCTGCAGGCTGCTAGATATCGTCCTGCTCACTTGCACTCAGTTCACTCATGGCGCATTGGACAGGGTTTAGCGCCTGTGAACTCGCAGGTCTAGAATACGGGATAGAATTTGCGGTAGGGAGAGACTTACGATATGGAAGTCTTATGGAACAGATAAAGAACATATGCCTGAGGATTCTGGCAACTTTTGCTGCGTCAGGTCTTGGCGTTGTTGGAGCTGGCGCTATTGCAGGAATTCCTTTGTATAAAGCCATATTCATGGCTGGCATCGCTGGTGTAGCAACTGTGATTGAAGGGCTATCTCGCGCGTTTTTAGATGATGGAAAGCTCAGTTTAGCTGAAATCAATGATGTATTTAATAAAGTAGATCGCAAAAACTCTACAGAGAAAGCACAATAAATTACATGCCAGTAGCTGAAGAAGCCGTTGTACACATTGATAAGGCCTTGGAACAACTAATAGGACGCAGTCTTTTGTCTTCTCTTGAGGTCTGTGACACTCTACTTGATCTTCGTCAGTTGATTACAGAATACGAAAACACTAGCCATGAAAACTAAGTTGTTAGTTATCGCCGCGGGAATTGCGATAGCATCGTCCTGCGGCTACGACGGTTCATATAGATACTCATGCCAAGATCCAAAAAACTGGGAAAGTAAGGAATGTGAGCCACCAATATGCGAAGTAGATGGAAACTGCACAAAAACATTACTTGGATGGGATCCAACAGAGGAGACAATCGCGCCATGAGACCACGACTGACACCAGCAGAGCTTGACGCACGACTTAAGTTTGTTATTGGTTGCGTGCTTGGTTTTGTTTTGACAATTACTACTATTGGCGTTCTTTGGGCTTTGGTATTTGTTACTCAGCCAATTGGCGCTCAAGCCGAAAACGACAAAATGTTTTTTGGAGTTCTGTCCTCAGTGGCTACTTTCATTACAGGAACACTTGCGGGTTTGATGATTTCAACAGGGCGCAATGCAGAAGACAAAAATGGCAATGGAATTCCAGATCATCTTGAAGGCTCATAATGTACGAGTACAGAATTAAACGAGTTCTTAAAGTCGTAGACGGAGACACTATAGATGTTGATATTGATCTTGGGTTTAATATTTCTTACTACCAGCGAGTCCGTCTTGCTGGCATTGATACACCAGAATCTCGCACTACGGACTTAGCCGAGAAGGCGCTTGGGATTGAGGTAAAAGATCGCGTCAAGCACCTCATTGACAACGCAAAAAAAATTGTCATCAAAACTGAAAAACCAGACAGTTCAGAAAAGTATGGACGCATTCTTGGCTGGTTGTATCTTGACGGAGCAGAAACTTCTGTCAACCACGCGCTGATTGCCGATGGCTACGCTTGGGAGTACATGGGTGATGCAAAAGTAAAAGACTATGGGGTCTTAGCAGCAAGACGCGCTGCAAGCAAAAAATAATGGAAAACAATTATTTTTACAACTTAGAAAGTGTAAATTCTTTTTACGATCCAGAAGACAGAGAATCGTACATCTATGACCCAGAACTAACAAGTAAGGCAGTTGAATGCGTGTTTGGATAGATCAAGACTTATGTACTGGCGATGGACTGTGCGCAGAGGTGGCCCCGGATGTTTTCATCATGCTGGAGGATGGACTGGCCTACGTTCAAGAGAATGGCAAAGTATTTTCCAAGCTGCGGGGAAACGAAGAAGGCGCAAGCGGTTTAGCCTCTTTCGCAGAAGACCGCCTTGGTGATGTTGTTGAAGCTGCAGAAGACTGCCCTGGTGAATGTATTTTTATAGAAGTTGACTAAACAGCGTAGTTGGCAGTATATTTAACTACAATATGGGAAGCCACGTTGGCGAATCAATAGATAGAAAATACAAAAAAGCATTCGACAAAGACGTCGAGTGGATGACACACGCTGAGTGCAAAGGCATGACTCATCTGTTTTACGAGCCGCACAACGAGCAAGAAAGCGCGCGAATAAGGCGCGAAGAGTTGGCAAGAGCAATATGCAAAGTTTGCCCCGTCGCTATTGAATGTAAACAATTTGCTCGGAGAAACAGCGAATACGGCATCTGGGGAGATGAGTTAGAAATTGAAAGATGGCGAAAAGGGTACATCGTCAACGACATTTCACTGAAACATAAACTACGCGGTTTTCACAGAACTTTACAAAGACAAACTAATTAGTCTAAGCTATGGTACAAATTATGAACCGGCTTGTAATCTTTCGGTGCGTTTTCTCTGTTTAACGTTTTATATGTTCCTTTAGAGCTTTTCATTAACTCGCCGGGAAGCCCTGTTTCTTCGCATACTGATGTTGACATCGCTTCGTACTTTTCAATGATTTCGCTCATCATGTAGTACTTGCGCATGTCTTTTGAATTGTAGTAAAAGCGCAGTTCTCCAAATTTTTCTTTAATTTGAAAGATAGTATAGTCTGGGTCAATAAGAGCTAGCTGATAGTCTAAGTCCCAAATTAGTTGATACCAACCCTCTCCACAGAATATTTTTTTACCATATTCTTTATGCATTCTGTCTATGACATGCGAAAGATCTATTCTGTAAGTTTCTGCGTTCATTAAAACCTCTCTGTAGTAACAACACTGCCGCGTCTTTCAGACTCTGGCGGCAACTCTTCTCTGACGAGACAACGAAGAAGCCACCTGTCTGTTCCGTCATATCTTGGACTAAATGGCTTACGTCCGTGAATTGCTCTACTGTTATTGATGATAAGAACATCGCCGGCTCTCAACGTAACTTCTTCAGTGTTACTTGCTATCACTTTATTTAGCTCGTCAAGCGCAGTTTGCGCCTTTGTATTAGTTCCTTGAACAAACGCTTGATCATGCGTTATCTGGTATCCATTTGACGTTTCTTCTAGTATAGACAGTTCTACTCGTTGGTCTTGTTCTCCATTTGTCCGAAAACTTGCATCAACTCTTGTAGTGTACTGCGTTTTAAGCAGCTCAGTTATTGATTGAGCGCTCAGCGATTTGACTAATGTCTTTACGTCAGCGTACGTTGTCGCCGCGTTTTTGTCGCCGCGAAGACACGCAAGAACTACGTAGTCTGGCTTATAAGGATGAAAAGCGGTTTCAGTGTGAAGTGCTAGATCTACCTTAGATGACGTAGATATCTGTTCAGACTCAGTGCTTTTTATTGGAAACAAATGATGAATTAGTTTTCCATTTTGCTCTTGAGTATAGCCAATTGTATAACCGTATGCAAGTGAAAGATTCAACAGTTCGGCGTATGCGTCTGGCAAACGGACTTGAGTTTCATGAGAAAGCGGAGTAGGCGGTATATCACCAAAGTAGCAACCACTTATACGTCTTACAGAAAAGTCCTTTAGCGCCATTACAAAATTTAATTTGTTGTGTAGCGACTCTGCTGGTTACGTAGCTGATGCCGCTGAATTCCATAATATAGCGGATAAGTGTGCGATAGACCAAGCCCACGTGCTATAGCAGATAGCGACACACCGTTGCTGTACGCCGCCGCAAGCTGCTCGTAGTATTCTCGTGTTCCTTCAGCCCGCGCTGATTTAATTTTAGCGAGCAGCTCGTCAGTAGCTGGAGTAGTTTTTGATGCACTCTTTCTTCCTGCTGATTTTGGAGTGAGACCCGCAGTCATGACGCGACGGCGAAGTCCAGAGTACGCGACTCCAAGCTCATTGGCTAGACTTAGCAGACTTCCTTTTTTGTCAACAAAATCAACAAGTAACCGAGTGTACTCGGCACTGGCAACATGCGCAGGAGACGTCTGCGCTCTAGAACCATACGCTCTTTTGGCAAGAGACAGTATTGGCTTGATTCTTTCTGCGTATTCTGCGACTAAGTTGTTCTTTTCTTCAGATGTCATTATTTCTCCTGTAGCATATGTGCGTTATACAATGATTATACAACCATATAAAGCACAAAAGTGCACACAAAGAGAAATAGTGTTGAGCTACTCCATGTCGTTCTTGAGCATTACATGAACGTAATGGACGAACAAAGCAACTCCAGTTGCGATCATAGCCATTCGTCTAGTGTCGCCAGACAGCGTGATAAACACGACAACACTACCTGCTAGGGTAAATGAGAGTGCTGCTGTCTCGTTTGCGAACTTTTTAGCAAAGCCTACTGGACTGAATTTTCTTTTCATAACTTACTCCTCGATATATTTGTAGATACTGTTACGGGTAAACTCTTTGTCATCTTCGTCTTCTTCTCCACCTGCAATCTCTCCTGCAGCTTCTTGCTCGGCTTCATTCTCTTTTCGTGCTGCGTTGTTGCTGTCACTAACGCTGCCACTGCCACTGCCCGAACTGCCGCCGCTAGGCGCGCTAGGGGCTCCCGCAGCCGCGGTGCCAGCCACGGCCATGGTTGATACGGCTGCAGCTGCAGCGACAAGAGAACGACGAGTTCCAACATCAACGCTAGAGTCAACTGGGACATACGTGTCAAATACTCCAGCAAACACATTGATTTCTTCTTGGAATGCTTCTTTTACTTCTGTTACAGCTCCCGCAAGTGCCTCGGCAATTTCAGTACCCGCTTCTTGCGAGACCTCGGCAACAACGATTGCGGCAAACACTTCTGTCGCTTGTTCGCCGTCAATGCTTTCAAGCACTTTGGAGCTCGTTGCCAGTTCCGTTGCTTGGTCACTAGGAATACCACCTTCCTGTTGAATTACCAATGTGACAACTTGTCCAACTTGCTCGCCCGTAATCGTGTCCGATTCCAAGACGTCCACGATGACGCCGAGCGACTCTTCGTTAAGTTCATTACCCAAGACTGCGGTAAAGGTTTCAATCAAAACCTCGGTGCTTACTTCTTCGTCAAAGACTGCATCAAGTGCGGCGCCCAAATTGTCTGCGGTAAGACCGTCTTTCAATACATCAACGATAAGGTCAATGGTTTCTGCATCGGAAAGGTCATCGTCAAACACGCTGTCAAAGATTGCTTCTGTTTCTGCTTGACTGAGATTTGTTTCAAGCAAGTCGTCAAGTACGGTCATAGTGTCTGCAGCCGAAATGTCCTCGTCAAATACTGCGTCCATAACTTTGTCTAGGTCACCAGAACTAAGCGGACCATCAAAGATTGACACCAAAGCCGACACCATATTCTCAGCAGAAGTATCCTCCGAGAATGCTGAATCCAAAACTACTGTCAACTGTTCGCTGGTGATGTCTGCATCCAGCATCGTCGTCAGTGCTTCAGTGAATACATCTGCCGAAACATCTTCGGTAAACACGGCTTCTAGGACATTGTCAAATTGAGCGTCGGTAAGTTCTGCGCCAAGGAGCGTGTCAAGAACAGCGCCAACCTCGTCAGCCTCAATATCAGTAGTGAACGTATTTTCAAGAATATTGTCCAATATGACCGTTGTGATTGGCTCGTCGTCTTCTATGTCTGTGACGGTATAATCATCTGGTGGAATTATTACTACTACCGTTTCAGTTTCTGTTGGGTCTACTTCAATTGGTAGTAAAGTTGTTTCTGTTGATTCCCACTCTTCTGGGATGGTTACTGTTGGCAATTCGGTTCCAGGTAATGTTTCTGTTGGAAGCGTCACCGTTGTGGATTCTGTTTCAGGTAATGGGATTATGTATGGTGGTTCTGTTGTATCAGTTGGCGAAGAGTCGCCTCCGTTATCGGATTGACCAGGATTATTGGGACCTGGAACGGGCTGATAGGGAACTGTTGTAGTTGTACTAGTGGTAGTAGTTGTTACGGGAGTCGGGTCAATAACTGTTGCATCAATAGTTACTTCAGGGCCATAGGTGCAACTACCAGTTCCAACCCCAACACACCCGCCCGTCATTGCTTTGATACCAAAACGAACTGGTCCATATCCTGTCGTGACAGGGTTACTGCCAGAAAACATCCCAGTGCTCAACGAGTAGTTGGTTCCTTGATTAGTCCAAACGCCCCAGCCACCTGATGTTGCTCCACCAATTACGGTGAGGTCGTAGAAACTAACTGAGTAACCGTAGATGACGCAATTGCTTGCCGCCGATGCATCCCAATCAAGGTCAACACTTCCGTCTGCGTTTGCAACAGCCGTCAAGTTCGTAACTGGATTCAGGTAAGCCGCAGTGATTGTGTTGTTGGACTCCACATACCCAGAGCCAGAGAAATTGTTTGTGTTTAGCGCAGTAACGCCAAATGTATTTCCACTGGCTGTTGAGAACGAGTTTGCGCTTGCTCCGTTGTAACTGGTTGACCCGTTGTTCCAAGAGTTTGCAAATTGAATAGCAGTGGTGTTGCCGTTGAATGTACTACCTGAAACTGTTTGGTTGCCAGCGCCAACAGCCCAACTTGTTGGAATCCAAGACGAGAAATACAAGCCAATACCGTTTGAAGTAAATGTCGAGTTGGTTACCTGTTGACGGTTGAGCCCATTCAACGAAGCGCCAGCCTGTGTATTGTTGGAAAATTGCGTGTTGTTTATCTTGAAAAATCTTTGTCCAGATATTCCGTAGGTGTTATTAGAAAAAACCGAATCATAAACGTATGTGCGATTTGTGTAATCAGAATCCGTTTGACTTAAAGCCGATGGCGTTGAACCATAGTCTCCAGCAATACCAATATATAGATAGTCAAATGTTGTATTCGTTAGGGTTGAGACAGAGCCATTGTTATTGTTAAATACCGCAGAGCCTCCACTCATTCCAGTGAAGCGAATGTTGGTGGCAGACAAAGTGCCCGAACCATTAAGTATCAGACCGCCGTTAGTTGCTTGTCCTTGCTTTAAAGTCATGTCCGAAATGGTCAGTGACTTGGTGCTTGCAATATTGAATGGGCGATAGAGATTGTTTCCATCAATTATTGTCTGTGTTCTTCCGTTTCCTGTGACTGTGAGGTTTTGTGTAACTTGAGGGAGCGCACTGGTCAAGGTGATTGTGCCATCAATATCAAAAGTGATTGCGTCGTAGATTCCACCTGCGGTTGCATTCGCTTGGGTGATTGCCCAGCGAAGAGTTCCGCTTGAACCATCATCTAAGAGACTCGTAACTTCGAGCGATGTTGGTGCAGGAATCGTAGTAGTTGTAGTAGTTGTCGTCGTAGTACTTGTGGTAGTTGTACTACTGGTAGTAGTGGTTTGGGCAACAGTAGTTGTAGTTGTAGGCGCAACCGTTGGAGCAGTTTCATTATTTGATGCAACTCCACCAAATGATGTACAGGTTCCAGAAATGCAACGCTCAGTGGAGCCAGCCTCGCTGTCAACCATCAGCGCTGGAGGTAAGCCTGAATCGTCAAGGTTAAACGAAGCAAAACCAAGTTTATAAGTACCGCTTATAGAGACTTGATATGTTGAAGTTTGCCAACCCGTAGAGCCATAAGAATTTGTTGAGTAGTCGCCAGTGCCAGGATTGGTGAATCCAAGAAGTGCGTATTGCTTGACATAGTTGTTTACCGTTACTACTGGAGTGCCAGTAACAGTCACAGGAATGAGTGATGTGATAGAGCCATCGTTAAAAGGAACATAGTCAGTTCCGACATAGTTCCACGCCATTGTATATGTCGTTCCTGCTGTAAGTTCCACTTCACGAGTTATCCATGCTGCGTCTGTCGGTGTACCTTGACCGTTGCCTGATGCTTGCGCCTGCGATGTAAGCATGTTTTTGATTTCTGTTACCGAGCCAGCCGAAAGGCTCAAAGCACTTGCCGCTTGGTCAAAAGTCTGTTCACCTTTGGGTTGAAGCAGAACAGCATTTGTTCCGTTATTAGGGGAGAATGTCCAACTGCCAGAAGCAACTGCTGGTGCGTAATACGGACTAGACGGACTTCCAACAGCACCTCTAGAGCCGTGAGTAAAAGTACGAGAACCAGTAAATATAGTTACGCCACTACCGTTGCCAGTTATCGTGTTGCCTAACGTTCCTGTCTGAGAACCTTTGTTCCAACCAGTGAAAGTTCCATCCTCAAAACCTGTGTTCGAGATATTCGAGATAGTGGCGGCCTGAACTGACGTCACGGGCGGCATGACAAGCGCGATCAGTGCAGCGGGTACGAGAATCCACGCTCCGCTTCTAATTATTTTACTAAATGCTTTTTGCTCTCTCCCCCAGACAGATCGAGCTTTTCGCACTCTATTCCTTGCTATTCGTAGTTTTCCTCAGAAGGTTCGTGTACAACGTCACGCCATGCGATGACTCGTGTCGCGTCTACTAGATAACTAGTCACGTCTCCAAGATCTTCAATCGCGATAAGCAGATCCGCTCTGCGCGAGATCTCCTCAGGATCGTCAAGATCATCGGCGACGTTGCACAGCGTTTCAACACATGCCTTTACTCTGCGAAGAGCTCTAGCGTGTCTGTCTTCTTCTGTGTATCGCATGATGTGTCAAATCATATCTACTCTCCGCCCCGGCGAGAACTCTCTTCCGCCAACTATTTCTACGGCGGAGGCGGAGGAAGAAGAGATATATAAGGTTGAATTTTTCGCCGCAGTTATTTCTATAGAAGAACGCCTTCGTCACTGCTGTCACTGTCTGCGCTTGGGGTGCTCTTGCGCCTACCGCCCTCTCTTCTATCGCCGCGGAGGAAGGGGAAGAAGGGATGCTTTGACGCTATTTTTTCGCCGCGGTTATTTCGCTAGTAGAAGAGAAAGCGGAGGAGGAGGAGAGGGAGGGGAAGGCACTCTTGGGACGTCAAAAGTTCGCCGCTCCTAAGGTACTATTCTTGTGCGAAGAGGTGAGAAGAGGAGTAGAGGGCAAGTATAGTACGTTAGGAATTTGGGGCCTAGTTGCAGTTTTTCGCCGCAGTTATTGACTAAGGAAGAAGAGAACGAAGAAAAAAGAAAGAGAGAGGGAAAAAAGTGTACTAGGGGATTTTCTGTGTGCGCGCACAACAAAGTGTCTTAGTACTGACTATATTAACTATATAGCATACTACTATATTCAATTATTTTTAGTATACACGTATACGTATACGTATAGGGGTAACGAGAACTATAGTTGAAAATAGTAGTATGCAAAAATATAGTTACTTTTGTATAGTCAGTAATACTTTATAGTCGATGCCGTGATACAATGATGTCTGTACACAATAACGTGTACAATAAAAAATGTACAGAACGGACAAAAAATGAGTGACGTTGAATCTGTTGAATCCGCTCGAGTAGCGACGGAAAAGGCCATGGCAATTCTGGGAGTCTCGCTTGAGGAAATTGAAGAGGCTACTGAGATTAGACGAGAGAATGGTCCTCGAGACCAGAGGATCTGCGTCTGTGGCCACGCGATGCACAAGCATACGATCGTCGAGGGTCGTGGGCAGGTCGTGTGCAAACCGTCGGCCATGCACTGCCCGTGCAAGAACGCGCGTCCGGTAATTAAGACAAATGATACCCGATGCTTTCTTCGTAAAACGGAAGGTCCCGGCGCTGAGCACGCCTTGAGTCGCGGAATGGCCGAGGCGCTTAAGCGAGGCAAATCGTTCGAGTGGATCGTGCCAATCGTGTGCGATAGATGCGAGCAGCCGACCGACAAGATTATTCCAACTCCGATTGGTCAAGGAACTACTGGAGTCTACAAAAAGAATGAAGCATCCGCGCTAAACGCACTGTTGTGCCGTGAGTGCTTTACGGCTATATAGTGCACTTCAACGTCGTAATCGCCACACCCGGCAGAATGTTTCATGCCGAGTACGTACAGAGTTTGGTTAAGACAACTCGAGTACTTAACTCGCTTGGACTTAATTACACATTTTTGAACAAGTACTCGTCGTTTGTGCCGACGGCACGAGAGCTGACCGCTATCGACAAGTGGCAGCACGACTACGACTCAAATCAGATCGCCGGTGGAGAATTCACCTACGACAAGATCGTGTGGATCGACTCAGATATCGAGTGGGATGCTCACGACTTTGTGAAGCTCCTTCAGTCAGACAAGGACATCGTTTCCGGGCTGTACGTTTTAGATACCGCAGGCACAGTAGCGGTCAATTACCCAGACGATCGAGGTGTGCCCAAGCGAGTGAACAAGGTCGAGTTCCTCCTCCACGATCTTCCTGTTGAAGTTGGCGGCGTCGGCTTTGGGTTTCTTGCGGTGAAATCTGGAGTCTTTGAAAATATGCCAAGACCTTGGTTTCTCATCGCAAGACTGCAGTGGAGCTCTGAATCTGAGATGAGGGTGAACGTTGGAGAAGACTACTCATGGTGCGCCAAAGCTCAGCAGTCAGGATATAAAATCTGGATAGATCCGACGATAAAGGTTAGACATCACAAGGAGACGGTTTACGAAGTATGAAGAAACAAGAGCTCATTTCTACGATAATTAAAGATATAACAGTCGCGATGGTGAACAACGAGAAGCCCTCCGTTGAGCAGATCGCAGAAGCTGTCGTGACTCCAGTTGACGCGTTTATGAAATCAATTGAGGATCAACTAACGGAACTAATAAAAGACTGGGAAGAGAAAATGTCGGACGACGACAAGACACTCTATAGTCTCGGATTGAGAAGAGCCTTGGACATCGTCAGAGGAGAATCTCCGCTAAGATAATAACCGCGCAGTAGCATTAACGGTAGAGCAACCGCGTCCATGACCCCATGGTTGGGCGGTAGGTTTCTTGGTTCGAGTCCAAGACTGCGCACAAAAAACACACGCCCTTGTAGCTCAGTGGTAGAGCAACCGCCTTGTAAGCGGTAGGTCGTCAGTTCAATCCTGACCGAGGGCTCCATCCGCTAAGCCATTCTCAGAAGCATTTTCTTGAGCAGACTTTTCAACCGTCAAAACCCTGTTTCTAAAAGACATCCGAGAGGCAGGTCCAATCTCCTCTCTCACTCAAAAAACTCTCGCATCCTCTTCTCTGTTGTATACTTACCCTGAGCTCTCATCCGAAGGCTCACTAAGGAGAAATGAAAATATGGAAGCATTCTTGAGTGAAGCGAATAAGAAGCTTGTCGCCTCTTACGTTCGTTCGTTCATCTCTGCGGCGATCGCAGTGTACCTCTCAGGTAACACGGATCCGTCGGCACTCTGGGCAGCGGGAGTTGCTGCAGTAGTTCCTTCAGCAGCACGCTACCTAAATCCAAAAGACAAAGCCTTTGGCCGCGGGTCAAAGTAATCACAACCAAACAAGGAAAAATCACCTCCATGACAACAGCAAAGAAAAAAGCTCCAGCTCCGAAGAAAGCTGCAGCTCCAAAGAAGAAAGCAGAACTCCGCACAGATGCTCCAGTTGTAGCTTCAACTCCAACTCCAGCTCCAGTGCTAACTCCACCTTCAGCTCCAGTTTCAGCGAAAAAGAAGCCTGGCTTCTTTGCTCGTTTGTTCGGCGCGAAGTAATTCTGCACAAGACGAAGAGCCCGGGTACCGCTCTCTCCCCGCCCGGGCTCTTCACTTCACATCTAAAACGTAGTACATTCACATGAGCGAACTCGAGCCACTGTCTTTAGAGCCTGAGCGTCCAGAGCTTCAGGTTGACTCTCCGATAAATATCCGCCCGCAACTCGAAGCACTTGGCATCGAGGAAGTAGAGCGCGGCATCTGTCACGACAACTACGAGAACCGCGCGATTCTTCGTCGACACAAGATGGGCTGGGATCCGGTCTATGCTTCTAACGGAGTGCCGACCGGTCTTATTCAAGCTCGCAGCGACGAGATGGCCAAGGCCAGAAGAATGCTCTCGCTCACAGAGAAGAAACCAATTCTAGTTGACCCAGACCGAGTCAACTCTGATTACATTACCGGCCTCGATCTACTCGCGGAATCTGCGGCTGACTATCTCGTTCCACCTTGGGTAATCGGCGCTACTCGCAACTGGATAAAAGAACAGAACGAAGGTGGCCTTCCTGCAGGTAGCAGAAGAAAACCAGCGGCGATGCCAACGCGTTGTCGTCATGTCAAGGAAGACGGCATTCGCTGTATGCTCTGGGCGTCTGGCCGCGCGAAGGACGACGGCTACTGTCGTATTCATCTGGGCTCAGTTCAGCGTAAGCCCGGTGAAAATATAGAGCGCGCTCGAGCAAAGCTAGTACAGGCAGCGCCGTACGCTGTTGACGTTCTCGAAGATCTTATGGAGAACGCTCTTAGCGAGCCGGTGAAGTTGAAGGCCTCAACCGAGATTCTTGATCGAGCTGGAGTTCGTGGAGGAGTTGAAGTCGACGCCAATTTGAATGTCACCGATTCGCGCAGTGCAGCTGATATAGTAGCAGATCGTCTAGCTCGTTTATCGAGAAGCGCGATCGAGGTCGCGTCTCGACTAGTCGACGCTGGAGTTAGTGAATCAGAGTCATCGATCGAAAGAGACAATAGTGACGGCGAAAATAACGAACCTAGAGAACTATCGAGCACGAGCACAGAAGAACGAACAGAGGCTGAATCATGACACTGGAGATACTGACCTCGCACGCTCAAGAGCACATCACCCAGCTGGAAGCCGACATCGAGAAATCAAAGACTCGAGAGGAACACATTCGGATGACCACGCGGCTGAACGAAGCGATTCATCTTCTTGACGGAATCATCGAGCTCTATGGCGCGCAAATCGCTTCGTAGTAACCTACGGGACACATTTCTTCTCGAGGCACAATCTCATCTTGGCACTCGAGTTCGCACCGGAGTCTTAAGTCCATTCGCGCAACGGGTCGGCTACGCCGGCCATGCTTTGCCGTGGTCAGGAGCGTTCATCGACTGTGTCGCTCGAGACGCCGGCCTGGCTATGCCTTCCTGTGTGCAGACCGCTGCCGGCCTGAGCGAGTTTATAAGAGCTAGACGGTTGACAGAGAGACCCCGGCCCGGGGACATTGTTTTCTACGCATGGCCGACCGCTGCCATTTTTGGAATGCCGCACGTTGGGATCGTACTCGAGACTCATCGGTATCGGTCAGCGGGAATATTCACGGCGATCGAGGCTCAAATAAATTCAGGCCTGCCTAAGGCGTCAAAGGACCGAGACGGTGTGTTTATTAGGGCCCGCGAAAGAAACGACGTTCTCGCGTTCGTCAGGCCTGAGTTCAAACATCGGCCTGCCATAGGCGAATTACCCGAGACCGCTGCCAAAATATCAATTCGCGCGATTCGGCCAAGCAGTAAGCCTAACCTAGACACTGAGGCTTTGCAACGAGCGTTGGCCTTGAAGTGTAACCTTGAAGGATACATTCCAGGAATCTTCGACGAGAAGACGAAGAGAGCTTTAGCTCGTTGGATGCGCTCAATTGGATTTGTTGGAGACGACTCTGAAGCTGGACCCGAGCTTAATTCACTCGAGCGACTTGGACGAGAGACTGGACTTTTTCAGATCACCATTGAATAATCCAGAGTTTATATAATTCTGGTAATGATAAGAGACAGCTACCCAAAGACTCGTTGCGACGAGTGTAATCAGGATACTCACGTTCAAAATCCAAAATACGTGGAAGACGTAGATATCGACTACGAGCCTCGTGAAGAGTATCCGCAAGTTATAAATGGCATGGTCCTTGACTTACTTGGCGGCTATGGCATGTTCGTCGATTTTATGTTTGAAGAACCAGAACGAGAAATGACAGTGCTCTGTCACGACTGCTTTCTAAAGGTTGCTCGCGCTCTTCCAAACATTTTTCGAGCCGGTGCCCCGTATCACACTCTTTTTGAAGACGAAGACGAACACTCGTGCTGCGAGTTTTCTTGGACTAGAACTGGAGACGATCAGCTACTCTTTGGCGATACCGAAGGCAACTGGGTTTCCAGAGATGATAATATATAATTATTAATGAACATACAACAGACACAGGAGAAAACGATGCGCAAGTACAATCAAGTAATAGAAGAAAAAATAATGATGTTCCAAACACTGAAAGACAACGTTCAACTTACGTTGCTTGAATCTACTCAACCACTCAGCGTTCTTGAGCTTCAGCAAGCAATTAGCCAGATGACCGGACGAAAAGCCGATCCGGTGTCAGTGAGAAACGCGTTGATTCGTTTGGAAGCCGCCGGCCTGGTAAGCAAGCGTACCGAGACCATGGATGAACGTCTCATTCGCTCATCAATGAAAGCGCCTAAAGGCTATCAAGCGTCGCTGTACTGGGCTAAAGGCAACGTTGTGCCTCCACGCACCGTCGCTGAAGCTGTACCGGGCGTCGTCCTTAAAACTGGACGTCGGCCTGCTAGCACTCGAAAAGGCAAGACCGCTGCCAAAAAGCACACTGCAGATCAGCTCATCGATCTTCTTGTGAGCGAGCGAACAGCGAAACTTCAGGCCCGGGTAGCCGAACTTGAAGACCGTCTGGCAAAAATTAAACGCCTAGCTTAGGCTTCTGATTTGATACAGTTGGCTCATGAACGTGAGCCAGTTGTATCGTGTTGGGCTATAACCTTCTCTTAGTCGAGACACCAATTGAGGCAATGATCGCAGCTGAAGTCGGCGCTTACGACTTTTTTTACGAGTCAAGCGAGTGCTGCAACTGCGGAATGGTTGTTGGCCCGACAGACGACGAATTCTTTCCAGCTGTTGTAGTATGCGATCAATTAGAAGTATCATGGGTTGTTTGTGTTGAGTGCGCATTCCCAGTCATGAGTCCTCATTCTTAGGTTTCCAGAGTTTATATAATGACTCTACACCAAACGAAAGGACAACAATGAAAGTATCATCAGTCGAACTTGCAGAGCTGGAGCACGTAGTTAGCGGAATAGACACGCCGGTGCTGCGTGATCGGTTTAGAACAGAGTTCGCAGCCGGACGCATACCAGTTGTAAAAGACATCGAGGTCTTCTATCGCTGGTTCGTGTATCACCGAGCTTGCGATGATGGCTTCCGCTTTGAGAAGAGCTATGCAGACGCTCATATTGACACAGCTCTTCGCCGAGTAATCGATCCACTTGGCGAGAGCTAATCCAGAGTTGTTACAATATCACTATCAACTTCAACGAAAGGACGCAAAGAATGAAAACGAAAGCTAAGCCTCTACGGCCGATGGTCGTATACAAAGGGCCGAATGGTCGGTACTTTGGCATACACCGCACGTACGACGGCCACAACACCGAGGTGGTCGGCCCGACGTTCAGTGGGTTCAAGACTGCTAAGGAAGCGCGCCGCGCCGCGCTAGACCTTGGGTTTGAGCCAATCAACAACGTTTAGAAGAATTGGCTGATAGCCAGGAAGGTGCGGAGCTGACACTCCGTTAAACAGGCAGAACTGAGTTCAACGAATGTGGCGTCTTGAGCGGCCTTCCGAACTTTCCGGAGTTTATATAATGTATTTACACCAAACGAAAGGACAAGACAATGAATACGCAACGACGACGTACAGTGGAATTCACTGGAGGGTCAATTACGTTCACTGAACGTAGATACACAAGCAGCCGAGAGCTGACAGCAGCTCCTCGGATGTACGTAAGCATCGAAGATGAGACACTTATGAGCAACCTTGCGAATCGCAAGCGTCGCCCGTACAATGTCTACAAGTCGATGATTCACTCGAGCGGACTTGCAGGAGTGCTTGACATCAGCAAATTGAGCTGGTCGCAGCACGCCGGTTGCACATGCAACTGCTCTCCAGGTTTCATCCTGAAGAGTCAGCAGGTGACGTTCGACGATGGCTCGTCAACGTGCTACTGGGACGCTTGGGTCAAGCTCCATGGCGCAAGTCATGTTGATGACTCGAAGCCAGCAAGAGTGCTGGCGTCAGCAACCCTGTAACACCCCTGATATACAATGAATTCAACTCTGGGAACGAGCGTCTTTGATTCTCGTTTCCAGAGTTTATATAATGACTATACACACAACGAAAGGACAATAATGACAACATCAACAGTAATCACGACCTCAACAGTCGAAGTAGCAGAGCAGGTTGCAATTCTCGATGAACTTGCAACTGAGATTGCGATTGCAGAGTTCAACTCTGCGAAAGCAGCAATCAAGGCGTTTGAAGCGAAGAAAGCAGAAGCGGAGCAAAAGCTTCGTGCAATGCTTGGTGACGCGAAGAGTGGCACAATCAATGGAACTGTTCGTGTGCGAATTCAACATCGCAACATGAGCAAGATTGATCGTGAAGCGCTCAAGACTGCGTTCCCTGAAGCGCACGACGCTACGCTAGTTCAGTCGTCTTACACGGTCCTCGACGCCAAGTAAGAGCCCAGACTGATGCCGTGCATAGTAATGCAGGCTGACGTTCGGTCTGGCCTAGACTGTCTTGCCAATGCGTGAGGACGCGGTAAGACAGCCTAGGCCTGTAATTCCAGAGTTGTTATAATGTATTCGTCAAGCAATAACGCTTGGCAATGACGAAAGGACAAAGCAATGGGTGACAGATTCGTCGTGGGATTCCGCGACACTAAAGATACTCCTCCCGTGTGGCTATACAGTCACTGGGGTGGCAGCGACAGACTGAGCTTGATTGCCACGGCAATCGAGAAAGCTCGTCCACGCTGGAGCGATTCAGCATACGCGACTCGCATCGCAATCTCCTCAATTGTGGGAGACTCGTGGAGTGAAGAGACTGGCTTCGGCATTACAGCCGGCGGCCGGGACTTCTGTGAGCCTGATACAGATGACGTGCATCTCGTCACCTGGTCAGACCAGACTGTCGTCACTCAGGACATCGCTGGAGAGCATGACCTTGTGAACTTCGGTTTCGAAGTCTTTCTATCAGTGTGCTCGCACGAGCACGCTGTCTAGAGAATCAACTCCCGGTCGGAAGTTGAGCACAGAACTGCTGTCGGCTGAAACCCTCCTCAGCCGGCAGCTTTCCAGAGTTTATATAATGTATTCACACCAAACGAAAGGACAAAATAATGAATGACAGTTCAACAGAAGTTGTAGGGCACATGCTCTACTTAGAATTTAGGCACGACAAAACGTCGTATCAAATGATGATGTTTCCGCCGCTTAGGTCGTCTTCATCGCTTATGATGCCGTTTACAGTATTCCGTCGACAGATCTCGCCAGCGGTAGCACGCAGACAGTGGCGATGCTACACAGGCCCGACGCCAAGCCCTGTTATGCCAGGACCCGGCAGTGCTGAAGTTCAGGCATCGACTTGGCTGACGTCGTTGACAGACTCGACAATGCAGCAGCTTTCAACTCGAGGCTGGGCTCTGTACAAAGAGCCAATCGTCGTCGAGCTCACGCAGAAGGATGTCGATGACGCGGCCAGAGGCAAGCTCGCGTACAAGGCTCTTGGCCGAGTCAACAAAGCTCGCAAGTTTCTTAGTTTTGAAGATTACTGGAAGCAGAGTTAGCTTCCAGAGTCTTTATAATAATAATGAATAAGTAAGTAACACACCAAACGACAAACAACGAAAGGACACAAAATGTTATCAAGTACAGAATACGACAAGCTCCACCCGGGGCTAGACAAAGTGCTGCTTGCAGCAGCGGGGCAGACTCTGCACTCAGAGTTCGCGGATAAGATGAAGTCAATGGTTCTCGACGCAGGACGCGTCAAGGCTAAGACTATCGCTCCGAAGAAGAAAGTTCCAATGATATCTGCAGACGCGCTTGTAGGCGAGAAGAGTTACACTCGACCAAATGGCGAGAACTACTACTCACGCAAGTGGGGTGAGCATGACGATGTCATGGTGCTTCGCAAGTCGAGAGACATGTCAGCATACGTACTTTTGTACGGCGCACCAGGTTGCGGTAAGACTGCTGTTGTTGAAGCTGCGTTCACTGGCGAGTCCGGTGGCTTGTTCACAGTGCTCGGCTCAGGCGACACAGAAGTTGCTGACTTAGTCGGCGGATATGTGCAGACACCAAGTGGTGGCTTTGTCTGGGAGGACGGCCCACTGCTTAAAGCAGCGGAGTGCGGCGGAGTGCTGCTCATCGATGAGGTAGGTCTTATCGACCCGAAGGTGCTCAGTATCGTCTACGGTCTCATGGATGGCCGTCGTGAATACACTGTGACTGCTAACCCAGAGCGTGGGACAGTGAAAGCTGCTCCAGGTTTCTACGTAATCGCAGCGACTAACCCGAACGCTCCAGGCGTGCGATTGTCTGAAGCTCTCTTGTCACGATTCCTTGTGCAAGCAGAGATGACGACTGATTGGTCGCTCGCTCGTAAGTTAGGAGCTCCGGTGCCAATCGTCACTGCGGCGCAAAATTTAAGTAAGAAGCAGCAGTCGTCTGAAGTCTCATGGGCTCCTCAGATGCGTGAGCTTCTAGCGTTCCGCGATCTCGCAAAGGAGTTCGGCACATCATTCGCTATCGCGAACTTGCTAGCTGCCGCTCCCGAGATGGATCGCCCAGTCGTGGCTGACGTCTTCACCCGAGTATTCGGAGAAGAGTGTCGCCCGGCGAAGATCTAAGCGCTGCCTTTCGCGCTCAGTCTTCGTTGGTTGGTCTCCCGTAGGTGTGCGGGAGGCTAACCTCTCTTTCCAGAGTTTATATAATTGATAGTACAAGGACAACAAAGGACAAGGACAAATGACACATTTTAAGATTAATAGCTCTCGAGCTGAGGCTACGCCACCCGAGTGGTTAGGCGTAGGCGTGCAGATCGGCCAGATTACAAATATCTGGGCAGAACGCGCAGATGTTATCGCGTACGTCGGCCCAGGCGCCGGTGGCGGCGTGGCACCAGCGTGCTACAACCCAATGCTTGCAGAGATCGAAGTAGATGTGACGAGAGCGTTTGGCAAGTCAATAACGCCGGCGTCGATCGGCGACATGACGCAACGCAGCGTTCAGTTCGACTGGCCTAAAGCTTCTGGTGTCATATTCCATGAAGCTCTCCACGCTCGGTTCTCTCGCTGGGATCTCATTAAAGCGCAGAAGGACCTCGAGTCTCTTGAGTTCAAAGCACTCGTGCTTCTTGAAGAAGGTCGTATCGAGAACTTAGGCGTCACCTTGATGCCAGGTAACTCCGGGTTTCTCCGCGCTTGCGCGCTCGAGATAGTGATGGCTGACCTCAATGTCACCGGTGTAGACACCAGCAGCATGTGGACAGCAGCGCACATGGCGGCACTCACGTCAGCACGCGTAGATGCGGGTTCACTCGAGCTGTCAGACATCGAGACTGTAGAGGAAGTTCTAATCAATAAGCTTGGTGTAGAGCTCTTCACTAAGCTTCGCAACCTATGGCTGCAAGCTCAGGACTACACTTCACACAGTTCAATTGAAGGTCTCTACCCTGTCGCCCGTGAGTGGGCAAGATTAGTTAAAGAGGCAGCAGCTGAAGCTGGTGAGCCAGAGCCTGGTCAAGGTGAATCAGGGCTAGGCGAGCTTGGCGAGTTCGGGGAAGCACTCGAGGAAGCACTCGAGGAAGCAGCTGGCAACGCAGCTGTCGGTGGTTCAGCCGATGCAGCAGATCAACAGACGCAAGAAGAATGGGAGCGTGAAGTTAAAAGTCGAAGCGGTGCAGCGAAGCAGCAGAAAGAACACAAGGACGCTGCGGACAAAGTATTCGGTAGAGGCACTGGGCCAGAATCTTCTTCTGAGACAAACAGTCGTCTAGTTGAAAAGCGCGCTCCACGTGGTGATGAACGAGCAGCAGCAGTCAAGGTAGCGCAGATGCTTGAGAAAGCTAAGTATCGTGAGCGTGACGAGACTGAGATTAAGTCGATCGTTCCTCCTGGCCGGTTGCGCACGCGCGCTATGGTGCAGGGAGCAGCGTTTAAGTCGAAGGGCATCATGACGCAAGTAGAGCCATGGCGCCGGACTAAGCGCACGCACACTGACGACCCAACTCTCACTGTCGGCGTAATGGTCGACATCAGCGGTTCAATGTCCTCGGCGATGGAGCCGATGGCAGTGACAGCGTGGGTCATGAGCGAAGCGGTGCGGAGAGTTCAAGGCCGTGCGGCGATGGTTTACTACGGCACTGGGGTGTTCCCAACATTGAAGCCCGGGCAGCACTTGTCAGAGGTGACAGTGTACTCGGCGCCAGATGGAACTGAACGCTTTGAGAAAGCATTCAAAGCGCTTGATGGTTCGTTGAACTTGCTCAATGGCGTAGGCGCGCGATTGCTCGTCATCGTTAGCGATCTGTGTTACACTCACGAAGAGACGAAGAACGCACGACGCTGGTTAGATGAGTGCGAAAGACTTGGTGTCGGAGTCATGGTTGTGTCTCCGTTAGCGAGTGACGACGCTCGTCGACTTCTCAATAGCTCGAGCACCAAGTCAGTGCAGCTCGTCGAGAAGATTACAAGTGCCGCAGACGTAGCGACGCAGATAGGATCTGCAGCAGCAAGAGCGCTGGAGTCAGTTCAACGCTAAAGATCGCCGGCCCGGGGTGGACACACTTTACTTGTCCTTTAGTGTTCCTCCCGGGTTGGTTCATTCTTCCAGAGTTTATATAATGTACGTAACAACAACGAAAGGATAACCTAATGACAATTCACTATTTCGCTGCCGATGGAAACTACGGCAATGCTCGTCAATTAGTCGTCGTCGACACATCAGACTGGACCGAGGACGAGTGGGAAGACGTCGACAACGCGCCTGAAGGCGAGCGTGGAAGTATCGCGCTGCAGTTGTCAGGCGGCAAGATGAAACCGACGGCGCAGTTAGCGCTGCCGTTGGTGTTCCCTGACGCCGCACAATCATGAGTGAAGGCACGGTCCTCTACTCAGTAGTGGTCCGGCTGTGCGTGAGGCGCGGGCCTGACGCATACACAGAGATAGACGGTGAGGTATTCGCAGCTGTCTCGCAGGGAATAGAAGACGCAGAGATGGTTGACATCCTCGACATCGAGGTGCTGCCTGAACCGCCTGATGCTAAGATCATTGCGTTCCCTAAACGCGATTGAGACATCGGCCTGGTGGAAGGCTGCAGAGGCAAGACCGCTGCCAATTTCAAGCATCGGCCTGGCGGGAGGCTGCAAGGCAAGACCGCTGCCACTTTGGACATCCAGAGCTGTTATAATGTAGTTATGGGAATCTTAGGACTGTACATCGCTTATCGAGCAGGTAAACGACGAGCTATGCGTGACTACAACGACAGCGTTGTTGGTCTAGACTTAGACGAAATCTGCGCAGTTTGCAAGCAGGAACTTCGATTCCACTCAAACGATGCGAACCTGAGTTGCCCGATCTCGATATAGACTCGAGTTCCAGAGTTTATATAATGGTTGCATGACTACAACGACGAAACAACAGGTACGTATTGAGAGAAGCATTCACACTTGGAACGTAATAACTCCGTCTGGAGTTAGGTACTTCAGAAAGAAAGAAATAGCTGAAGACTTAGTCAGGTGCATCGAAAAGCAAAATAAGAAGTAAACTCGAGTTCCAGAGTTTATATAATGCATATATAACAACGAAAGGACGCAATATGAAATACACGAAGAAACAATGGGGAACAAGAGAGCCGTTTGAAGGCGTCATTGCGGAGTACTTCGCGATAGGCGACTTGTTCGGGCTTGAAGTGCAAGTGCAGACTAGCGGACTCATCGTCGGGACAGTTTGGAAGACAATTCCAGCGACGTACTGGGAGCCGGCAGACGTAGATTGCATTCACGAACAAGAGTTCACCAACGTCGATGAGGCGATGGTCGCTCTCGAGAAGTACGACGACGACGCGGTTGCGGAAGAGATTCGCTACGACAGAATGATGTCAGAGTACTAGTCCAGAGTTTATATAATTAAACTATCAACATGACACAGGAGAACAACATGGCAGTAAACACAGAGAATGAATTCGAACTCGCAATCAATGAACTCGAGCGGTTGCTTGGTGTAGAGCACCTCGGCGTGAGAACGTCGACACAGTTCAAGCTCGGCATCTCGGGCGTATGTCTCATCATTGCGGCACTCACACCGCGCGAACCTCTGTGGGATTAAGGAGCAGAGCATGCGGACAGAGTTTTACTCAGTAGTCGAGACGCCGCGGTGCGTTCATTGCGGATACAAGGGTGAGGTAGAAGTACCGAACTCAGGCCTTGCACGACGCAGTGCGGGCGCGTTGATACAGAACGCGTTCCCTGATCTAAGCAGAGGTCTTCGTGAGCAGCTTGTTTCAGGCACGCACCCAGAGTGCTGGGCCGAGATGTTCGGATAGAGCAACTCGAGTTTCCAGAGTTTGTATAATGTTTATATACACAACGACAAAGGAAAAATCATGAAAACCTACACGATCACAAAAACAGACAACGCAGTTACAATCGACTTCGACATCGACTACTTCTACGCTAACTGCAACAACGCAACAATCGACTTCAACGAACTTGGCCTCGACCCGATATTCACAATTCACTTCGTCGACAATCAGCCATTCATTAATCTCGGCAACGACGCCGCCACGTTCTCGTTCGAGGCCCCACTCTTCGACGAATCTGAAATCGAACAAGTTTTCAACTACGATGTCCTTCTGGCCCTCATCGCGACTGACAGCCGCTTCGACAACGGCCAAAGTCCCTACTAAACTTGAGTTTCCAGAGATTGTATAATGAATATATGAACAACCACACAAAAATCATCAACGTCGACTTGGCCACCGAAAACCTTCTCGACGCCATTATCGACCTAAAAAACACTATTCCGGACTCGTTTGTCCGCGTCGTCGACATTGCCACCGAATCCACCGGCTGGCCAAATATCGACATCGTTTTCAACGAATCCGACTCGGAAACTCTCGCTGAGTGGTTGGGTCAAGAGGACGACATGGAGTTCTTTGATTCACAAACTTCGATCTTCAGTCTTTAACTCGAGTTTCCAGAGATTGTATAATGAATATATGAAAACATCAACCAAATGGAACGCGGAAAGTCGCCAAGCCTTTGCGGATAGAAATATCCTCAGAGCTCAGCAGATTCCTAACAAGCGCAAGCTTGCGAATCGTCAGGCTTGCCGCGTAAAGAAGTGGGACTTCTAAAGTTCTGCTTCTTTCAAAACTAAAACGACACACTACAAAAGGAGAACAATAATGGGAATGGACGTAATGGGAAGAAACGCCAAAAGTGAAATGGGCGAATACTTCCGACGCAACGTTTGGGGCTGGCGCCCGCTGTGGATCTACGTAGAAGATATGCACGTAGACACCGCATCAAAGGTGAAGAATGCTCAGACTAACGATGGTGATGGGCTGAACGAAGATGACGCTTACGCGCTCGGTCTGAAGCTCTACAACGACATTGCAGATGGTATCGCTGCTCGCTACGTCTCAGAACGTGATGCGGCTATTGCTGCGTTGCCGGACGAGCCATGCAAGTACTGTGACGCAACAGGTATCCGAACGGATACGGTCGGCGTCAGCATGGGCATGGACAAAAAGAAGACGTGCAATGCATGCGATAGCAAAGGCAAGGTTCGCCCTTGGGAAGCGCACTACAGTCTTGACGTAGACGATATTCGCGAGTTCGCAGACTTCTTAGTTGAGTCCGGCGGATTCAGCATTTATTAAGTAATAACAACAAAAACAAAAGGAGACATAATGACAACAGAAACAGAAACAAAAAATAGAGCTAAGCCAGGTTCGCGGACTGAAGAGCTCCCAGAACTTGCAGCGGGCATAAGTTTGCCGGCTGGGTACTCAGCAGCGTACTTTCGTCGCCGAAAGAAGCTTGCGGTGTTGCGAGCGGATGATCGTACTCACTATCTCGTATTCGACATCATGACAGGCACGTCAGTCAAAGTAGACGACACGAAACAAGCGTGCCGGCTGATGTCACAGGTCGCTAAGGGTGAGGTCACTCTAGCTGTATAGTCGCTGCCATAGCGAGTAGAGTAGCGCCGATAATCAATCGCTGAGACTTTGATCGGCTCTACTTCTTGCTATCCAGAGAATGTATAATGGTATCTACAATCAGGTATAAGAAACGACAAAGGAGAAGACATGGGAGTCATACTAGAAAGTCACATCGAGAAAATGCTCGAGTTGGCGCATGCCGTAAAGAAAATTGGCATTGAGAAAATTGCAGAGTCGGCTGGCACTACAGCGAGGAAAGTTAATCGCTTTGTCACTGACCCGACAACGTCGAAGAACTCCGATATTCTGAAAATTAAGCGTGCGGTAGAGGAGTTAAGCAATGAAGGTAAAAGCTGAGAGGTTTTTGTCAGATCTGCAAAGTGGAGTCTACGACGACGTCGCGTTCTCGATAGAGACTGCGGTGACGCGCCATGCGCAGAAGATCCGCGCTAAGCGCTCAGTCGCCGACTACGAGACTGGAGACCTAGTTGTTGTAAATGACCTATGCGGGTACGAAGCCCTGCGCGGCGCCGAGTGCGTTGTTGCGGCTAAGTGGCCTAGATCATTGATAGTCGAAGGCAAGCTTGATGGAAAAGAGTTCCGTTATGCGATGTCACCTGTCGTACTCGACAAAAAGGTATAGTTGACTGCATGACAACGATAGTTGCAGTAACTGGCAGTGGCTGGACTGTAGTTGGGTCTGATTCGCGTGTCACTGAAGAAGATGGGCGCGTCTACGTTCTACCTAAAGGTTCAGCCAAGGTCGCGCGGAATCGTGCGTATCTGCTTGGCGCTGCAGGCGACGTGCGCGCGATCAACATCTTGCAATACGCATTCCGTCCGCCTGACGCTAAGAATTTTGTCGGCACCCGACTTGACAAATTCATAACGAGCGACTTTGTTCCGTCACTGCGTGCGTGCTTTAACGAGCAAGGTTACACAGCGCCTTCACCCAACAAAGATCATTCAGATGAGTCTGGATCAATAATACTGGCTGCAGTCAATGGTGCGGTGTACGTCATCGGAGAAGACTACTCGTGGGTTAAAGACACAAGTGGCATCTACGGCCTTGGCACTGGAAGTCCATACGCGCTCGGTGTGCTGTACGCTCTTCTTCCAGAAGGTGCGGACAACATAGATAAAGCTAAGGCTGCGGTCAAGACTGCGCTTACTGTTGCGGCAAGGTTGGACGCAAACACGAGCGCGCCGTTCAACATACAAGTTCAGAGCGGGCCGGTTTAGTTCCAGAGAATGTAATATATAAAATAAGAAAAGTAAGACACAATACAAACTACAAAGGAGAAAATGATGAGAATAGATATAGAGTTCTACAATACTGCCGCTGCGGTTGCTTGGGCAGTCGCGGTGTTCTTAATCGCCGGTATGTCGATATCGCGCAAGCGTGGTCGATAATGAGAGTTGTTCAAGCTATGTTTCAAGCTATCATTGCGAGCTTCTTCGCGGTAGCTGGCTGGTCTCTGTGGAAAGAACGCGGTGAACTAAATCGTCGTGCTAAGTACGGCGATCGCGTAATAGTCAGAAGCTCAGAGGCTGACGACAGAAAAGCATCATGGGAAAGTATCATGCGTGCAACTGACGAATCATACAGGAGCTCACGATGAAAGTAAAAAATAAGTTTGCAATTGTGGCGGCGATAGTTGCCGTCGTAATCGCCTTAATCTATGGAAATGCGGAAGCCGTTGCTACAGCTCAGTGGAATATTGATCGCATTGATCAACGCTCACTGCCGTTGAACAAAGACGTTTCGCTGGCGCTTAATGGTCAAGGCGTCACTGTCTACGTAGTTGACAGTGGCATACTCTCGTCGCATGAAGAGTTTACAGGCAGAATTCGTGCGGGTTTCACTAAAATTCTTGATGGGCGAGGAACTGAGGACTGCTACGGACATGGCACTCATGTCGCCGGCGTAGTCGGCGGGTCAACCTACGGCGTAGCGCCAAAGGTGACTCTTGTCCCTGTGCGGGTCACAGACTGTAGTGGTAATGGTTGGACGTCTGACATGATCGCGGGCATCGACTGGGCAGTAGCAGATCACAAGACTGGCGAGCCTGCAGTCATGAATATCAGCATGAGTGGAAACTTGTCATCAAAAGTAAATGCTGCGGTCGATCGCGCGATTGCAGATGGAATTGTAGTAGTTACTGCAGCCGGCAACAACAATAAGGACGCGTGCAGTTACTCGCCGGGGTCTACTCCAAGCGCGATCAACGTTGCGGCGAGTGATGAAAACGACGCTAGGTGGTCATGGGCTAACTACGGCAAGTGTGTTGACATATTTGCTCCAGGCGCAAACGTGCTGTCAGCGTGGGCTACGTCGCCAACAGCGTCTAAAACTCTTAAAGGTACGTCACACGCGGCGCCACACGTCACCGGCGTCGCGGCGTTAGCGCTACAGAATAGTCCAGCGCTGTCTGTAACTGACGTTACTTCGTTGATTGTGAGTTCTGCCACCAGCGATGCGATTACTGACGCTGGCGTGGGTTCTCCAAACAAGTTGCTGTACGCTCCATTGTCTGGGTCTAGTTCTGCGCCTGCGGTGACAACAACAACTTCAACAACAATTGTCAAAGAGATCGACAATGGGACTGAAGTGCCGTCGTCTACTTCTGTAACAGTTGCGGTGACGAAAACTTCAGAAGGCTACGAGATCGCAGTTGAATCTTCGCTCCCCGGAACAAAGATGCAAATTAGCGCACTAGCAAAAGCTAAGTCATCCTTTACTTGGACGAAGACTTCTTCAGCCAGCGGTGCGGTAAAGTTCACGACGACTAGAAACCTAAGTGGGTATAATGTAATCGTACTTGTAGGTGGAGCGCCGTACAGCTCGATTGCAGTTGGATAGTGCTCGCGGCTGTCAAACGCGCAATGCTGTGGCTGTGGCAGCCGGCGCCTCGAGCGAGGCTAGAAGAAGAAAAAGAAGAAGATCTGTGGTGGTTTTACATAAAGTAATCACTTGTTTAAGTTTCCAGAGTTTGTTATAATTAACTTGTCAACTACGAAAGGACAAACAAATGACAGCAGTAAGCAGATCACTTGCGCAGGAAATTACTAACGAGCTTGAAAAAGCTGCAGTGGCAATCTTCGCAAAACATGGTCTCGAGCGAGGCAAAGTCTCCATAAAGTACGGACAACTTTACTCACTCAAGATTGAAGCTCAGCCAGTCGAGACTGGACCAAATGGAGTCAATCTCGCTTCAGTAGAAGCGACAGATTACATTCGTTTTGGTTCGATGTACGACTTGCCGGAAGGTCTTCTTGGAAAGACTTTCTCAGTCAATGGAAAAGAGTATGCGTTTGCGGGTATCGCGGCTTCGCGGTCGAAGTACCCAATTTACGTACGTGAGGTTGCGACTGGGAAGCATTCATTCTTCCAAGAATCAGTCAAGCGTTACTTCACCCCAGTAGGGGTGAAGTAATGCGCATCGCTAAGCAGCAGCATTGGATGCAGCATGCGGCGTGCGCCGGCAAAGGAGATTTGTTCCATAACGAGAAATCGCGTATAGTCACGCGGCAGGCCAAGGTCGTCTGCGCTGGGTGCTTAGTCAGGCAGGAGTGTTTGGACTACGCGCTAGACAACGAACAGATCGGCGTCTGGGGCGGACTTACTGGTAATGAGCGGCGTAGGCTGCGGCGCACTGCACGCCGAACTCGTTAAGTCAGTCGCAGAATCTATCTGGAGAACGTGGTATACTTAACAACTACTATTGTCTAAAAGGAGTACCAATGAACGAAGCAGCCGCAGAAGAAGAGGAAAGCGGTGGCGCTACAGATCGCAACGAGCGCTTGCCAAAACGAAAAGATAAATGGAAATGCCCAAAGTGTGGCGAGACTGTCATTCTTCATGTGAAAGTATCTGAGCCGCCAGTGTGCCACAATCCGAAAGAGCACACGTCAACTGGAGTGGCCATGGAACTAGTTAAGTGATCGATGGTTCAATCGATGTTGTATGGCGTCTTCTTGCGCTGGCAGAACGCAATGGACTTGGTCCGTCCGCGCCTGTGATGAGAAACGCAGCTGAAGAGATACAAATGCTGCGGACTAAAGTTGAAAGCCTAAATCAAGAACTCGAGCGCGTGCGGACTGAACGCAACTTTGGCGCGGTGTAAATAAATAGCCAGCCGGTTTTTAGTCGGCTGGCCGATTATTTATTTGTTATTTGCTGTGAAGCGCGGCGTCGATGCGCGGATTATTTTTGAGCAAGTCGACGATGAAGTCGCAGTTGGCAGCGAGGTATTCGTAGTACTCGTTGCTGTTGACGCTGTTTACGCAGTAGCTGTCGATGCCGTTTAGGTTGCCGATGTGCGATATGGCGTACGGGTCGCCGTAGTAGTTAAACGTGACAGTAGTCAAGTATTCAGGTTCGTGATGGATGTTGATTATTTGGTGTGTTTGTATGTTTGTCATGTAATCAATATAACAACTCTGGAAACTGGAGTTAGCCAGCCGGTTTGGCCGGCTGGCTGACTTACCATTTACGAAGATTAAACTTCGTAAGCTAGAGCGTATCCCTTGTCTCGCTTTGCGTACACTTTTTCGTACGCGGCTGACATTGCTGCTTGGCCTGAGTGATACACTTGCACGCTTGACTGGCGGTTGATCTTCTCTGCCATGCCCCACGAGCAACGCAACACTGAACCATCTGCGATTACCTCGTAGACTTTCTTCTTGCCATTCTGACCTCGTCCCATTGGGCCGATGTCGCTTCCTTTAAGCAAGCACCATTTTTTCATTTTCGTCCTTTCGTCGTTACCAGCGTTGTGCTGATGAGATAAATATATCATCTCCGGAACTAGAGCGGACTCTGACTAAGCCGGCCTACGACTTCAGTTCCGGAGATGATACATTGTATCTATCAACGACGAAAGGATGAGCATGAGAACGTTAAATGACGCTCTCGTCGAGGTACAGATCGGTATCCAAGACGCGAAAGCCGATTACCCGGATCTGGGCGAAGACGACATCGTTGCGGAGGTAGTTCGCAATGTCGCGTCATCGTATCCGATGACAATCGCGTGCGAGCTGCTTCGACGCTACGGGCATTGATTCCAGAGAAGTTAATATAATTCTGTCAGCCAAAATGGTTGGCACTTACGAAAGGACGAAATGAAATGGCAATGACAGACGAAGCACTCTCGACTGTTCGAGAGAGCAAAGGCGCGTTCAGAGGTTACATGCTCTACGGCAAAACCCTTGAACTTTGGTTCGCAAGCCCGACTGGTGACTCGAGCGATTCCGTCATTTTAAAGATGGAATGCGAAAGCAACGAGCAGGCTGCGGACATCGCGGCGGTACATCAACGTGTCTGGGGTCACTCAAACTCGTACGCTTATTAGTTAGATCGCTGGCGCCCGGGAATCGTCGCCCGGGCTGCTAAGCTTTAGGGAACTCAGTTCCAAAGAAGTTAAAATAGTACTATCAACTACAATGACGAAGGAGACTTAAATGACGAAAGCACGTAAAATGTTTTTTGTTGCCCTGGCAGCAGTTGCGGCTGTAGGCTTAGTCAAGGTCGCGCAAGAGAGTGGCAAGTACACTTGCAACTCGCCGGCCGTGACAGTGCAGGAAGGCCAGACGCTACACGGCATCGCTCAGGCAAATTGCTCAGGCAACGTTGTAAATGCCATGGACGACTTAGTTCTAAACCTTGGCACGTCTACAATCTACCCTGGGCAAGAAATTCAGCTGCCAACCCAGGGCTAGACTGTCTGCACAGGCACGCACTGCGTTTGTGAGTCACTTCGCCGGCTGGAATTGAAAAGTGGCTGGCTGAGGTCGTGTAAATGATCTGAGCGGTTGCAATTGTGGTATATTAAAATTGAAAGTGAGGAACAAGTGACAAAAAATCAACCAGGAACGTTTGCGGCTATCTTTTTAAGTTTAGCAATTGCTATTCCACTGATTGTTATTCCGTTTGTTGGAGAAACAAGTCTCGCAGCCGGCATCGTCTTCATCACGAGCCTTGGGCTGCTGCTGCCAGCGGTGCACTTCGCAACTGTGTGGTCTGTCAAGCGTTTTGCGCAAAAAGATTCAAAAACCTTACTTGGAGTAGTAGCTCCTAAAAAAGATGCGGATCAAGGTGTACTTTATGACGAAAATGATATACCATCGATCTGACGCTATGACAAAGGAAGAAGAATGGTCAATGAGTTACTTACAAAGACGAAACGCGGAGCTAGAAATAGAGAACGCGTTGCTGAGAAAGAAACTAAATGACTTCAGCCTTATCGAGCGAACTAATGAGTTTGATCGTGAGTAGCGAAATGCTACTCGTCGAGGCGGAGGAGCTTATCGCACGCTCCCGAGCTCAGTTGGCAATGACGCCAACTGACGAGCCAGTGCGGCACAAACAACAAACAACGAAACGAGGAATAATGTCAACTCCAACTCCACAAGCTGCAGCGCAGCTTTACGCAGAAGGAAAGCCAATTGTAGAAGTAGCTCAAGCTTTGGGCGTAACCTACGGCAAGGCCCGTAAACTTATCAATGAAGCAGGCACTCCAGTTCGCGATGCTTCGTCGCGTCTCAAGGGTCGCACTCGCCGCAAGGCCTAATGAACTGGCGTTCACGTTTTCGTGACGTTATTTGGACGTCGGTAGTGGCAGCAGGCTGCGGAGTAGTCTCAGTCGTTTCTGCCATTGCCGGCGCCAACACACCTGTGCCGATAGCCTTTGGGTTGGCTGGACTGATTGCTGTACGGTTGAACGATCAGTAGACTCGAGTTCCAGAGTTTGTATAATGTATATACCAACAACGACAAAAGGACAAAAATGAAAACGCAACTCAAAACTGACACCTACGAAATCACGCTTACCGACATCGACAACGAAACTGTCAGCTTCGACGCAAAACTGTCACTCGCCTACTTACTTACAACTAAGTCCGGCATCGACGACCCAACCGAAACCACTGAGTTTTTCAACAACTTCAGCCACGACTACAACGGCAACGTCTTCGACTTCGTCAATATCGGCTTTTCAGCCGACGAAACACTTAACTACGGCGTACGCTACGACTACGCCGGTTCAGACTTCTGCGACGACTTCGACGACTGCATATCGGCATTCGGCAAACCAATCATCGACTTCATCGACGCTCACTGCAAACTGCTTAACATTCCCTTCTACCCAAACCGCTAAACTCGAGGTTCGGCCGGCCGGCCACAAACTGGCCGGCCACTCGAGTTCCAGAGATGATATATTTATCTTGTCAAGCAAACAAGCCTGACAACGACGAAAGGACAAAAATGAAAACCATGATTAAACCAGAAATTGGAATGGGAGCATCCGTCTCATTCTGCGCCGACACGATTGCGATGACTGTTATCGCGGTCAGTGAAAACAACAAAACAGTGGTCGCCCAACGCGACAACGCTGTTGCAACCGGTGCGCCAATGAGCAATCAGTGGATTATCACACCAAATCCACAAGGCGAAACAATGACGTTCACGCTTCGCGCGAATGGCCAGTACGTACTGCAAGGATCCTCGATGAGAGGCGGCCTCAAGCTCTACGTCGGCGAGCGCCACGAATACTACTGCTACGAATTCTAATTGAATTCGAGGAGCCGGGCCGGTTGGGGCCCGGCTCTTCAAGCAGTCTTCTCAACTCGAGTTTAGTTGAGCATTTTCCAGAGTTTATATAATTTAATTGTCAAGCAAACCCGCTTGGCCCGACTGAAGGACGTTATGACAATTACTGCCGTAGACACACTTCGCCACATGGCGACTCCAAAGCAGATCAGCTTTGTCCGCGACTTGCTCGCAACCCGAGAGGTTGACGCGGATACTGCGGAGCACATTGAAGACACGATCTCTGCTGGCCACTACACAAAGTCGCACGCAAGCTCGGACATCAGCTCGTTTCTGGCGCTGCCTAAGCGCGTGAAAGCGACCGGCGGAATGCAGACACTTCTCGCAAGCGTGCCGAAATCAAAGTACGCAATCCCTGCGGACGAACTCGAGCTGTCGTCAGTCAAAGTAGCAAATGACTTGCTTTTTGTTGAGATCAAAGAGTACATGAACACTCTCTACATTCGCACGCTCCATGGAGCTCCGGGCGCGTTTAACCGCGGCAAGCTTACAGCGGAGCAGACTAAAGAAGTCGTCGCAATTCTCTCGGTTGATCCGTACAAGTACACGCAACTCTTCGGCAAGCACTACTCGTGCTGCGGTTCATGTGGAGCTGAGCTCACAGATGTTCGCTCTCGTGAGTTGCAACTTGGACCTGAGTGTCGAAAAAAGTTTGGATTCTAAAGCAGTGTATAATGAACTAACAAAGGAGACAGAAATGAAAGAACCAGAAATGTACAAGGTTACGACAATCACGCGTGATGGTAAGTCCATCGTCGCGTATGTCACTCCTGAGCGTCGCGTTTCATACGCTCGTTCAATGAGAGAAGAGTACGGCAGCTCGGTTACGGTAGAGTCTGCGTCACTTGAAGAAATTCAAGCGATGGAAGAAACCAACATCTAGCATCGCGCTGAATAAAGTCGTAGCAATCCCGCTACGCAAAAAGACAAAATGACAAGGAGAAATAATAATGTGGGTATTTACACAGACAGGCTTTTTAAGTGCGGTTCGCCACCGCGAAGATGCAGACGCGCTCGTAGTGCGTGCTCGAGATCTCGAGTCGATTCAGGCAATTGCAGACTTTGCAGAAGCTGACATCATCACGCATGCAGGTTCAGACTACCCGTATCGTGTCTTCATCAAAGACGAGTCTTGGCAAAAGTTCTTGCTCAATGCGGTTGAAGAACTTGACTACGACAACTACAAAAACAGAATGCATCATCTGCGTGATGACAGATTCTGCAACGCGCTGTCCAGCGTGTGGTCAGTAATGCTTAGAACAGAAGACCTTGACGTAAACTCGAGACGCTAACATGCGGACGTCTACCAAGGTGACAATTGGTGCTGCCGTTTGCTACTCTTTGACTTCTTTTAGTTTAAGCGTGACATTTGGTGAGCCTGCGGATCTGCAGCCAGTTCGTGTAGAAATCGCAACAGAAACTACGCCTTCAAGCGTGGCGCCTGCTGTCGAGATTGATGCGGCGCCAGTTACTAGCACTTCAGTTGCAGAAAGCTCGATAAAGGCGCTGTCAGTAGAGTCAAGTAGACGCTGCCCGGAATTTGAGCCGCTGTTTGCTGAGGCAGGTTTGCCAGTTGAACAGTTTTCATTCATCGCTTGGCGCGAGTCAAGATGCACTCCAACTGCGTACAACAGCACTCTCAACAGAGACAAGTCAAGAGACTACGGGCTGCTGCAGATCAACTCAACTTGGAAAACAGTGACTATGCAGATCTGCGGACAGCCGTTTGGGCACTTGGACGTTCTGTTCGCTGTCGAGTGCAACATCGCTGTTGCAAAGTATCTGTACAACAACGGTGGTCTTGGTCACTGGAGTCTTTAGTGGCAGGCAAACATAAGTGCAAGTTCTGCGATGCCAGACACGACAGCGCGAACGATGCGATGATTCATGTTGTCAAAAAGCATGCGGACGTAACTTCGTACAAACACTACGACGACCGTGATCACTCGCGCAGGGCAGTTGAAGAGCCCTGCCCGAGGTGTGGCGCAAGGATGATGCCAATGCTTTCAAAACACTGCCCTTGCGGCTACAAGGCTGCTGCTTCGTAGTACAATAGCTCCATGGCCAAGAGCATCATGGAAGAGCTTGCTAAGTTGCCGCGCGAAGAGCGTGACAAAGTTCTCGACGGAATCGACCCAGAGCTTCTTGTGTGGGACTGGAAACTCTGGGCAAGGCCGGAACAAGTGCCACCGCCGGGAGATGACTGGTCAATATGGATGTACCTCGCTGGCCGCGGTGCTGGTAAGACGCGGTCAGCTGCGGAGTGGGTTCGTGATAGAGCTAAGGTCACAAACATGGGCCAACTTCGCTTTGCCCTTGTCGCTCGTACTGCAGCCGACGTTCGTGACGTAATTGTTGAAGGCGAATCTGGTATCATTTCTGTTTCGCCGCCAAGCGAGCGCCCACTATACGAGCCATCGAAGCGCCGTCTGACTTGGCCCAACGGAAATACGGCTACTTGCTTTACTGCTGACGAACCCGACGGCCTTCGCGGTCCTCAGTTTCACTACGCCTGGTGCGACGAGATTGCGGCGTGGCGTCAGTCGCCAGACGCTGCGGGCATGACGTCGTGGGACAACGTTCGAGTTGCAACTCGTCTTGGCGCCAATCCACAAATCATCTGCACTACAACGCCAAAGCGTGTGCCAATGCTGTACGGCTTGCTGAACGAGGCAGAAAAAACTGGGCGCGTTGTCGTGTCACGAGGTTCGACACTTGACAATGCGGGCAACCTTTCAAGCACCTATCTTGACGCAATCACAGGCGTTTACGAGGGCACTCGGTTGGCAGCTCAAGAGCTCTACGGTGAAATGCTTAGTGACATCGAAGGCGCGCTGTGGACTATCGAGCTGATTGAACGCGCCCGGGAAAAACAACTGCCGCTTGGCGCGCCATTGCGCTGCATCGGCGTCGACCCGTCCGTAGCCGAGAATCCGCGCGACGAATGCGGGATTGTTGTTGTTGCTTCCACAGGCGAACGTGACTTGTACAAGCGTCATTCATGGGTTCTCGAGGACGCGTCACTTCTTGGCGCGCCAGACCGCTGGGCCAATACGGTAGTTCAAATGGCGCGCAAGTGGTCGTGCCCTGTTGTAGCAGAAGTAAACCAAGGCGGCGCACTAGTGCGGAATGCCATCAACACAATCGACCCAACGATCAAAGTATTTGAGGTTCATTCAAAGGTCGGCAAAGCCTTGCGTGCTGAACCAATCACACTTGCCTACGAGCAAAACCGCGTGCATCACGTCAATTATCTTGCGGACCTCGAGTCGCAGATGTGCGCATGGATTCCAGGTGAAGGCAAGTCACCAGACAGAGTTGACGCCTTAGTTCACGCACTTACTGCTTTGCTAATCAAGCCACCTGCGGGCTTCCTCGGAGGAACTATCACAGCCAAGTCGTTGGCGCACAGACGCTTGCCAAGCTTTAGGAACGGCAATGGCCGCGGCGGTGGCCGTGTGTTCTCGCCTCGCTAGTGCGGGTATACAATTACACATCAAGTCTTTAAAGAAAGTACGGTAAACAAATGAGCAACGAAGAAACCCCAGCAGTTGAAGAGACTCCAGTCGTGGCAGAGGCTGCGGTAGTTGTCGAAGAGCAGCCAGTAGCGCCTGCTCCTGAACCAACACCTGAACCAACACCTGAACCTGCGCCGCGTAAGCGTGCGGTCAAGTCTGGCGTAGGAATTGTCGCAAGCGGTGCGGACAGCGATGACGTGCGGCTTGACATGTGCATCTACAAAAACCCAGCAACACGCAAGTCGTTGTCAGTACATCACCTTCAACGTCGTTTAGTCGAATGCGGGTTCAATGAAGCAGGCACTGACAAAGACGGCTGGTATGCAGACGCAACTAAGCGTGCGGTAGAGCAATATCAAGCGGCCAACAACCGTGCGGTAACCGGCACTGTCGATGCGGACATGCTTGTAGCTTTGTTCGCTGATGAACCATTCATCAACGTCATCGTCTAAGCATAGTCACGCTCTACATTTCAAACACATCAACTCTATAGTCGAAGCCTTCGCGCTCTACAGCTTGCTCCGCGTCTTCTTCTCGCAAGAAGTAGTGCCACTTGCTTTCTACTGAGGAGAATCGCTTTCCATCGTTAAGCCATGGACCTGACCAAGCTTTTCCATCGCTGTGTCGAACAACAACAAATCGCTTTTTCTTTTCTGCTTTCTCTTTCTGTTGAGCGAACGCAGAGGCGCTAGTCAACATCTCTCTGCCAAATGGATCTCGCCACTTGCTCATCTCTGCTCGAGTGAGAGGAGGCAAGCTCTTTGCACGCGCGCTTTTCTCACTCAAACTTTGTAGCACACTCACAATGTTTTTTCTTTTCATCATGTCATCATTATAAAAACTTTGGAATCTAAAAAAGTAGAGCAACTTTTTTCTTCGCTCGCGCTCAACTTTTCGCAAAGAAAAAAATATTTTTCTAAAAAAGTTGGAGACACTTTACACTTTCTGTATTTCTATCCATATCCCTCTCTCACGTCCAAGGCAATTATGGCAAGGTACTATACTTCCCCTTGTACATAGTCTTCCGCCGCGGTGAATGACACTAGCAGAAGACGCGGCGTGCCTTCGGCACGCACGCAGAGCAGCGCAAGCAGGGTGTGATTTTTCCGCCGCAGGTATTGTCGTGTTCGTCAAACAAGGCAGCGATGTACACAATTAAGTATGATACAATAGTGCAATGGAGAGAGCGCAGTTACCTGAGAGTGAGCACCGCCTCCTCGGCGCATTGTCGGGTAACGAGTTAAAGGCCCGTGTTCGCGAGCTCGTCGCCGCAGGTTGGTCGATGTCAGCCGTGGGCAAGGCCTGTGCGCCGCCCCGCTCCCGATCTACAATAAGATCTTGGATCTCTCCCTCTTCTTCTTCCGATTCAACAATATCCGCGGTGAAAAACTCAAGCTTTAATTTAGTTCACTCAGTTCACCCCGTTCCTACCGCCCCCGCCAAGAAGGATAGATACGCGCCGAAGCGCAAGAACGTTATGCCGCACGCTTCACCGGGGCTCACTGAAGTTGACAAGAGTAGTATCAAGGCTTTAGCGCAACTCGCAAGTAGATATAGATCTACCTCTTCTACCTCCTCCGCCTATGGAAAAGCGAACGCGGATTTCACGCAGTTAGTGAACACGCTGTACTCGAGAGGCGTTACGGTTAGAGAGATCGCCGCGGCTGCAGAAGTTACCTATCGCGCGATAAATAGGAGAATTACAAGATGAAGGTTCTTCACGATATCTTTCCGGCTCGAGTTCTTGTTGCTCCGCAGAATCACGGCATCTCGCTTGAGCAGTTGACGACGAAGACCAGCCAGCCGCAACCACCGACGAGGCTTGTTGAGGCGGTTCGCGTGCTGATTACGGATTCTCGGGTTTTGATCGCGGCGGACTCACACAAAGGACCTGTGACGATCTTCTCCGAGCCGATTGAACAGTTGAACTGGAGCGGAAGCGCCCGTACCGAATCATCACTAACTACCTCTACGGGTAAGACGATTATCTTCGTTCGTGACGATAGCTGCGGTTGCGGAAGCAGATTACGAAGCTGGAATCCGTATAATACACTACACTCGAGTAAGGACCCAACTGAATGACCGATATCTCAGTATTTCACTTCGTCGTGCTTGCTCTTGGCGTTTACCGCCTGACTAGGCTTGTTACTACCGATGTACTGCTTGATCGCGCACGGACAAGACTCTGGAAAAAGTATCCGCCCGAACAAGGCGGCATCGGCTACCTGATTACCTGTGACTGGTGCACTAGTGTTTGGACATCATCAATGACTGTAGTTATGTATATTATGATACCTAACATAGTGTTTGCGGTAGCGTGTGTTTTAGCGCTGTCCGCGATCACAGGACTAGTAGCCGCGCGTGTTTGATCGTAAACACGCTCCGTTGATGACGAGGAGAAACTGATGGGCGTCTTCAGGCGCAATCAATCAATAGCACGAACACGTCGCACAAACGCTACTAATCCGCAGGTATTGTCATCTTCGCTTATCGTGCCTTCTGGATACTCACCAGCTATTTCAGTTCCATATAACGCGCCGCGCGGTCTTACAGCGGCTGCCGCACAGGTAAGCGTAAACAATAAGAATGAAGCAGAGATGTTCAGGCAACGTCGCTCTGCTGGTTCTAGCCAATGGCAGTCTGAAGCCTGGGAGTACTACGACGCTATTGGAGAAATTAAATACGCTTTTAACTTAGTTGGCTCAGTCGTGTCACGAATTCGTTTGCACGCAGCAGTTGTTGAGAACCCAGCAGAGATGCCTGTCAACGTTCGTTCAGCCACTAAGGTGGACGCTGCACTAGCCGCGGCAGCAGAACGCGCGCTATCGCGTCTTGACTCTGCTTACGGCGGCCAAGCTGGAATGCTTCGAGACGCAGCGTTGAATCTTAGCGTTGCAGGCGAGTGCTATCTCGTGCAGATGCCAGCGCGTCCCGGGCACAGTATTCCAGAGTCATGGGACATTCGCTCAGTAGACGAAGTGTCGCTTGACACGCGCGGTAACTACGTCATCTCGCCTCGACGAGAGTTGTCTGGTCAGGACGCTACACGCAAAGGCGGAATTAAAGTTCCAGGAAGTGCGTTTGTTGGCCGCATCTGGCGCGCGCATCCTCGCTACAGCGACGAAGCAGATTCATCGCTTCGTGGACTGTTAGATCTCTGCGCTGAACTTATGCTTTTGAATCGCACGTTCCGTGCAACTGCGCGGTCACGATTAAACGCAGGAGCTTTGTATTTGCCAGACGGACTTAGCGTCGCTGCTAATCCAGATCCTGACTATCCTTACGACACGGGCTCAGATTTTGAGTCAATGCCGACGCCTGAAGAGCAACAAGACGAATTTGAAGACGCGCTGATCGATGCTATGACGACGCCGATCCGCGACGAGGACTCAGCAAGCGCTGTTGTACCGTTGATCATTCGCGGCCCAGCAGAGCTTGGTGACAAGATTAAGCAGTTCAAGTTCGAGCGTTCGTTCGACCCGTCACTTGCTCAGCGAGCTGACCGTGTTCTTGAGCGTATTCTTCAAGGCATCGACATTCCAAAAGATGTTGTTACCGGAATGGCAAACGTAAAGTATAGCAACGCACTTCAAATTGATGAGTCGTTGTATAAGGCTCACATCGAACCGTTGATGCTGCTTATCGCCGACGCGCTGACAGTTGTCTATCTGCGTCCATACTTGATTGCTAATGGATTTGATCCAACGGAAGTTTCACGAATTGTCGCTTGGTACGACCCATCGCAGGTATCAACTCGTAATGACCGCGCTGCAGACGCTGACAGTGGATTTGACCGTGGTGCAGTTTCATACGATACTTGGCGCCGTGCTCATGGATTTAGCGAGGCCGACGCACCAACAGCTAAGGAAGTCGCTCTTCGTATGATAATCGACAAGGGCGTAATCTCTCCTGAACTTACTCAAGCTGTGCTGACGGCGATCGCGCCTGACGTCATGGACGCTGCAAGAAGCGCACAGCAAGCTACGAGCGTCGCGCCTGTGCCGTCTGCACTACAGCAGATTTTGCAGGGCGCGCCAGAGACAGAGACAGCGCAGCCGAGTGCTGCCGAATCGCCAGTAGAGACGCCGACACCAGAAAAGACGACAGAGCCGACGCCAACAACAGAGGTGTAACAATGTCAACTGAGCCAATTGATCTTTTAGATTCGTATCAACCAGTTACCGCCGCAGGGCGCGGTCCTTGTTGGGACGGCTATGTTCAAGTTGGAATGAAAAAGAAAAATGGCAAGATGGTCCCAAACTGTGTGCCTAAAGACGCAGCTACATCTCAAGAATTTGCAAAGTCTCGTCGAGCTCCTAAGAAAGATCGTATCTACGGTTCTAAGAAGAACAAGCCAGGCTCGGCAGCAGGTGGCAAAAAGATTACGTTCTCTGCTAAGACAGAAACGGCGCTACGCAACAAAGTCAAAGAGCACAATGAAAAAGCTCCAAATGGCCGAAGAGCAACGATGGCGCAACTTAAGGCAGTCTATCGTCGCGGCGCTGGAGCATTTTCAAGTTCGCATCGTCCAGGCATGACAAGAGACCGCTGGGCAATGGCTCGTGTAAACGCGTATCTTCGACTTTTAAGATCTGGACGACCAGCTAATCCAAACTACAAGCAAGACAACGATATTCTGCCAAGCGGTCACCCTAAATCATCACGAAGTAAGACATCAATCACGGCTTCTGGACTTCTTGACGTCGAGATCAAAGATGAAGCAGATTACGCTACACCAGAAGATGCGATATTAGCTTTTGCTGAATTTTCTGGTCAAGGCTACGAAATTATCCCGGCGCTTCGCGCCGCGTGGGTTCGTGCTGTGCGAGCAGACGAAAGTCCGTACATAAGAGCTAAAAGACTTGCTGTTGACTTGTACAGCAGTATTGACTCAGACCTGTTACCAAAGAAGAGATAAAGTAGGTAAACGTGACTAAGCACAATAAACAAAAGAAACGCAGCTATCAGTATAGTCACGCGTTTGCTGACCTGCCATTGACATATCAAAAAGCTCTAAAGGGTGCGATCATGGATATGGTCGTCAGTGCAAACTCAGAGCTGCAAACACATCGTCAGATTTCACCGTACTCTGCTGTAATAGCAGCTTCACGATCTCTTCAAACATCGTCTTCAAGTGCTAAGCCTGCTGCACGAGTTTTTGCGGCTATACGAGCTGTAAATTCATTTATAAACCTTTCACGAACTGGAAAGCCTGGTGTAGAGCGTCTGTCTAACACAGATCTTTTGCCAGTCGCGCATCCGCTTTCTACTCGTTCACACACGATGAATGAAGCGTCACTACGCGCTGCGCGTGCACAGTGGCTTGCCGCTGATCCACGAATTGACGATAACTTACGAAATCTTGTCGCAGCAGCGTACTCGCAGACTCCAGGTTCTGTCGAACATCGCCATGCGTTTACACGAATATCAGTACTTCCAGTAGGCGCTATTCCACGCGACATTAGAATCGACGCTGATTTACAGTTGACACCTATCATTGCAGTTCTTGGTCTCGGTGGAAACTCAGACGCTGCTAGAAGTCTTCGTGCCAAGCTTCAACGTCGCGACCGCAAAGGCCGTTTTGCTGAAATGGGCGGCGGCTGGTCGTTCAAGTTACGTCTGCCTGACGGACTGTTCAAGACGGTGTCGGGTCGTGTTGTTGGCGCTTCAGGTACTGACGCAATTGAGATCGAGGTAACTGGAAGCAAAGATCTTGACGACGGCGTCTACACTATGCCATCTGCAAAGGGTGAGTCAGTTAAAGCTGTTCTTCCTACAAAAGCTGTAGAAGAACTTCCAGACCGTGATGATGCTATGGACGATGTCTATGTAGACTCAGCAACTCTCACGCGCAAGGATGCTCCTAGCGGTTGGAAGCAATTAGGCAAAACGCGACAAGTGGGCCGCACGTCTTATTCTGAATACACAAGCGATGACGGCTATACAGTAAAGCGCGAAGCACGACCTAACGCGGCTGGCACAGGCGTTGACTACGGCTACTCAGTGCGACGAATGGAAGCGACTGACACTGATCCGTTTGCAAAAGATAAAAAAGTAATGCGCTCATGGAGCGAGGTTCAAAAAGCTGTTCTTGCTGATCAAGACGACTACAAGCAAGATCTTGAAGCTCTGTCAACACCAGCAGACGAGCCACCATTCGCTGTACCGAACACAATTCCAAAGGGTAACGGAGTAAGTATCTCGTTCCCACTTGCTGAGTACGAATATGATTTAGAGACTTTTGCTGATCAAGTTAAGAGAGCTAATGATCTTGGCGGATTCGTAGAAATTGACACAACACCAACTCTAGAAGGCGCAGATGCAATAGTTGTCACGTTCAATAAGCCGCGTCTTACACCAGCAGAGGCTAATGCGTTCCTTGGCGGCCCAGGGCGCGACGGAGCATTCGACGCTAGGTTTGAAGACGACAGCGAAGGCTCCGAGCGTGAAGAGCTGTTTGACGAACTCACTAAAGGCGCTCCAGGCGAGCCACCAACTGGCGCCCCAGGCGAGCCACCCACAGGCGGAGGTCCTGGTAGCCCCGAGCGTGACGAGTTCCTAAGAAACACAAGTGGATACAACATTGGCAACATTGATGGCGACGAGTACGAAGACCTCATTAGAAACATTGATGATAATGATTCGTTTAATCGTTCTGAAAAGAAAGCTATTGTCAACGCTTTTGAAGAGCGGCAAGACAAAATGGACGCGGCTAAAGAAATTGAAGATTCTGATGATCAAGACGAGGCGATGGAAAAAATTGCAAATGACTATTTTGCAAAAATCGCTGACATACTCGGCTACGACGACGAAGAAATTGCGCGTGCGTTTGGCGGAACAACCGAAGGCCCGGGCGAGCCACCAGCCGGCGCCCCAGGCAAGCCACCTACAGGCGGTCCAGACGAGCCAGACGACTACGGCAAATCTCAAGAGATTGTAAGCAAGCTAACAGAAGCGTTAGAAGAAAAAGGCGTAGACGTTGATAGTCTAACAGACGATGTGCTTGATTATCTAAACGATCAAGCTTCGCAAATAGAAAATGGCGAAACGTCTGTAGAAGATGCTGTTAATGCATTTGTAGATAGATGGGGAGACGAGCTTGATCTGCCAACTGCCGGCCCAGGCGAGCCACCGTTTACATCACCAGAAGCTGCTCGAGACATTCTTGACGAAGGCGCACTTACAGCGGAAGGAATTCTTACAGACATTGATGATGCAGATCTCGATGACTTAGACGACGACGATGCGAACATTCTTGAAAAAATCAATAAGCTGTCGGACTCTGCTAGAGACGCGCTAGACAACATAGACCCAGAGGGCTCGCAGCTTAACGATATTTACTTCGATCAAGCTCGCGCTGACCTTGGAGAAATGGCAGAACTTCTCTCTAACGCGACTAATGCAGACATGCAAGACGCCGGTTCTGTGCTCAAGGAAGCAGTTGATGAGTATCTCTCTCTTCCAACTATTGATTTTAGTGGTAGGCGTGCAGAACTTGAAGTCGCTGCTGAGCCTTCGGCGCTAGACGGTGTAGTTAGCGAAGTAAAAGCGTTATTCGACTCTTATAACAGTGGAGCTGTCGATGCAAGCGAAGTTTTAGATCTACTTGGCGTAGCTATTGACGACGTGCCAAACAACGATCAAATCTATAACAGTCTGAAAAAGCAAATAGAAAACGTCGAGCTTCGTGGTTTCTCTATAGAAAAAGCTAAGTCCAACGCCGAGAAATCTATTAGAAAGTTAGCCAGTGAAGAAGGAGCAGTGCCGTACCTTACTGCAGAAAAAGCTCCTAGTACGCCTGAGACTAACGATCCAGTAGATCAATCATTGTTCGATGAAACGTTTATCACTTCTGACGATTCGTACAAACTAAATGTGTTCGAGCAATACAACCCACGCGGACGTGTAGACCAAGACAGCACAGACTACACTGATGATCCTCAGATTTTAGCGAATAGTTTTACTGCAGAAAATCTACAGAAAGCTCTTCGTCAAGCGTTGGTACCGTCTAGCGATGGTGACGTTGCGATCGGACTTGGCTATTTGCCATTTGACGGTGGCGATGAAGCAGTTCCAGCAGAAGCTTTGTATGAATCACTTGATTTTGCTGGAATCGACTCCGACATTGTTGTCGCTGGCATCTACGACTCCGCGTTACCTGAAGGCAGTGAAACAAACGTTGAGCGCATCACTATGCAGCGAGACGACCTTGACAAGATCGGTGGAGAAGACTTTAACCCGGCTGACATCAATACTGCACGCGATTGGGAAATCAAGCAAGCGATCAAGCGTAATGGCGAGCTAGCAACTCCGCAACGCGCAGCGCTTGCTGTGGCGCAGATGACAGACGCTGCGAAGAATGAAGAAAAGAATCCAAGCATTAAAGAAGTTGCAGACGATCTTATTAACCGTCAAAATGATCCAAACTTAAACGAGTACAGCGCTGAAAATCTTGGAAATGTATTAGACAGCTATATGCCGTGGTCGTTTAGTGACTCAGCTGATGAACGAGAAGCTTTTAGAGGTTTCTGGGGAATGCTGATGAGTATCGACGGTGGATCAACAAACGATATGGACGACAAGCGACCAGTACAAAGCACTAGCGGCTTCCGTCGCGCAGTCTATGAGTCTGTTAAACGTCAAAGCGGCGGAGATGAAGAAGTCGCGCTAGCAGAGTACGACAGGCTGATTAGTGAGTACGGCGGGTACCCGGAGTGGACTACAGGAAAAGAAGCTATCTCTGACGGAGATGCTGACATATTCTCAGATCAATCTTCAGCTGGAGCGTTTTTCCGTTTGATGGCCGCGTCCGCTGAAAAGAATGATGTTCGCCTTCATCGTTACATCGACGTGAGAAAAGATGACCCGGCACTTCAGCAGTACCTAACTCCTGGCGTAGTTCTGCCTATTGACGCTCGCTCATTTACAACTAAAGATGAAGCAGCTGAGGATATCGTGTCGCTGCTGAAGTATCCTCCAAACAGCGAGACAACGCATATTGTGTTTGAGATACAGCCAAATGAGGGTACTTCAATCTCGTTCGCGTCTGTGTCTTGGTTTTCAGGAGAAGCAGAGCATATTGCTTGGGGTAATTACGAAGTAGACAGCACTCGCAGAGTTGAAATGGGTGGACGAACAGACTTGACTGTCGTGAGTTTGCGCCAAGTTTCAGCTTCTGGCGTTGACGCTGACGGTGGTGCAGCTGACTCAGATATTTTTGGACCAGGTGACGACGCAGCAGTTGACACACCAGCCAAGCCAAACGTCGCAAGCTGGGACAAAGTTGGACCGCAACTCGGTTCAAACCTCGGCGGAACGTACGAAGACCCAGATGGTGACATCTACTACGTAAAAGAATCTAAGTCTCTCAAGCACGCAGAGAACGAAGCTCTTGCGTCTGCATTCTACAAAGAACTAGGCGTAAACGCTGTAGACGTTCGCGTAGGTGAAGCAGACGGCGCACCACGTACAGTGTCACCTATTGTTTCAACAACTGGTGAAACTCTTGCTGATCGACTAAATGACGGTGAGTTCATTGATAAGATCCGCGAAGATTTTGCAATTGACGCGTGGCTCGGTAACTACGATGTCGCTGGCCTCGTGTACGACAACATAGTTGTAGATAACGATGGAAATCCTCTTCGTGTAGATCCGGGTGGCGCACTGCTGTTCCGTGCTCGTGGCGCTGAAAAAGGCGACATGTTTGGCGACAGCGTAGGCGAGATTGATACTCTTACAGATCCGGACATCAACCCATCAGCATCTAGAGTCTTTGGTGGAATGACTGAAGAACAGCGCAAAGCGTCAGCTCAAAAACTGCTGGACATCACTCCTCAAAGAATTGATCAAATAGTTGATTCAATCGTCACAGATCCTGGCATGGCTGAAGGTCTCAAAGATCGGTTAAAGAAGCGTCGTGCTGACGTTCTAGACAGATTTGACATTGAAGACTCTGTACTAAATATGCCAGAAGTTGCTCAGCGGCCGACAGCTCCAGCAGACAAGAGTCCTGAGTCTATCGAAGCATTTAAAGATGAACTTGCTCGTTTTGCGATGGACAAAGCAATCGCTAAAGGTTGGAATTGCGAAGGCGGACTAACGTCTGCAGCAACTAATCCATGCGATCTGCCTTCTGTAAACGAGCTAATCGCAGAAGCAACACCGACAGACGCTGAACTTGCTGAGCCAAAAGTACGGCAACTACCAAGCGATGAAGAAGTTAGCAATGCGTTTGACGTCATCTTTGACGATATTGAAACGTATCTTTCTAGCGACTGGGGTCTTGAAGGCAGTGATAAGTCTAAGTACAAGAAGACTCGTGCAAAGATTGAAGATATTCGCGAGCGCTACGACGCCGGTGAAATAACTCGTGAAGAGGCAGCAGCTGAACTCGCCGCTCTTCGTGATGAAATTTCAGCAAGCGGCGGTGAGCCAGTTGCAAAAGAAGCCACAGCTGAAGCGATTGATCATATAATCAAGAACTTAGATGGCACGATCTACGATCCTGTTGTCGTCATCGACAAAGATCTTCCACCGCCTGGTAGCGGACTAGGACTTTCAAAAGACAAAGTCACACTGGTAAAACCAGGAATGACAGTTAAGTCTAAAGACGGTGTGACGTACGTTGTTCATCGCTATGATCCATCTAACTGGAACTACGTCTACGTCAAGCCAACAGACGGTAGCAAGGAAAAAATTAAGTCAACTAAGACTCTTGAAATTGTTGGTGGAGAAGGTGGCGGCGGTGGCACGCCTACAGCACCGGAACCGTCTGGACCTGAACTCCCAAAAGCTGAAGCCCCGAAAGGGGCTCCCAAAGCTCCTGAAGTTCCGTTTCCAGACAACATGCCTCTAGCTCCTAGAGCGCCTGAACCTCCAAAAAGTAAAAAAGATAAACAGCAGGGAGTAGTTGGACCAGGCGTTGAGCCAGTAATTATTGAAGAAGCGTTACCATACACTTCTTCAGGAATACCTGGCACGCCGTCTCTTGCAGATGCGTTTGCGTTTGTAGCTTCAGACGAGCCGAATGCAGCAATTATTGGTTCTTACGCGGCGATAGACTCGACTGACATAGAAGACATGTCAGTTCGTGTAACTAGACTACGCTCTCTTGAGACGTCTGAGCAAATAACTCGAATGAGATACAAGCTCACAGCTTGGGCTGGTGAACAATTGTATAAAGATGTACAAGATCTTAAACGCAACGAGTACACAATAACTAATGGAGTAGCACTCAAAGAGATTAGTCGAAAAGATGCTGCAGTCCCAGCTTTAAAGCCAGATACAAATGTTTATAACAATTGGCGCCACGGAACAACATATGAAGCAACACTACCTAACGGCGTAAAAATTCAATTTTTCCGTGGAGCGCAAGGCTCTTACACAGACCATGTCTTTTCACGAAGCGTTGAGGACTACGATGAAGTAGTTAATGCCTTAAACAACTATGTAATCATAGATGTCCCAGACGGCGTGTCGCCAGACAGCGTGCGCTCAGCATTTAATATTGCTGGCGTTGTTGACCCACGCCCATCGGTAGAGCAAGATTTTCGCGTTCTTATTGAAAATCGGCTTATGAGCGTGCTTGGTGGAAAAACAAATGCGTCAAGAAATGAAGCTAGACCAGAAGTCAGACAAGAGATTCTCTCTGAAGTAAAAACTAAATACGGTATTGGAGTTGAAGACGTCTACGTTGGTGTTGGCGCCAATGGCCGTATCGAGATGCGAGTTTCTAAAGAAAAAGCAGCAGCTTTGGCAAAAGAAGCTAAAATTGAAATTGCAGAGCATAATTTAACTGTGTCTGCTGGGTACCGCCCTGACCCAGAACTTGCGGCCAAAAAGATAGCAGACATTATCGTTGGGCCAAACAGAGCACTTATGTCGACGTTGGCAAGATGGACCGAAGGCGTCGGCGGCTCGGGTCAGTCTTCAGAAACTGACATGGCCACGGGCGGTGCAGACTACGTATTCTTCTCGCCTAAAGACATGACTGTAACCTCAAGTATCGGCTACGGCGTCAGTGACGCCAGTGACGCTACAGTGACATTTGACGCGGTTGATCTGTTCACGCGACTTGATTTCTATGCCAACTACGTCGATACTTATGGCGCTAGATCTGAAGAAAACGACAATCTTAAGAACGCTGCTCCTGGCGGCTATGAGCTGATGTTCAAGGACAGAGTTAGCACTGATATGCTAAAAGACATCGTTGTTCACACAAGAGTAGTTCCATTTTTGATTGAAGAACTCAAGAACCGCGGAATAACTGAAATAAACGGAAGGTCTGTTGACGAAGTTGTGACAGTTGGCGGTCAAGGTGTAGTTATGGAAAAAGAAGGCGCAGTTAAGAAGTTCCAAACAAAACTAGATGAAAATCTTAAAACCAGGTTTGGAGAAGATTTTGGTGGCGCGAAAAAGTACAAAGACTGGCTAAATGAAGATCCATCAGGACGGGCAAAAGAATACGCTCCGCCAGTAGATGAAAACGCGGTCATTGTTGCAGTCAAAGACCTGAACAATGAAAAACAAGAAAGAGTCATCGTTCGTCTTACTAACGGCGCGTATCTTTCGTACACCAGGTACACGGGAGCTATTGGCGCACCGTTTACCTATGAGTATCAAGAAATTGAAAACGATTTCCCAGGGTGGACGTATCTTACTTCAGATGAACAAAGCAAAGGATCTAACTAACTTATGGCCAGAAAACTAAAAATAGCAGACTATAAGTCGTCAGAAACTATGTATCTTCTTGTGGAAGGTGTTGCAGTTTTAGATACGTCTATAGATGGCAAGCCTGCTGGATCGCGCCCTGTGTTCTCAGTGCGTCTTAGAGGAACTGCAGTTATGTGCCCTATGTACTCTCGTACATCCGAGTACCCGTTACAATCTGATGAGGATCTTGATATAAACGAAAAAGAAGGAATAATAAAGTTTACATCGCGCGGTGCTCAGTATACTATCCGCGCTTTTCAAGATTCTGACAGGTCTTGGTTTTTGTCAGGTTCTAAGAAGAAAACGGCGTCAGCTGAACAAATGGAAAAAATGTTTAAAGAATCAATAGACGGCAGGTACTAAATGAACGTTGCTAAACAATGGCCAACAGAGATTAAAGAGAATGAGATTCTCTTCGCTGGTGTCGACGCTGAGAGCGCAAATATCACCTACCTCGTGTTTTCAAGCCAAGAAAAAAAGAAAATGTACGTGCGTGCAGACGGTACTTGGCTGCCGATTATGATCGACGACTCCGACATCCTCAATGATCTTGAGGTATATCAAGTAACTTTAGAATTTATTCCAGTGTACGATAAAGCAGAGGCAGCTGGCACGACCTTAACTTCCGCAGACGCTGACGCCTACGCGACTAAGCGCCCAATGACGGCTGCTGCCGGCGACTGCCCGCCAGCAACTCAAGATATCTCGTTGAATCTTACTAACCGTCAGAACGCGATCGACAACGTCGGCTACGGGCCACTTAACCCAGCCGAGCCGAACGAAGAATTTTGGCAGAAAAAAGCTGACCGCTGGAACGTCACCATCGAAGAGGCACAAACGTCAAGATGCGGCAACTGCGCCGTGTTTATCGTAACAACACAGATGAAAGAATGCATACAACAAGGTCTTGAGAGTGGGCAAAGTAACGTCGCCTACAACTACAGCAACTGGGACGCGATCGACGAAGCTGCTGAACTTGGCTATTGCGAGGCTCTTGACTTCAAATGCGCCGCCTCTCGTACGTGCGATGCGTGGATTGCCGGTGGTCCAGTTGCTGATACTGTTAAAGAAGAAAGCGAATATCGATGACCACACTTCACGGCCAAAATGGCAACTACCTTTTGTTTAGCGACGATGACAGCAACGCAGTCATTATTGACCAAGACGCGAACTTAGTTGTTGAAGTCGGGTCATTTCAACTGCTTTCTTCAGCGATGGACTGGAGTGCTTCCACAGAAACCGCTTCAAACTCCGTGGTAGATCTAGCACACGGTTCTCTAGCAGATCTTCGCGTTGAGGTGCTCGTAGCCTCAAGCAGAATGTACACGATACCCAAGGCAGTTCAAGAAGAAGCCAAACGCGGCCTTAACTGGAGAAAAGAATACGATCGCGCAGGGACTCCAGTTGGAATGAATACTGCTCGCAGACTTGCTGCAGGCGGTCAAATTGGAATTAAAAAAGTTCGTCATATCGCAAAGTACTTTCCACGTCATGAAGTTGACAAAAAAGCCAAAGGCTACAAGCCAGGTCAAGACGGCTTTCCATCTAACGGAAGAATAGCGTGGGCTCTTTGGGGTGGAGACTCTGCATGGCGCTGGGCTCGTGCGATCGTAGAACGTGAAAATAAGAAAGCAATGCGTGCGGCTGGCAGCGATGACTTTGCGCTGTACAGTGCTGTAGCAGACTACGATGGAGATATCGACGCGTTTAAGCAAGCGTACGAACTTGGAGAAGGAAATGGCCCAGAGTTTGTAGGAAGAACTCGTATGGACGGCAGTGGCATCGATCGCTTGTACAGAGTTGACATCGACGGCACTGTGTCGGTGTGGGACGGCGGACGTTGGGACGATCTTGGAGAAATCGATGGTGACTTTTTAATTTATGACGCGGAGCTAGATGAAGAAAGTGATGACGTTGAAAAGCAACATATTCTTCTTGACGTAGACTCAGCGTTGATTATTTCTGCTCATCTGCAGCAGTCGCCTTACACTCCTGTCTCAGTTCGCAGTCTGAACTCAGAAGAAGCACAGATGGTTCTTCTTGCGGCTGATGAAATTGACTGGGAATTAGTAGACCGTGCAGTTGTCGCTGCTGGCGAAACTCCAAGTTCTACTGACATAACACCAGGGCAATACACTCCAGAAGAGCGCTCGCAAAAAGCTCGTTCACAAGTTCGTGACAGAACTGGAAGATTTGCTTCTGCAGGCTCAAGAGTAATTGTCGGTGGAGACGCAGTCAATGGTCGTGGGTACATTACAGGCATTGACGGCGCATCTAAAAACGTTGTAGTTAAACTTGACTCTGGTGAAAGCGTCACAGTTCCAGCTACTCAAACTGAAAAAGAAGGCGCAATAATTAAACAAGAAGCCGCCGAGGCTGATGGAATCGCGCCTTCGCCTATCGACACTTCCGGAATTCTTGCTCAACCACGAGCTCCAATCGATCGTCCGAACGCAGTTATTCCCGGCGGACTGCCTGGACTAACATCTCGTGATCTTAAAACTATAATTGCAGATTTCCCTGCTTGGGTTAAAGAGCAGCGAGACAAGCAGCAACCGGCGAAGATAGAGACGCCACAGACTGGACCTCGTCCACGCGTCTACGAAAAGTCTGAGTATCTAAAAGAACTAGAAAAGCAGACAGGTGTCGAACTCTACACTGGCAGCGCGAAGAATCATCCGCTGCTTCAAGATTTCTTTAAGAAAAAGAAAAACAATCTTTGGTACCAACCGCTAATTTCTGCAGCCGAGGCTGAAAAAGAAGAAGTCAAAGTTACTCCTAACAAGCCTGGAAAACAACTAACGCCAGAAACCTCAGACGTAGATCCAATGTACGTTGCTATCGTTTCACCAGATGATCCTCGCGCTGTGCTCGACCTTGTGGCCGTGATTCCTGCAAGCACGACGTCAACCTCGCCGATGACCTTTAAGCGAGTCAATGGCCAGTGGGTTGAAGACGCGCAGATTCTTGCAGATCTCAATTCGCCAACACCGCCTCCAGTAGTTCCGCTCGACACTGACGTGTACAAAGACGTGCTGCAGCAAGTAGACGGCGCGATGACTGCAGGCCTTGAGTTTGCGCAAGGTGGTCTGGACCGTAACCGTGGAAACGCAGAACGACTTCGCCGCTACTGGACTGTCGGCAAAGGCGCTCTAAAAATTCGCTGGGGAACTCCTGGCGACTGGACTCGTTGCTATCGTCAACTTGCTAAGTATATGGGTCCTCGTGCAAAAGGATACTGCGCATTGCGTCATAAGGAAGTAACCGGACTATGGACTGGTGACAAGCTTCACCGTCAACTGTACGGAAGAAAAAATCGTGGAGCACTTGCCGCAGACGATATCGTCTCGAGCGAAGAATACGTCAACGCGGCGATTCTTTCAGCGCAGGCTGATGACGCTCGTTTACGTGTCTTGACAGCAGGTGGCGACATGCACAGTGGCGCAACGTTCTACATTCCTCTTGTAATTCCAGAAGAAAAAGAATCTGGCGACGGCAGAATGTTTGAAAAAGAAGCAATTTCTATGCGTGAGCTGCCTTTGCCTTTGCTGTGGCAGATAAAGACAGGCGCAGGGCACGATGGCTCAGTTGTTGTCGGTCGTATCGATCAAATGGAGCGAGTAGATGGCGGTATCGGCAACTGCCGCGGTGTCTTTGATTCAAGCCCATACGGACGTGAAGCAGAAAGAATGGTTAGTGAAGGATTCATTAGTGGAGTGTCTGCAGACCTTGACATGTTTGAAGCAAGCGAAGAAATTAACGATGAAGCAGGAGATTCTACCGATAAAAAGATCGGTGGAAGCAAGATTAAGATAACTAAGGCTAGAGTAATGGCAGTTACAATGGTCCCTAAGCCTGCGTTTCAACAATGCAAGATCTACATAGAAGAAAATACTGACGAAAGTCAAAATCAGGAGGCAGAAGTGGTTTCAGACGGAATCTACACGGATGATGCAAATGAACTAGACGCAGCGGCGCTTGTCGCCTGCGGCATGATCGCAAGTTCAATCCCAGTTGTCCCACCGGCGACGTGGTTCGCAGATCCTAAGTTAAAAGAGGCAACTCCTTTGACAGTTACCGACGAAGGGCGCGTGTTTGGTCACATTGCCGCATGGCACGTAGACCACATCGGAATGTCATTTGGCACAAAGCCTCCTCGTTCACGCAGTAAGTACTCGTACTTCCACACAGGAGTAGTTCGCACAGATGACGGCAGTGATGCGCCAGTAGGGCAACTAACACTAGCCGGCGGTCATGCCTCGCTTGAGGCCAGTGCCGCCGAAGCGGTACGTCACTACGACGACACTGCATCAGCAATTGCTGACGTACACGCTGGTGAAGACGCTCATGGCATCTGGGTAGCAGGTTCTCTGCGTCCAGACGCTAGGCCAGAGCAGATCCGCGCGCTTCGTGCTTCTGCTCCATCTGGAGACTGGCGCCCAATCAAGGGTCACCTTGAGCTCGTCGCTGTTTGTCAGGTGAACGTTCCTGGCTTCCCAATCGCCCGTGCACGTGTCGCTGGCGGTCAAGTTTACGCTCTTGTTGCTGCAGGCGCAGCTACTCTTGCAAGACTTAAGTCTGATCCAATAGCAGAACTTAACGCCCGCGTTGAGAGAATTGAGACGCTTGAAAAAGCAGAACTTCTTGCAAAAATTCAAGCTGCTTCGACAATCGTAAATCAAGTTCGAGCAGAGAAGAAAGCAGAATTGGCGGCTAAAGCTGAAGAACTGTCAGACAAAGTTAGGTCTTCATTTGAGTACGACACTCTTGGGTACATATCACGACAAGTTCGTGAAAAACTGGCTGGAGAAGGCAAAGCTCTTCCAGACGGATCGTTCCCTATTCGTAGCGTTGAGGAGCTTAAGAACGCCATTCAAGCGTACGGTCGTGCTAAGCCAAGCAAGCGAGCAGCCGTTCGCCGTCACATCATCAAGAGCGCTCGTCGCCTCAAGAAGAGCGACGTAGTTCCAGAAAAATGGAAAGCAGCCAGCCTGACTGATGATGACGTTATCAACGACATTCAAGCCCGCGTCGCTTCACTCAAGGCTACTGACGAAGAAACGCAGAAGTAATAGCCGCTAATGATCGTACCTGAAGAGAGAGATCTAGCGGAAGCCCTTATTCAACTTGCTGAAAAGTATGGCAAGTTTAACGAAGATAAGACAGGCATTTGGGCAGGGTACACTCCTGCGGCTGAAAACGACGTGGCTGATATTGGAGTAACCTGCGCTAACTGCCTTCTGTACGAAGGCGGATCTTCATGCAAAATTATTTCATTAGAGGTTGAACCAATGGGCAAATGCAGGTTTGCAGTGATCCCAGACGGTGTTGTTACGGTAGAAACGGCAGGTGTAGAAGCAGTTTTTGCAGATAACTCTAGTGATAAATACATTTCAGGCATTAACCAGCCTAGAGACGCGTCTGGGCAATTTCGTCAAGTTCTTGCACGTATTAAACTTGACGCTGGTAAGTCTGGTCTTGATAACGTTATTCAAAAAGTAGAGGAAGCCGAAAACTTTGACGATGCTGGAAACTATGGAAAAGCGGTTGAATCTGCTGATGATCTAATCGGCATTATTGATCGTCTTGACTCAGGGGCACTCAATGCTGAAGCCCTTGAAAACATTAGGTCTTCGTCTAAACAGTTAGGGCTTGTTATAGCCAATCTTCCATTGCCATTTGGCAAGGACGCACAGAAAGTCAGATTTAGTGATCTACCTCCGGCTCTTCGAGATCTTATCGAAGACATGATGGCAAAGGTAGAAAAGAAGATTGGAAAAGACGACGCTAATGTTGCCACAAAAAGTCTACGATCGTATAAGTCCGGTGGAGACGTTTACTCTCAAGGAGAGGTATCCTCTGAGATGAGTAAACTCTTAAGGTTATTGACGTAGTAATATCTATCGTAGGTGAGTGCCTCTTCGCTTGTTGCGCTGAGTCCCCCGCCTTGGACAGAAAACCGAGATGGAAGCAATCCGAGCAACCATCATGACTGGCCCGGAGGAGGGACAGTGGACCAAATTAAACAAATGCTTGACACTATCACTGAGCTGACCGACGATCAAATCGTCGATCTGCAAGGTGCTATCGTCAGCGAGTTTGAATCGGTCGAAAAAGAAGATCCAACTCCTCAGACAGTTGAAGCTATGACCACACTTGCCGACATGCTCGACACAGTGCGTGGTGAAGCTAAGCGTCGTGAAGCACAAGCACAAGAGCTTGCTGCACGCGCTGCTGAAGCCGCCATGCGTGTTAAGGGTGAAGCAGAAGGTGACATGGAAACCCCAGAAATCGAAGCAGAAGAAGCTCCTGAAGCTCCTAAAGCAGTCGAAGAAGAGGAAGAAATGAAACCAATGGAAGAAGCATCAATTACTGAGGAAGCACAGACTACACTTTCGATTGAGACAGCAGAAAATGCAGAAGCTCACGTAGCTGAAGCTGCAGTTGCTGAAGTGGTAGCAGAGGTGCCTGCGCAAGCAGAAGCCGCTGTTGTCGCAACAGAAGCTGTTGCAGAAGTAATCGTTGAAGCAGAAGCAGCAACAACAACAACAATTCAAGAACCAGCTCAAGAAGAGCAGAAAGAGCAGGAGGCATCAATGAGCGCCGCCGCATCAAATGAGAGCGTGGAAGTAGAATTCCAAGCTCCAGCAGACCGCAGTCTGACAGCAACAACTGAGGAGTTCGCACCAGTAGCAATTACTGCCGGCGCAGATATCCCTGGTTACACTGCAGGCAGCGAAATTAAGGACATGAAAGAAGTTGCTGAAGCAATGGCCAAGCGTTTGCATGGTCTTCGCCGAGTCAACGGTGGCGATGGAGAACAACACATCGTCGCTTCTTTCTCAACAGGCTACCCTGAGTCACGTCAACTGACGCAAGATGCTGAAGCCAACTGGGCAAAAGTGCAGGCCGTTAGCGGTCCAGAAGCACTCGTTGCATCGGGTGGTCATTCAACACCTTTCGCCATCAAGTATGACATCTTTGGCGTAGGCACAACAGAGCGTCCAGTACGCGATTCATTGCCGAAGTTCCAGGCTGACCGTGGCGGTATCCGCTTCATCACGCCTCCGGTGCTCTCGAGCTATGCAAACGCAGTTGGCACGTGGACTAACGCAACAGACACAAATCCTGGCACCGACACCAAGACCAGCCTGACAGTATCAGCAGCAACAGAAAACACAGTTGCCACTGACGCAGTCACTCTGCAATTGCAGTTCGGTAACCTCATGACACGTGCTTACCCAGAACTCATCGCTCGTCACAACGAGTTGGGTCTGATTCAGCACGCTCGCGAGGCAGAACAGTACTTGCTTGGCAAGATCAGCTCTGCATCAACAGCAGTCACAACATCGTCGCTCTTGGGCTTCGCACGTGACTTCTTGGTGCAACTTGGTCGCGCTTCGATGGGTTACCGTAGCCGTCATCGTATGGCGTCAGACGCACCACTTCGCGTAATTGCTCCATCGTGGGTAAAAGACGCAATGGTCGCTGACCTCGCGATGAACATGCCTGGTGACAGCAATCTTGCAGCAGCCGGTGAAATTGATGGTTGGATGGCGTCTCGTAATGTAAACATTACGTTCACACCTGACCAGAACGTAATTGGTGCACAAGGCGGATCAGCAGCACTTGTTGAATTCACAGATTCATTCACATGGTACATCTTCGCAGAGGGTTCGTTCCTCTTCCTTGACGGTGGCACCTTGGACCTCGGCATCATCCGTGACTCCACACTCGTAGGAACCAACGACTACAAGATGTTCGTTGAAACCTTCGAAGGAATCGCGTTTGTCGGAGTTGAGTCACTCGCAGTTACATCAACAATTGCAGTCAACGGTACAGCAGCAGCTCTCCGTGACACAACTGGTGGTGCAACAGCAGCAGCAATCGAGTTCTAAATAAACTTGTAAGCTGATATCGTTTGAGGGGGCGCTCAGAAATGAGCGTCCCCCTAGACGAATTAGAAGTAAAGCACGCGAAACTTACGTTAGGAAGAGAAAATGGCATTTCCAAAAGATGGAGTTGTAGTCGCACCTGCAATTGAGCCAGCAGACTTTGGTCTATTTTCAGTAGCCAAGCCTGAAGCGACTGCCTTGGCCGATGAGGACCGGTGGATCCGCACCTTTGCCCAAGAATGGAACACAAGCATCTACTCAGCGAAGAACTGGGACGACACTGACACAACTTCAGCGTCTATCGCGTCAAACGGTACGCCAATACGCCACACACAGATCAAGCCATTTTTTATTGAAGTAGAAGAACAGATCTCAACATTTGGTTACACAGCGCTTGATCGCTTTGAAAGAATTTCACGACAAATTGAAGGAATTACACAAAAGGCAATTGAGCAAGAACTTTGGGACGGAGCAGTCCGTGAAGGAGCGTCACACGACAATCTCGCGCTATCCGCCGCCACAGCAACAGTCTTAAACAGTGGGACAGCACTTAACGTGGCTAGAGCACTTGCGCTTCTTGACTTTAAGATTGGATCAACATCTCCTTGTGGAGAACAGGGCGTTATTCACATGACACGCGACATCGCCTCGCTTTTAGCTAACAACGACGTGCTCTATCACACTGCTGATGGCCGTCTTGAGACAATATCTGGAACGCCAATAATCATTGGATCTGGATATTCGGGCACTGGGCCGACTGGTGTCACTGGCGCAACCGCAACCGACGGAAACAAATGGATATATGGCACTGGATCAGTGCAGGTATACGTCGGAAACGTTGATGTTGTAAACGACAACAACGGCCAGGCGTATGATGTCAGCGGAAACCAAAATGACATGAAGCTCAAGGCAATTCGCCCAGCGGCGGTTTACTTTGATAGAACAATTCATCTAGCAGTCAGAGTAGACCTGACAACCTAATCACTAAGGAGAACAACAGCAATGTCAACACAAGATTACGCAGCAAGCATTCAAGGTGTATCGGTCCGTGTAACACGTCTCGACGCAGCTGGCAACTTGCTTAACAACCCAGGAGACAGCTACACAACGAGCGCTTTTATGCGTTTGTCATTCACGCCTGAATACGAAGAAGGCGATGAAGTCGTAGAAAAGTCAGCAAACGGTACGATCTGTGTGTCGTACAAAGCGCCAGACACGCTCAAGCGCGTGACGCTTGAGCTCGCTATCTGCGAGCCAGATCCTGAATTAACAAACTTAATGTCCGGCGGTCTTTTGCTTCGCAAAAACCTCGGCACATTCGCAGCGCCTAACCGCTCAAGCATTGGTTGGTCGTCACCGAACGTCGGCGATGATCCAGCCGGTAACGGTGTCGCTATCGAGTGCTGGTCGTTCGCCGTCAAGGACGGTAAGCGAGCAGCAACACTTCCGTACTTCCACTGGGTGTTCCCATACTGTCGCATGCGCCAGTCGGGTGACCGTGTGATTGAAAACGGAATGCTTGCAAGCACATTCGAAGGCTACAGCATCGGCAACTCGTTGTTCGGCAATGGCCTTGACGATCGTTGGGAGTTCGCAACAGCAACAGAGCGTCCGTACTCGTACGCTCGTGATTCTTGGGCACCGACAGGTCGCAAGGGCTTCTACGAATGGCACGGTGACCTCACTTCGACAATCACAAACAGTGCACGTACTGGTTCAACAGCTACGCTCACAACGTCAGCAGCTCACAGTCTCCGCGTAGGTGACGAAATCACAGTTGCGGGAACAAACGGCAACTCAGCTCTTCATGGTACATATACAATTGCCACAGTTCCTACAACAACAACACTCACCTATACTACGTCAACAAGCGGTACAATTACATCTGCAGCCGATACCGGCACAGTTGTATGCTTGGCAAATAGCTGGGATGTTACAGACTTTACGTCGCAGGGCTCAACAACGTCGTACAACGTGCCTGGTAACGTTGACTACAACGAAGATGACTCAATTGACTTCATCATCGCTTCAACGGAGGACCCAACGTCGTAGTCGCAATTGTAAAGGCGGCGCGCTCAGTATACAATTTATACAAGCGCGCCGCTTTTGCGCTTTTCATATAAGAGACGTGAGGAACAATAGATGTCAAGCCTTTGGATACAGACAAGTGAACTGGGGGTATACTCTGACTCCGACTACGCGTACGACGCGGCAAAATCGGCTTCAAATATTCTTTGGGCGTTGTCTGGTCGCAAGTACACCGGGCTAACAACAGTAACAGAGCGCTACATCTGCGCTTCACGTACGTACAGATATGGCGCTGCCACTACAACCTATAGCGCAGAGCTAATTAGCGGCCAGGTCTACAACATTCCATCAGCGACATTTGACTATTTTGAAGACATGACTACTGACGGTCTGTCTCCAGCTGCAAGACTTCGTCTTCGTGGGCGTCCAGTGCATCTAGTGCAGCAAATGCGAAACAGGGACGGTCAAATTATTGATCCAAGCTTTTATTATCTTGTTGATCATTCAACAATACAGTCAGTGCGTGGAGCGCCATGGACACCGTGCGATGTTGAGGTTACCTACTCTTATGGAGTTGAGCCACCAGCTATGGGAAAACAAGCTGCACGAATTCTTGCACTTGAGTTTATTAAACTTTGGTCTGGTGAGGACTGCGCACTGCCGCAACGAGTAACTTCAGTTAGTCGTCAAGGAGTGTCTTACACTATTCTTGACAGTCAAGACTTCCTTGACGACATGCGAACAGGCATCTACTCAATAGACTTGTTTCTTAAGTCAGTCAATCCAGATAAGGCTCGTTCTCGAGCACGAGTCTTTAGCCCTGATGTGGCACGTGCAAGACGCTATACGCCAAAATCGGGTAAGTACGCCGCGACAGACTTTGACATAAATGTCAATAGCTCTGCTGGCGGTGCTGCCTCCGCTACACTTCAGTGGCTCAACGCAGAGTTCTTGACGGACAACTCTGGCTGGGTGCCAGAGGTGACGATCTACAATACTTCTAACTCAAAGTCACTCGTGCTAAACACTAATGCTGTTACGTTTACAGAACTTGACACCGTAATGCGCATTGAAGTTTCTTATCAAGAAGCGCTTGGTGTTCTTGGAATGTACGACCCAGGGACTTTTGAACTGTACGCGAATCGGCCGAGCACGCTGGTTGCCGGGCAGACTGAGACCGTTTTCATTGGTGCCTTTAATCTTTCAATGAACCTAGGCGCTTCTGCAATTCCAGTGTATACAATAGGTTCTTAGGAAACTAGAGACATACTATGCGTAATTCCGTCTTATTAGGCACTCAGATCACTTCTAAGGCACCGGTAGCTCTAGTCGTTGTAAAACCACCACAAACGGGAGAGTGACTCTAGACCATGCCAATTATCGACGTTACAAACGTATCAGAAGACGGGCTAAATCTTAAAGAACTACTTGAGGGAGTTCTAGCAAGAGTTGCTACGATCTTTGCGTCGTACAACGTGCCTCTTCCAAATAGGCAGTATTGGTCGATGGGCCAGCCTGCGATAGACTGCGAACAGTTGGTTGTTTCGTTCATTCAAATGTATCTAGGTCCTCCAGGAGATCAGGCGTCAACTCCTCAACGGTGCAACATGCCACGCACTGCGGTGATGACGATATCACTTGCAAGAGAAGTGCCAGTCGTCGGGCAAAACGGACGTCCGCCTGAGCCCAGCAAGATTCAACAAGCTGCTGAGATCTCGGCTGTAGATGCTTGGGTTCTCATGGAGTCAGTAAATCTTTTTGACATGTGGGAAGAAGGCGGATACGGCGTTGGTGTAATTGCAACAGTTGACGCTCCTTCATCAGAAGGTGGATTTCAAGTTGTGAATATGCAAATTACTATGGCAGTGCCATAATGGCTTCTGTAAAAGCGCATATTGTATGGCGGCAGATTCCGCTTGATGTAATGCTCAAGCAACCTCAAGGAGAAGTTGGCAGATGGCTGCGCAAGCGCGGAACTATGATTCAGTCTGCCGCTAAAGCGCAGGCTGGTATACAAACAGGTGCACTTAAAGCTTCTATTAAGCTAATTCATGAAAGAACGGTGTTTGGCCAGATGCTAACGATTGGCTCGCCTCTGAGCTACGCTCTTGTTCATCATGAAGGCAGCCGACCACATGTCATAACCCCTAAGAACGCGAAGATGCTTAGGTTTACCTCAAAAGGTAGAGTAGTGTACGCACGAACAGTACTTCACCCGGGAACACGTCCGAATAAATATCTAGCGGACAACTTATACATGATATTGTAGAGATAGCGAAAGCAACTGCTTTCAACGACAACACAGACATAAACGGAGGAAGAAAAATGACCAAGTTCAAGGACTTTGGCGCTGGTAGCAAGACAGAAGGAAAAGAGAACATATCCTTTAAGATTCACGAAGAAGAGTTCAATTGCCGTCAAGAAATGCAAGGCAAGGTTCTTCTAAACTTAATAGCAAAGTCTGGCGGAGAAAATCCAGCAGAATCTGCTCAAGTAATTGATGAGTTCTTCAAGACTGTTCTAATGCCAGAAAGCTACGCACGTTTCGACGCGTTGACTCAGGATCCAGACCGAATCGTCTCAATGGAGACACTCGGCGAGATCACCGGTTGGCTAGTGGAGGCGTACTCTGACCGCCCTACGCAGCGGCCAGAAGTCTCGCCACCTGGTGCGTAGATCTCTGGCCGTACATTAATGGCAAGGCGATTGTAAATCACATTGAACTGCCAACCTTGCTCGTTGGAGACATGGTAGACGTTCTTCATTACTTTTTTGAAGAAGATCTTTATCATTCAACTAAAGAACAAGGAGAGTCAAGGGATAAAGTTCGATTCTCGATGTACAAAGAACTGTACGATATCGACTACAAGTACGCAGTATTCGAAGAAAAGAGCTACAGAACCTACAAGGACTTTGACGACCCTGCCTCCGCTGACACGGAGCGAGCGTCTAAGGTTCAAGCTTTTGACGCGCCGATTAAGCCGTTTGTGCAACCAACTAAGGTTGATGCAGATTCAAGCATGCCCTTTGGGAGCATTATCGACGCTCCTTTGAGCCATTAAAATAGTAATAAATAATTGTCTGAAGGAGGTGAGTGACATTGGCTGTTGTAGGTGATGCGTATATCGTCGTTAGAGCTGTCACTACAGGCTTTCAAGGACAAGTCAATAGAGCGCTCAGTCAGGTCAATACCGCTCAGGCAGGGCAACGTGCAGGACAGCAATTTAGCACTGGGTTTACTAGACAACTAGGCGGATCTTCAAAAGCTTTTAGTAAGTTTAAGCGTGATGCTATTAACGCTAATGAAGCGTTTAGACGACTAGTCACTACTAGCTATTTTGTTACACCAGCGATTACTGGAGTTATCGGCGCTATCGCCCAGCTGGCGGCTGGGCTTGGCGCTATGGCGTTTCAGATTGGCGCAGCGCTTCCGTCACTGATCGTTCTTCCTGGAATTCTTGCGGCGATCGGTCAGGCCGCGCTTACCGCGAAACTAGCATTTGGCGGAGTTGGCAAAGCTATAAGTGCGCTCGTCAAAGGATCAAAAGGCGGCGGCAAAAGTGCTGAAGACGCGCTAAAAAGAATCACTGATGCTGAAAAGCGTCTTGCACTAACTGTTGAGGATAATCAAGAGAGACTCGAGCGTTCTGCACGAAATCTTGTTGACGCAGAAAATGCTCTAACAAAGGCGCGCGACGAAGCGGCTGAAAGTCTTCAGCAGCTTAACTTTGACGCTGAAGACGCTGCGATCAATGAAAAGAAAGCTGCAATTGAGCTAGAAAAAGCTCGTGAAACACTAGCCCGTGTTCAAGATTTGCCACCGAACAGCCGTGCGCGAAGAGAAGCTGAACTGGCGTTTGCTGAAGCAGATCTTAATTTGCGTCGAGCAAGAGACGCGAACGCTGATCTAACTAAGGAAACAGAAAAACAAAACAAAGCTGGAGTTGAAGGCTCTGAGCAAGTTCTCGACGCGACTCGCGCGAGGAGCGACGCTGCAACCCAACTGCAGCGAGACGAACGCGACGCTAACCGCGCGCTAGAAGACGCCAAAGAAGCGCTAAGAGAAGCTAAAAAAGAAGCTAAAGAAGGTGCTGGTGGAGTAAACGCCATTGCTGACGCGATGAAGGATCTGTCACCAGAAGCTCGAAAATTTGCTGAGTATATCGCTGGTCTAAAGCCAGTGTTGCTAGATCTAAGGGCTGCAGCTGGGAAAGAGCTATTTGGTCCTCTAGAGTCTGCCATTCAAAATCTTGTAGATAAGTTGGTGCCAAGGCTTAAGCCGCTGCTTACAGAGATGGGTGCCTCAATCGGAGCAGTGGCTCTTAGCTTCTCGGAGATGCTCACTACTCCAGAAAATCTAGATCGAATAACTTCTATCTTTGGTAGAAACAGCGACGTCGTAAAAAGTCTTGGAAAAGCAGCTGAAAACTTAGCAGAAATATTCATTATTCTGCTGGATGCAGCAGGTCCATTGATCACTAGATTTGCTGACTGGCTCGCAGTCATCACCGGCAGTTGGAAAGAAACTGCAAAGGCCAAAGAAGCCACAGGAGAACTCGGCGAAACGTTCAGCTACGCGGGAGATGTCGCTGCAACGCTGGGTGATATACTTGGCAACATCTTTGGCGCTCTTAGAAACATAGGAAAAGCCGCGGCTGGTCCTGGTAGTGCAGGTGAAGCTCTTCTAAATTCGTTTAAGAACGCTACTGAAAAATTCAAAGAATTTACAGGTGAAGCTGAAAAGAGCGGCGCACTTGGAGACTACTTTATGAAGGCAGTGCCTGGTGTTGAAGCAACCGGGCGTCTTATCGTAGAGGTCTTTAAACAAATCTTTGCTATAGGCAAGGGAGAAGGAACTGCTAAGTTCATCGACTCTTTGACGATAGCAGTACGAAACATCGGAACTGCGCTGTCAGCGTCTAGCGGAGCGCTACCGGCATTTGGAACTTTCCTCGAGAAGTTCACTCAGTTCTTAGGTCTCTTCGCTGAAAGCGGATCAATACAGGCGTTTTTTGGCGTTCTAATCGATGGTCTTGATCGTCTTATCGTAATCTTTTCAGATCCAAGAGTTCAAGACTTTACAATGAAGATTGCAGTATTTCTTGGAGTTCTTAAAGGTTTCACTCTAATTGGTAACATTGTCCAAACTACCGCTCTAATTTTTGGTGGATATTTTGTAAAGCTTGGGAAGATTGTAAGCCTACTACCAGGTGTAAGCACTCTTACTAAAGCAATGGGTAGCGCATTCACAACAGCTGGCGGCGGACTTGCTGGATTTAAAGCTGCTTTACTTCCGCTGACGGCGGCCCTTACGCCTACAGTCCTCATCATCGCTGCGCTCGTTGCAGTCTTTGTTCTCGCGTATCTAAAAAGCGAAAAGCTTCGAGACGCAATAGCTCGTATGGGGCAAGTTTTGATGGGCGAACTTAAGCAGGCATTTGACCAGATACTTAGCGCAATCCAAACGGTAATGCCAGGTGTTCAGTCATTTGGCGATGTGTTCAAAGATATTGGTGACTTCTTAGCCGCGTACTTTATTCCAATTCTTCAAATTGTTCTTGTTGGCGCGATTGAGCGAGTCGCTGACACCATTGTTGGATTTATTAAGATCGTCGCCGGCATCATCGACATCTTCAAGGCAGTCTGGAGCTTTATTAAAGGTATATTTGCCTTGCTTCGTGGAGACATAGACGGCGTTAAAAAACACTTTGGTGACGCGTTTATAGCGATGTTCAACGGCATAAAGAAAATTTTTGGTGGAGTTTTTGACCTTATCGTCTCGCCGTTTAAGCAAGCGTTTAACATGGTCGCGCGAATATGGAACGCCACTGTTGGCGAGATGCAATTTAAAGTCCCAGATTGGGTTTATGGGATTGGTGGAAAAACATTTGGAATACCAAAGATCAAACTTTGGGGTCAGAACGACGCGTATGTTGCTCCAGATGTTGCAGCTGGCAATGTACGCAGAATGGCCTTAGGTGGAACAGTCTATCCTTCGTCTGGAGGCTCGCTTGTTCGTGTTGCCGAAGCAGGGCGGCCTGAAAGAATTGAGCCATTGAACGATGCTGGTCTCTCAAAGCGTGACATTGCGATGATAAAGTTAATGTCAGGCGGAAGTGCTGGCGGTCAGACGTTCAACATCTATCCAGCGCCGAAGATGGACGAAGCCGAACTTGCCGCGTTGGTTTCACGTCAACTGGCGTTTCAACTTAGAGCAGGTTCAATATGAGTCGAGTAAACTTAGTAACTAATCCGTCATTCGTAACCAACACGACTGGCTGGTCTGCAGCTGGCAGCGCGACAATTGCACGCATAACATCAGATTACTACTTTGGTAGTTCATCTCTTGAAGTCACTAAGGCTGCAGCGTCAAATTCTGGTGTCGCGTTAGCAAGCCGTATCGCCGTTACTCAAAACCTAAGCTACGCCGTAGCAGCGTACGTAAAAATTCCTCAAGCGTACAACGACGGAAGCCTTCAGATTAAACTCGAGTGGTTTACCGCAACTACAGGTGGAACTTCTATCTCGTCTACTACAAGCACCTTAACTGCGGTGACTGCTGGGTCTTCGTGGGTCCGTCTTGCTAAGTTAGCGACTGCGCCAGCAACCGCAGCAGGTGTAATGATCAGCATCATTCAGCCAACTGCTGGAACTGCTGGAGACAGGTTCTTAGTTGACGCAGTTCTGTTTGAACAAGCATCAAGCATCAATTTATACATCGACGAGCCGACACAGGCCACCGAAACAACAGTAGTCAATCGCTCGTTGACAGCGCTGCCACGCCCGTGGATCACGGGAATGAAACTCAACGCAGACGTTCAACTAAACGGCTTAATTCTTAGCACGATAGATGAAAACAATGTTGTTTGGGTTCTTACAGATCTAAAAGGCTGGTGGGAACACCCGGACCCAGAAGTTTCTGACATCGAGCGCGGTTGGGGAGACGGTTCATACGATGTTCGTGGGCGTTGGAAGGCTAGGCAAATTGAGCTCGACGGAGTGTTCTTGACTCCTGATCCTTCGCTAGTGCCAGCAGCTCGAGACAAGTTGATTAGAGCTACGAGCCTCGTATACAGCAACGCGTGGCTGTATGTCAATGAGAACCCAACTAAAGCTTCTCGAGTTCGCTTAAGCGGAAAACCAAATATTGAAACTACTAACGCTCGTGGACGCACTGAGTTTAGCATCGGGCTTCGTGCGGCGGACCCAATCAAGTATGAGTGGAACTGGGAGCAGGAGGACGGATATACAACGACGACTATTCCCGCATCAAATGCTTCAACCGTCGAGACAGGAACGCGTACGATCACGAACAATGGAAATACTAACGTAACTGTCGTCTTTGAGATAACAGGACCACTGACTGGTCCTGGTGAAATATACAACGCTGCTACAGATGAGCTTCTTACAATTGTTCAACCGCTTCGTGCAGCAACTTCTCGCTCCGTAACTAACTCGTCTCTGACTGGCAACGTCGCAACTCTTACTACCAGCGCTGCGCACGGCTTCTTATCCGGCGATATCGTGACCGTCAGCATCAGCGACGCTGTGTACGACGGCACGCACACTATCTTGACCGTTCCTACAACTACAACGTTTACCTATGCTAAGACGAACGCCAACGTTGGCTCTTCAGCAGAAAGTGGCACGGCTTCAATACCCGTTGATGTTCTTGAAATCGACACTTACAATCAAGAAGTCGCGTTTAACGGAAGCACCGATAGCACACGGTCAATGATTGATACTTTAGTCGATTGGATTGTTCTTGCACCAGGTCAAAATGAAATTACGTTTGAAGACGCTGGTGCAGCGAATGGCACGGCCTCTATGGTAGTTTATTATCGATCAGGCTGGATAGGTTAATGACAATGCGATGGGCGACGTATGGCAACTCCACTTTACGATGAGAACGTAGCGGTATACCGATACTTCACCGCTGACATCTTAAGTAATTCGGTAATTGCTGAAATACCTCTTAAAAGCGTAAGCTACGAACGAGCCATCAAAGGCGCTGGAGATTTTAGTGGCAAGATTCCAGTAATTGACGGCAACGCGGCGTTGAATCTTTACGAGAGCACGATGCCAGGCAAGACTGCAATATACGTCGTTAGAAACAATGTGTGCGTCTGGGGTGGAATCATCTGGAGTCGGTCGTACAACGCAAAACAGCGTGTGATGACAATAAATGGATCAGAGTGGACGAGTTACTTCTACCATCGCAATATTTGGAAAACGTACACCCATGACTTTGAAGTGACAGTTGTAGTTACGAGCGGAGTTGCGCAGGTAACTATTGAAAATGGAAACTACGAAGTCCCAGTTGGCTCAAGCATTCGGCTTATATTTTATGAAGTCGGCAACTTTGTGTACAATGGCTATTATGTTGTAGCAGCAAGTCCAGCGCCTACTGACACTGTTTTTTACGTATCAGCTCCGTCTATACCAAACGGAACGTACACTCTTACCACACTGTACGTGCGCAGCGATGCGTACGACTACATGCGACAGCTAATCGACAGCGCACTTGTTGATTTTACAAACATAGAGTTCCCTAATGATGAAATTGAACCTGCAACTGCGACCAGGTACACTGTCACAAACAAGCAATTGTCGTCCAACGTAGTGACGTTAACCACGTCTACGGCGCATAATTTAATCATAGGCCAGACAGTTCAAGTAGAAAACGTCGACTCGACGTTAGACGGCACATACGAAGTATCTTCAATACCTACGTCAACGTCGTTTACGTACGATCTTACTGGAACAAACATTGCTTCAACAGCAGTGTCTAACGTGACTCTATCTGTGACTAACAAAGCATACACTGCCGGAATAGCCACTCTTACAACTTCTGCGTCGCACGGGCTAGCTGTCGGTAACGTCGTCACAGTAGCTGGAGTTGACAGCACTAGCGCGAATGAAATTACTTTTAACGGCATGTATAGCGTTGCTTCAGTTCCGACCGCTACTACGTTTACATATAGTACGTACGCTCTTAACAAAATTGCGTCTGTAGCGGCAAGTGGAACTGCAACTATTGTTAGAGCAGCTGTGTCAAGTACTTATGGAGAATTTCCAGCAAATGCTGATATTGGGCTTGACTACTCAGATTTAGGGTACGCCGACAAAAACCTAGAAAACGCGACGTACCGTGGGTATTTGCTTAAGTCAGTTGGTGAAGAACTAGACGAATATTCCGACTCAATTGACGGTTTTGAGTACCGTGTTGACTGCGACTACGACCCGACTACCGGATCTTTTACACGCACACTTGTGTTTATTCCAATCAACTTTCCAAATCCTCCTGCGCCAGGCGAGGTCTCGCCGATTAGCAGATTTGGCGCTGACCAACTTGTATTTGAGTTTCCAGGAAATATAAACGACATAGACGTCAAAGAGTCTTCAGAAAATGCAGCCACAAGATTTTTTGTAGTCGGCAATATTCCGGATCTTGGTGATGATATTAGCCAGCCGTACGCTGCGGCATCAGCTACGGATCTTCTTGCAGCAGGCTGGCCGCTATTAGATCAAGAAGAAGAAAAACAAGACATAAGCGACGAGCAGATTTTGTACGATCATGCTGCGCGTTACTTAAACGAGTTTCGTCCGCCTGTTGCAGATATAACTATATCTGTGAACGGCTCGCTTAACCCTGTCGTCGGAACGTACTTTCCAGGTGACTGGTGCTCGATCATCGCCAACGACGAGTTTATTCGTCAACGCTTATCAAGTGACCTTGAGGTGCGCGACACTGTTCTTGTTAGAAAAATCGATTCAATCAAGGTAAGCGTGCCAGATACCCCTTCTTTTCCAGAGCAAGTTAGCCTAGAGCTTGTCACAGAGTGGGAGGTTGATCGTCGTGGCGAGTAACCGTCGTAGAAGTCTTCGCAGACTTGGCAACTACGTTAGCCGGCTTGATCGTCGAGTTCGCGGTATGGCGCGACGCCCGTCTGTTAGAAAAGTCGCTGACAGAAGCGTAGGAGAACCTAAACTAGAAGAAGGCGCTGTAACAGTTTCAATTCTCAGCACTGAGGTTTCAGGATCAATTGAGGACGCACAGGACGCGGCCGACGCGGCGCAGACTACAGCCGACGGAAAAAATAAGGTATATCGTCAAACAACAGCTCCATCGGGATCAAGTCACACTACCGGCGACCTGTGGTTTGATACTGATGATGACAATAGGTTTTATCGATGGACAGGCAGCGCGTGGGGTGGATTTGAACTAGGAGACAACGCACTTGCTAGCATTAGCGCTAACAAGATAACAGCCGGAACAATTGATGCAAGTGTGATCACAGTGTCTAACCTTGACGCGGGCAACATTACCGTAGGTATACTTAACGGCATTGAAGTGATCGCCACTACCGGTCAGATTGGCGACTGGGTGTTCGACCCGGTGTACGGTGACGGCAGTCTTCGAACTGTTCCTACCAATCCTGGCGACCAAGCGATGATCTTAGACCCGTCAGGAAATGACGGGACCGGCGCAATATCTGCGGCAGGAGTTAATATTGGAAACGGCGAAGTAGTTGCGCAGAACATAGAAGTACGCGATCCCGCCGACAACGCCAGCACTGACTCAAAGGGCATATACTATTTTCGTCCGTTTATCGTTGAAGAAAGCCAGACCGGCACTCCGTACGCTATCTCATTTTACTTTGACCCGACTGACACGACTGGATCGGATGACGGCACCTTATTCGCTTATATGTACGGTGAGTCTGAGACGATAAAGTACTGCATCGCCGGCTGCGGATCTAGCACACCACCTGTGACACCACCTGTGACACCACCTGTGACACCACCTGTGACACCACCTGTGACACCACCTGTGGTTCCACCGGATATTCCCGGCGAGTACAGATATTGCTCGGAACTACAAGTTTCACTTGGTGAAGATGGCTGTGTAACAACAGGTCAATGTATTGAACCAGGTTGGGGCGCGATATGCACACCTCCAGTCACACCTCCAGTCACACCTCCAGTCACACCTCCTGTTACTCCACCAGTTACACCTCCAGTCACACCTCCAGTCACACCTCCTGTTACTCCACCAGTTACACCTCCTTGTCCAGATTGTGGCGACATTGGTCCATGTTGTGGCGTTTGCGTTGGCGTGAAGGGTGTGTACTCGTGTCAGTAGAACCATCGATAATTGCCTTGGATGAGTGGTTGTTTAGTTATAATTGGGTAAGCCTTGAATTAGTTGAAGAAAAAAGGAGTGCTTACGATGACAACAAATGATGCGTGGTCAGATATAGCCCCAATTGTCAGCGAAGAATTGGTTACAACACTATGGGATGATATGGTCAATTTATTTGGCGAAATCGACCTCAACAACAAGGGTTATTCGCAGCGGATTAAAGAAGTAAGGTCGCCTAAGTGGGGCAATTCAGAAACCATCAAATCAGTTAGATACACATTGTTCAGAGATGACAATGGCTATTTAATTTGTTTACACGCAGGCTACGTGGATGAAAATGGCGTACAGCGTCCGTGGTTTATTATTACTCACCCAAATTATCAACGTCAAGGATATGCGACAAGGTTGGCAGATTTTATTACAAGTCAACGAGAAGAAGAGATTGGACAAGGCTTCCCATATCAAGATGCTTGGACCAATATTGAAATGACTCCAGCAAGTGCAGGATTTGCAAATAAATACGCAAAATCTAAGTTGATAAGCGGTTCGGGCGGAGCATAAATATGATTTTAACCGAAACAGACATTACATTTAGCCCCGAAAGAGATGGCTATCCTGGCATTGCAATTGCATTTGTGATTGACAATGAAGTTGTGTATACAAAGTCTTTTCAGCCGTCTTTTGCCGAAAACTATTTGCTAAACTCGCCCAGCATCGTAGCGTCAGTTGACCAGCCTGGCGCTGTTGTAATTACTTCTTCTGCTGGTGCAGTTGAGGCTACTGTAAGTGAGATGCTTGCGGCAATACTACTGAGCAGTCCGTTAATCATTAAACTTACGCTTGAAAATGGAAAACACGTTGGTGCTGGCTGGCGCCACGACGAATACGGATTTTACGTAACCACAATTCGCAACGGAGAAACAGTTAGATACGCAGGAAGTGGACAATATGTCTGAAAAAACTCCTTGGCAACTGTTTAAAGAAAAAAATGGCGGAGTTACTCCACTAGATTTAATCAATCGAAACGCTCCCAGATCTAGCGAAGAGCTTGCAGCAGCACGATACACTACGTGTCAAGGCTGCGAGCGCTTTTTAAGCGTCACTAAGCAGTGTCTTGAGTGCGGTTGTTTTATGAATCTAAAAACACGACTACTAAACGCAAAGTGCCCGCTTGGCAAGTGGTGATATGCGAAATGGAAAAATTGAATTTGAGCTTCCAAATCCGCTAATCAGCGAACCTGTAGTAATTAAATCATTCTTCCCAGACGAAATGTTTTCTCGTGTTAAGAAAAGCGTAAACGACCTCAATCTCGGACCAGACGGCCCTAGCTACTACCATACGATGCTGGGACGATGGGAATCTCCAATCAGTTTTTCTAAGGACATTGAAGAATTTTCTTTGAAAAAAGCTAGAGAAGTATTCAATGATGACACCTTGCTTAAAGCGTATTTCTTTGTTGTCAGGTATCAGTCAATCAATGGCTGTATTCCGCACTTATGGGAGCACGTAGATCAAAATGGAACACAGACAACAGTTGATTTAACAATTGAAAATACCGCAAAGTGGAACCTAATTGTAGAAGAAAAAGAATACGAGCAAAATGAAAATGAAGGAATAATCTTTGCAGGGCAGCAGCATACGCACGCGCGTCCTGCATATCCTTCTAGGCGCTCTGATGTGCACACTACTGTGGTGTTTATGCATTTTACTCGGCCTGATCATTGGATTCAAAAGAAAACTCGAGGAAATGACATAGGGCGGTATGGAAGTGACGGCGACATTAGGTTTTTTAACAGAAACCGGTACATTCCAATGCCCGACGCACCGATCAATCAACCTGTCTGCTCGTGTCATGACTACTCTGGCGTTTTGTCACTTTACGACAAAATTCTTGGAGAGTACACAGACGACGAGCCAGAACTTGTTGACATGTCTGTTGAAGAAAAGACTGTGATTGCTCCAGGAATAGTGCAATACCAAATATCAAAACAGTCTGCTCAAACTCTTAAGGGTCTTGCGCAGAATTCGTGCTACAAGCTTTGGAAGCCTGCCCAGGTGCTTAGTGAGGAGCGAGATCCGACTGTTAACTACCAAGCTAGAACCTGCTACGTTAAGTTTATCAATAGTACCCAGCTGTCGTGTCATGTTCATGACCCAATACGTAGACTATACGAAAGTCTTGAAGCTGGCATGGCTCCAATCATCAAAGACTTTAGAAAAATGTACAGCATACGAGAGCTGCAGTCGACAAACTGGCAGCTTACAAGATACGAGCGCGGTGGCTCTTTCCATAATCACGTTGATGACTGCTTAGAGTTTCCTAGAGTTGTCTCTGTCTCTGCTTTTCTAAATGACGGCTACACTGGTGGAGATTTAGTGTTTACTCATAAAAACGTCAGGATTACTCGCGGCGCTGGCAAGATTGTCGTGTTTAGCTCGGGCTTTGAGAACATGCACTGTGTCGAGCCGGTAGCGAGCGGAATGCGATACGCCGCCGTAAAGTGGTACAACCACCTAGGCGGCACAAAAAACGGAACATAGCAGCATCTGTAAGATATAGCAGTCAAACTGCTTGATAAGCGTCAACAGCAGCTAATCCATTTGATATTATTTACACAAGCACATAGTGATAAAGAAAAGACCTTAAATGATTCAAGTAAAAGACGGCTCAAGAACACTTCAGTTTAGTGGTACGCTCTTAGGCAAATCTTCCTCGTGGAGAAGCGGTTCAACACGTTGGATTGAGTTCGCGCTTTACAAAACTGAGAACGGCTCTTATGTTCTTTCTCGAATTGGAGTATCCGTTGTGTACCACGGCGCTGCTTGTCATTTAGTCAAACGATACGGTTTACAGGAGCTAAAACCTGAGCACGCTAAAGACGGAATGATACCCTGTGAAGACTGTCGTCCATCATTTGAAGCAGGCCTTATATTTCCAGAAAAAGACAGATACTGGGCTCAAGTTAGCGAAGATCCTAACGCTGTTCTTGAAGCATTGTACAAATACGATAACGGCGGTGCTCGCTATTTAACAAACGTTGCTCAGCGTCTATTGGATGACGCAGCCTCTCTAGACAAAGGAATAGAAAAGATTTATAAGGTAGAAGTCATTCCTTAGACACTTTATTTGATACTATCTAATGACACAAGACGAAAGATAAAAAATGTTTATAGTGATTGAAGGCGCTGACGGCTCTGGTAAGTCGTCACTTATTGCTGAAATTAAGTCGCAGATTCAGGCAAGATTCCCTGAGAGAAGCGTCACGGAATTTCATAAAGGTAAGCCAGAAGAAGAGACGCTCCGTTGGGTGCTAAATGAATACGCGATTTCAATTGAAAAGCAAGACTGGACGTCCCGTCTTGCGATTGCAGACCGATGGCACTGGGGAGAAGTTACCTACGCACCTATCAAGCGCCCTCATACGTGCAACGACTCGTACGGGCTTCTCGGTCGATCTGGTTGGCGCTGGGTAGAGCTATTTCTTATGTCACGTGGAGTTGCACAATTTTGGCTGTATCAGCCACTAGAAGTGCTAATTGAAAGAATCAATTCTCGCGGCGATGATTTTGTCAACACAGATGAGCTGGCACAAGTTCTTGAATACTATTCGTTTGGAGCTGGCGCTACCGCGCGCCTTGCTGGTAAAATTCAACCGCATCCATATAATTTTAATGACGTAGGTGAGATTGCTACGGAGATAATCAACAAGGCTGAACGCATCGCTGAGGCTTCAGCAAAACTTGCTGAGTACCCGGAATATATAGGAGCTCCAAACCCTACTGCGCTTATAGTAGGTGATCAGCGCAACGTAACTTTAAAGTATGGAAATGAGACTATTCTTCCTTTTATGCCAGTGAACAGTAACTCTGGTGACTTTTTACTTAGTAGCATTCCGCATACAGTTTGGAAACAATACGGCATAGTAAACGCGAACGAGTTCTACGGCTCACGTCTGTTCAGTTTATGGGAAGCCTTAGGCCGCCCGAGAATAGTAGCTCTAGGGCGCATGGCAGAAAAAGGACTGCTGCTGTCTGGAATTGAATCCAGAAACATGACAGTCATGCCGCATCCGCAGTATGTCAAAAGATTTCATCACTACGACAAAAAAGCGTATGGCGCTGCTATAGCAGCAGCGGCTGAAGGGAGAGCAGAAGAGTCATGGACACTACGGTAATTCGTGTTGAAGACGGAGTGAACGGCTACGTCGATCTTGTTAACTGGGTTCTTAAGTATGGCAAAGAAGTTGCTCCGCGCGGGCAGCAAACTAAAGAAATTGAAGATGCCACTGTCTTCATTGATAACGTCTATAATACTCTGCCTGTTGGCGTCAGCCGCGGCGCGGTGCCTGGCATTGGCGCAGTCGAAGCTTGTCAGCTAATTGCTGGCGTAAGCTATCCAAAGACAGTCATAGCCGTCGGTCCGCAGTTCAAAAATTTTGCAGAAGACAACGGACTGTTTCACGGCGCGTACGGTCTACGCACGCACACACAGTACGCTAAGGCGCTAGACAGACTTAAAAACGATCCTAGTACGCGGCAAGCAGTTGTAACTATCTGGGACCCAGAATTAGACTTGCAATCAAACAAACGCGACTACCCTTGCACTATTCTTCATCAGTTTAGAATTCGCAATAACAGACTTAACATGAGCGTCTACATGAGATCCAATGACGTCTGGCTTGGCGCTGCATATGACTTTTTTCAGTTTACTAGAGTACAAATCGCCATGGCGTCTATACTTGGAATTGAGCCAGGGACGTACGGACATCATGTCGGCTCGTTGCATTTGTACGAGCAGCACTACGAAGTAGCTGAAGATCTACATCATGTAGAGCGAAGCTCTATTGAATCGATACCGCCAATAACTGGGTCTTCATGGACGCAAGTAGAGGCAAAAGCCCGTCATGCGCTTGACGCGGTGTTTGATGAGTACATCCGTCAACGGCTAACTCCAGATCAAAAGTGGTACACTGACGCGATGATTTCGGCTATAGAGAAGAACTTCAAAAAGGAGAGCAAGTGAAAGAAGACGACGACTATCCAAGCCCACTTAGAAGCGTTGCTGTACAGATGCATGAAGTGTTTTCAGAGTTTAGACGTGCAGGATTCAGTCGCAAAGAGGCGTTAGAACTTGTTGCAAAAATACTGACCGGCACAGTTGGCTCTATAATCGAAGAAAACAACAAGGAAGAAGAGTAAATGACGCTTAAAAGGTTGTCTTGGGACGATACATGGTTGTCCGTCGCTGACATCGTGTCTGCGCGATCTCGATGCACGCGGGCGCAGATGGGCGCAGTGATCGTTTCTCATGATCAACACATTGTTGCCACTGGGTACAATGGACCAGCCGCTAGTTGGCCAGAGTCAGGCGACTGCATCAACTGGTGCGATCGCGCTAAAGGTTTAAGCCCACTTGACAACTTATATGATGCTTGCCCTGCTGTTCACGCAGAGGCAAACGCGCTTCTGTACGTTGATAGATCACGAAGCGAGAATGGAACTATCTACATAACAAGTGTGCCGTGCATGCAGTGCGCTAAGCTTATTTCAAACTCAGGAATACGCAGAGTAGTGTCTAGACTGCGCAAGGCTGACATGCATCGTAGACCATATGATGTCGTCGCGTTTATGGAAAAGTGCAGTTTAGTTGTCACGCTAGTCAAGGATAAAGATGTCGACTGATAATCTTGCAAACGTGCAGCTTCATTTGGTTGATAGCTCACAAAAGGCAAGTGATTTCATACACTGGCTTAGCCAGCGTCGCCCATACGACGCGCTGTCTGTAGACACAGAAACTGGCGAACTGCCTGGCAATCCTAGAGAGCACGCGTTCTCGCCATGGCATGGTCGACTGCGCTTAGTGCAGGTTGGTGATGGAGAACAAGGTTGGTCAATTCCATGGGGAGAATGGGCAGGTGTTTTCTATGAAGCAATGGATAAATTTGACGGACCGCTGATCTGTCACAACATTGCGTTTGAAGCTCGTTGGTTTGATGTTCAATCGCGTTGGAAGATGCCGTGGCACCGCGCACACGACACGATGATTATGGCGCACATCATCGATCCACTAGGCTCAGGAGCGCTTAAACGACTTGCAGCTTTGCACGTCGATGGCCGCGCTGTAACTCTACAAAACACACTTGATGAAGAACTTGCTAAGAACGGCTGGACTTGGGGAACAGTTCCAGTAGACTTCAAACCTTACTGGTCGTACGGCGCGCTAGACTGCGTGCTAACTACACGGCTGTGGGAAATGTTCTATAAGCAGTGTGGTCCAGATGGGCCGTACCACAAGCCTTATGAACTTGAAATGCAGACTCGTCGCATCGTCACTCGTATGGAGCTGAATGGCGCACGAGTAGATCTTGAGTACTCAAAAAAGAAATACGAAGAACTTACGACGTACACCGAGTCAGTAAAAACCTGGGCCAAGCAGACGTACGGTGGCGCGTCAATCACTAGCAATCAACAACTAGTTCGCTTGTTCGAGAGTATCGGAGCAGAGATCACAGAGTTTACGCCAACAGGGCAGAAATCGTGCACTAAAGACCAATTGAAGATTCTTAAAATCAACGGCAACGATGAAGTCAAGCAACTTGCTGACATAGTTCTAAAACAGCGCAAGGCCGACAAACTTGCCAATACCTATTTTTCTAACTTTTTAAGCGAAAATGTCAATGGGTTTGTTCACCCGTCTGTGAAGACTCTAGGTGCTAGAACTTCACGCATGTCAATACAAAACCCGGCGCTGCAGACACTGCCAAAAGGCGACGATGTAGTGCGCAGGGCGTTTCTTCCAAAAGATGAAAATCACGTAATTGTTACATCAGACTTAGACCAAGTCGAATTTAGAATGTTCGCAAGTCTTTCAAATGACAACAATTTGATTGATCTGTTTAACCGCGCTGACTCAATCGGGTCTGACCCCTTTACTGAGATTGGTCGTGAAATATATGCAGACCCGACAATGGAACGCTCAGACAAGCGTCGTGGACTGATAAAAGGCACGGTCTACGGAAGACTCTATGGCGCTGGAGTTGCAAAACAGGCGATTACAGCAGGCGTTGCAGAACCGCAAATGCGCGCTGTATCTGACGCTTTTGACCTGCGTTTTCCTGGAATGTCGTACTTTCAAAAGCAAGTTGAAGACGCCGGAATGCGTCGGCTCCGCGACGAAGGTCAAGGTTATGTCTACACATGGACAGGCCGTCGACTGCCGTGCGACGAAGATCGTGTATACACTCTTGTCAATTACCTTATTCAAGGTGGAGCTGCTGAAGTGTTCAAATCAAATCTTGTGAAACTCGACCAAGCAGACTTGACAGAACTGTTGATCGTTCCAGTGCACGACGAAATCGTGCTAAACGCGCCGCGAAAAGACGCTGAAGAAATAAAAAGAATTGTAAAGCAGTGCATGACAACTTCAGACGGCTGGGCAGTTCCGCTAACTGCAGGTATTGATGGTCCACTTGAAACATGGGGAGAAAAGTACTAATGGGCGACAGAATTATTCTTTCAGTAGATCCGGGTAAAGCAAGCGGTATCTGCACTTTCTCAATTACGCCAGGCGGAGAGCCTGTGCTTGAGAAGTCTGGTGAGTACCAAATGAAAGAGTACCACTTGCCTATCTACGAAACGCTTAAATATGCTAAAGCAACAGACTCTAAAGTAGAGATCGTATGCGAGAGGTTTATTATAAATGCGCAGACAGTAAGGAACTCGCAAGCTCCGTATAGTTTGGAGCAGATTGGTATTTTGAAGTACATTATGCTTGACAACGGAATTGACCCTGATGAATTGATTTTTCAATCTCCATCAGACGCGAAGAAGATGTTCTCTAACGACGCTCTTAAAAAGCTAGAGTACTGGCATAGAGGTGGAGAAGGTCACGCTCTTGACGCAATAAGACACGGGCTTCTTCGCTTAGTAAAGACTGGTTGGAAACCAATGAAATTGCTTAGATAGCCATATACTAAGAAAATATCTGCAAACTTGCAGTAAAGTGTCTTAGTATATGGTAATATAGACATACGAAATGACGGAAGGATTGTGTAGGTGACAGTACAAGCAGAACTCGATAGCACGGGTAGATACATAATTATTAACGCTGAATGGCGTTACAAAGAGCTGTGCAAGAGTATCCCAGGCGCTACGTGGTCGTCTAGCGAGCAAACGTGGAAAACACCTGTCGGCTGGGCAACGTGTCTAGCGTTGCGATCAACTTTTAAGTCAGAACTTGTCATTGGCCAGCGGTTAACTGACTGGGCGACAAATGAGCTATTGACACGCGTTGCGCCTGCTAACGCTCTTCGTTCTGTTGAAGCAATTGACGGTGAAGACACGCTGTTTCCTCACCAACGCGCTGGTGTTCAGTTTCTTGCTACGGCACACAGGGCACTTCTTGCTGATGAGCCTGGTCTTGGGAAAACAGCACAAGCAATAACGGCGCTTAAAGAACTTCGCAGCCGCGGTGAAAAAGTGTTCCCCGCGCTTGTTGTTTGCCCAAACACGCTTAAAAAGAACTGGGAAAGAGAATTCGCCAGATGGTGGCCAGATGTAAAAGTGCAGGTAGTCAAAGGTTCAGCAATGCAACGACGGAAACAGTTTGAGGAAGATGTTGACGTATTTGTCATTAACTGGGAATCTCTTCGAGGTCACTCACGGCTGGCTTCTTATGGCTCGGTATCGTTAGCACGCTGCCGTGACTGCGGCGGCCATGATGAAAAGGTCACAGAAAACCGCTGTGAAGTTCATATTCGTGAACTTAATAAAATTGACTTTAACTCAGTCATTGCCGACGAAATTCACCGCTCCAAAGAGCCTAAATCAAAACAGACGCGTGCACTTTGGGCGGCAACAGGCAGCGCAAAATTTAGATTTGCTCTTACAGGTACACCTATCGCCAATAACGTTTTAGATCTTTGGCCGATTCTTCATTGGCTATCGCCTGAAGAATGGCCAAGCAAGACTCGCTGGGTTGATCGCATGATTAACACCATGTTGAATGCGTTTGGCGGAATGATGGTTCTTGGCGTAAAACCTCATATGGAAGAAGAATTTTACGCGGCGATAAATCCAAGAATGCGTCGAATGCTCAAAGCTAAGGTGTTGCAGTGGCTTCCGCCAGTAGTCACAGAGCGTCGTGATGTTGAGATGTCTACTAAGCAAAAGAAAGCGTATCAGCAAATGCGTGATCTTATGATTGCTGAACTTGAAGGTGGAGACGCTCTTACAGCGCCAAGTCCGCTAACTCAGACTATACGTCTTCTGCAGTTTGCCAGCTCGTACGCGCAGTTAGATATTGACGAAGACACTGGTGAAATAAAAGCGCTTCTTGCAGAGCCATCGTGCAAGGTAGACGCGCTTATGGACGACATATCAAATGGAGACTTTGGTGATGATTCTGTCGCTGTATGCGCAGTATCTCGCCAACTTATTGAACTACTAAGTGCTCAGATGACTGCTAAAAAGATACCTCACGGGTTAATTACAGGCGCGCAAAATGAGGACGAACGCCAGCAAGCCGTTGATGACTTCCAGTCTGGAAAAATTAAATGGATATTGTTCACTGCTCAGGCTGGAGGCGTTGGCATCACTCTTACCGCGGCTAGACGACTTGTCATGCTTCAACGTCCATGGTCACTTATTGATCATAAACAAGCAATGGACAGAGTACACCGCATTGGTAGTGAAATTCATGACAGCATCGTCATTATGGACTACGTAACAGAGGACACCATTGAAGAGCGTGTAATTCAAGTGCTAGATACAAAAGCAGACAACTTCGAACAAATCGTTCGAGATAAGGCGCAACTTCTAGATATGTTGCGATCGGAGAAAGCGTAATGACAGATACAGTCACACAAGTAAACATGCCGTACAAGCTCTCTAACAGCGAGCTGCAGACATACAAAGACTGCAGACGCAAGTGGTGGTTGGCGTATTACCGACGTCTTCAACCAAAGACTCAAAACATGACCGGCGCGCTGGCGCTTGGTTCTAGAATTCACAACGCGCTTGACGCGTACTACGGCCAAGGTATTCCGCTGCTTGAGGCGCACTCGATGTTCGTAGACCGTGACAAGCAGGCTCTTATCGACAGTTACCGTGACACTGTAGACCTTGACAGTGAAGCCGAACTTGGGCGCATCATGCTTGAAGGATATCTTCAATGGGTAGAAGAGAACGGTATTGATGCCGAGCTTGAAATGATCTCAACTGAAGAAATAATCAGCATGCCTTTGTTTGACGGTGCAGTCGAACTTCAAGGTAAACTTGACATGCGTGTTCGTCGTCGCGGTGACGGTGTGCGTATGTTCCGTGACTTTAAGACAGTCGGCGGATCATTCACAGACTTCACCTCAATGGCTCACATGAATGAGCAGATCCTTACTTATATGATGCTGGAGACAGCGCAAAATAAGGAAGGAGAACGAAGTGAAGGTGGCATCTTTACAATGCTAAAAAAGGTCAAGCGTTCAGCAAACGCAAGGCCACCGTTCTACGAACAAATGGAAGTTCGCCATAATGTGTTCGCATTGCGATCATTTTGGGCAAGAATTCATGGAACAATCAAAGACTTGATGGAGACAAAAAAGTCGCTTGATGAAGGCCACGATCATCACTTCGTTGCATACCCACGGCCTAGTCGTGACTGCAAATGGAAGTGTCAGTTCTTTAGTGTTTGTCCGCTTATCGACGACGGAAGCGCCGCCGAGAACGCAATCACTGAGATGTACGAGGTCGCCGACCCGTATGAATACTACAAATCAAGAGACATAAAAGGAAGTGAGTGACAATGGGTGAAGTACAACGCTCCTTGACCATGATGGTCTATGGAGAGTCTAAGGTAGGTAAATCAACATTTGCGGTGACAGCACCGTATCCTCGTCTCATGCTTGACGTTGAAGGCGGACATAGATTCTTGCCAATCAATGTTAAGTACTGGGATCCGCTACGGGAAGAACCACCAGTAGCAGACGGAACTTGGGATACATGCGTTGTAAACGTGACAGAGTATGACACAGTGCTTAAGGCGTATCAGTGGCTGCAGCTGGGTAAGCACCAGTTTAAGTCACTGATTATTGACTCCGTGTCTGAACTACAAGTTAAGTGCATGGATAACATTGCCGGTACAAATCAAATGCAGATGCAGCAATGGGGCGAACTTCTTCGTCACATGGGAGCGCTATTGCGTGACCTTCGTGACTTGACGATGCACCCGACTGCTCCGCTCGAGGCTGTAGTCCTCACCGCAATGGCACGTCAAAGCCAGGACGGTCGTTATCGTCCGTACTTGCAAGGTCAACTTGCAATTCAGGCGCCGTATTTCTACGACATCTTAGGAGCGATTACTGTTGAAGAATTCTCAACAGGCGACCCTACGCAGCCTCCATACAAGGCGCGTCGTATGTACGTTGAGCGAACTAACCAGTTTGAAGCTGGAGAACGCGTTCAAGGTAGACTCGGCAAAATTGTCGAGCAGGAAAACCTCGGTATTGAGCGAATGCTTGATATTGTGTTTGGTGAAAAACCAAAAGCAAAAAAATAAACCACGAGACAGAAAGATAGGTAACAGACAATGAATACCCTAAACTGGGGAGACCTCGTCAAAGAGGCAGCAGACACCGGAAATTACGACCCGCTTCCGGACGGTGACTACGATCTTCAGATCGTGGAAGCTGTAGCAAAAGTAACACAAACAGGAAAGACGATGTTCGCCGTAAAGGCGCAAGTCCAGACTGGAGCGCACGCAAAGCGCCTTGTTTGGGACAACCTCGTTGTTTCAACCGATAACCCGACAGCACTTGGAATCTTCTTTCGCAAGATGAATTCTCTTGGTCTTAACCGGGAGTACTTTGCTCAGAGTCCTACAAACGCTCAGATTGAACAGATCCTCAAAGGTCGATCGTTCCGCGCGCAGATTGGATCACGAACATGGCAAGGTCAGAAAAAGAACGAAATTAAGGCGTACTACGCTGTTCAGGCTGCTGCAACCGCAGCAGCTGCTGCACCAGCACCAGCGCCTGCTCCAGCACCAGCACCAGCACCAGCTCCGGCGCCAGCCGCAGCGCCTGCTGCTGCGGCCGCAGCTGCTCCGGCGCCAGCGCCAACCGCACCGTTCTAAGTTTACTTGGAACGCCCGTAAGACGTCGCTCTGCTTCGGTGGAGCGGCGTCTTACACTAATCTACTTAAGGAACTTATGACAATTATTGGAAAACGCAACAATCCGTGTGCTTGTAAGTCACCAGCTCCTGTCGACCCGTTCTGCGGTGACAGAGGCGTAGAAGACGACGACTAGAAGAAAAGGAATCACATATGAAAATCCTAATGTCAGGTTTTACCGCGCTACAGATCAACACAGAACGACGAACAATTCAAAAAATTGACGTCCCTGGCTCAATAGTTAAAGCACTACGAGAATCTGGCCACGAAGTTGACTGGCGTAAAATTACACCAGGAGAAGATCTTTCTATTTATGACGTCGTGTGGGTCAATCTTGCTCCTTTAAACTCGTTAAATGGCCGTCAAGGCGCTATGGGCTCGTTGTACGCGCTTGGTTCTGGTCGCCCATGCGTTGGATTTTTTGATGACTGGCAGTTCAGCGCGGTGTTTAACGGTGCCAGAGCTTTGGGTCGTCACCCAGAAATGATTTACAAATATCTTCTTACTGGAGAACGCGGTGATGAAAGCGCAACCTATTTCAGCAGAGCTGACGCTGAAGCCGCATATGCACGCGCAATTGCTCTTAATCCAAACGCAGTAGGCAAGATCTACATCGACAGGTACTACTCGCTTGACACTGATGATGCTGTAAAACCTTATGAAAATATGATCGTCGAGTCTGCAAAAAACTTCTTAGAAAAGCGATGGGCAGCAGGCATGGTGCCAGCGTGCCCAATGTATGGATTTGGAAACAGAACGTTAGTTCGTAAGCGCATGCCTAGCGTTATGGGACCAATCGAGGCCCTTGATCCGAGCTCAACGATATATGACACCCTTGAAGCAGTCACACCTGCTGACGCGGCTACAAAAAAGCGTTCGTGGGTTCTTGGCGCGTTGATGCCTCACGACACATGGTTGGAAAGAAAGAGCCCTGCGTGGCCAGTTGAAATCGTAGGCAGTAGAAAACTTATTCGCAAATACGGCGGTCAGCGCTTTCAGACTGAAGCTGATGTTCTCGGCTTCTACAATGATCACTGGGGAATCTTGTCGCCGCCATACCCGCACGCTGGGTCAGGCTGGTGGCGTAGCCGATTCATGTACGCCGCTCGCGTCGGTTCAATTCTTGTGACTGATAAAGGAGAAGGCGACCCACTTGGCGCTCCATATAAACTAACTATCCGCCAGGTTGAGGCTATGAACGACGCCGAACTCAAAGAAGCAGCCGACGCACAGTCGGCGGCGCTTCGTCCGCACATGCCAACGTACCAATCGTTCGTCGAGCACTGCAACAGAATTGTTACACGAGCAGCTACTGAAGATAGAGGACTTAAACTCAACCCAGACGGCACAGTCGCATGAAAAAAGTACTAGTTACGGGAATGACGTCATCGCAGTCGTCTATTCGCGCTAATCTTAGAACCCTGCAGTTTTCAGGAGTTCTTGTCGATATCCTTGAGAAAGCAGGCTACGACGTCACCCATGAACCGCCTTCTGTTGAATGGGACGCTGCGTTTTTAGACGAGTATGACGCTGTAGTTGCTGGTGTATCTCCAATCACAAGCGTGTCAGCTAACTACGCGTATGGCGGCCTCAGCGTAATAGACGCGCTTAAAGACAGTGATAAGTTGATTATGTTCATCGACGCTCCGGCTCCGCATCAGATTTTTTCTAGTCTGCGCGCAATTAGCACAGCTCCAGAGAATATTGTCAAACAGTTCTACTCATCACGTAAAGAGTACTTCGAAGCAGCGCGTCCTGGAGTTAAAAATAAGCTTCTTTCAGCTGTTGACTATTTGTTGAACGACAACTGGAAGACATGTTTGTACCCAGAG